TTTAATGCTATATTTCATATATTTGCATTTTCTCCTCTCTAAACAATAGTTTCATTTACAATCTTATTCGTCATCTTGCTCCATTGGATAAATATTGCCGTCTTCCGTAACATAATACATTTTAAAGTAAACACCACAATCTTTATCAACAGAGGTAAGAATTATCTTTACCGGTTTTTCGCCCTCAAAGTCATCAGAAACTTTCACACCCACTTGATTAAGGCTTAAAGTTGTAACCGATACATTATTTGAATTTTCACATGCCACTGGTAAAATTCCTTTATTTTTCTTCATATTTAATATTCTCCTAACACTAACTCAATATTATTAATAAAATTTTCATTGCCGGTTTCTTTCGTCCAACAAACATTTGTACCTCGATATTTCACTCTTCCGTCAGACGGAAGAATACCTATATCAATAAGAAGCTTTTTAATTATTTTTGCTTGGTCATCAATGTTTTTGATACAACCTTGTCCATGAACATATGAATTCTTTGGAAGAGAAATATAGACAGTATTCTCATCTACGTTTATCCTCTCAACACATATCCCATATTTTAAAAATGCTCCCAATAAGGCTCTAAATGTTATTTCGTATGGGCTCATAACTCCACCTACTTTTCACTTACAAGTTTGATTTTGTAACCGAGTTTTTCTTCTATCTCTGATAAGGTCATGTCTTTTCTTTTGTCACCTACAATCTCAAAATCAATTTTCCCATCTTTAGATACTAAATCTCCAAAACCCAAGTTCATTGTCTCAATATAATATTGTTTCGATATACGTGAAGGATTATTTCGACTACCCAATGTAAGTGACAATCTATTGATGTCCACTGGTAGTTTCAATGTAGTCGTACCTTTGACAAAAGAAGTATCTGTTTCTCCTAAAAATTCTACCTCTAAATAATACATACCGTTTTTGTTTATTATCTTCAAGTTGCCGATGTCTGTAATTGTTGTAGGTTCTTTTATTTTATCTGTAATTTTATATCCCATTCTTACCTCCATTATGTTCACTCGTTTTTGACTACTATATATTGTGTTTATATTTAAAGCATTGCCTATATATAGTGTAAAAATCTCTTTGAAATCTCAGTTTCAACCGTTAATCATTTTTTCGGCTTCTAAATTCTTCAAATTTGTCTTGTTGCCAGTCCATAAACTCATCTTTTGACATTCTTATCATTTGAAATATTATGATAACACCCGATATGTTCAAAATAGGAATAAACATTAGTAGGATAAGAGAAATAAATGATCGAATACACCTAAGATAATATCGAATGTTTTTCTTACCTTCAATCTTGTCTACATATCCATTCCGTTTTAAAACATCTTGCGAAAACATCATAACTCCAAAAAATGTCATCGTGCACAATATTGAAAATGCAAAATGCAACTTTAATAACCACATATACTTATTCTCCTTCCTATTAATCATAATGCAATTCTTTATTACTTGTTCGTATCTGCACGTAAAGTTCCGGCGAATACATGAACCCTAAGTAATTTGCTCCGTCACGCTCATAAGTAACAATATTATAATTGCCTTTTGCACCGTCTATGTAAAACATTGCTTCTTGTATTACCGCTTTACGTTGCAAAAAGTTAAAATGTCTTCTAATCTTATTTGTACACCATAACCAACCATAACCCATTCCCTCAACATCGACCCATGTGTATTCACATGGGGATTCTTCATCGTCATAGTAAAATGCATAAACATCTATATACTTTGCTTTGAAGACTTTTGAAAAATCAATATTCTTTTTAGGTTGAATTATATAATTGGTTTTATCTATATTGTTTTTTCTGATAATGTCTGCTAAAGTCATATAATTGTCCTCCTAAGTCATTGTTCTATATCAGTTCTTATCTTATTAACTTCTACCAAATTAGAATATCCCATCTTAAAACTTTCTTTGACCTTTTCTTGAATTTTAGTATCAAGTGTATCTTGTACCTGCTTATATATTTCTGCTGATTTTTTATCCGAAAATGCTACACAAGGTGATGTAAATATAGGATAAAGAAACATCTCTTTTATTTGTCCTTTATTCGACATTTTCCTAATCGTACTATCAAAAATGTTATATACATATATCGGTGATTGCTTATCCCACATATCGTACCGAAGTTTTCTTGAATAAGCTTGTTTGATTAGTTCTTTTGATGGAAATAATTTCTCCAAAGAATTCATATTTATCATTTTCCTCCTACCAATCAAATTCATCTGATAGCATTGTATAATTGAGATATATATTCAATCCATTTGATAGAATGAGTAATATATTAACCAACACCCATAGCCAATCATTCTGCAAAATTGACAAAACTGCACCGATTGCTGCCAAAATTGTGCCAATACCACATATGATTAGCGTTGCAATACATACACCTATTCCAATTTTCTTCATTCCAAGTCCTCCATATTATAATTTTTTCTTATATATTCACATAAATCTTCCATTGTTCTTTTAATATACCAATCATTCTTGAATAGCTTATCAACTCGACAAGTACAAGAATATTTCGCTCCATATTTTTTGAAGAATTTTAGATTAACACTAATACTCAACAACGGTACTTTAGTAAATCCATCTGTTAGCCACTTCTTAAACCATTCCATAATTACCACCTATATTTTTGTCAAAAGAGTTCTAAGTGGTTCTTTTGTTATATTCTCTTTCGCCCACGAGATATAACTTGGGTCAGTGTGAGCAACATCTGTCAATTTTTCACCGTTATGTTTGCCAAAGGTCAATATGTATGTATCAAGCGATGGTGTTGTATTGGATGTCTCATATCCATTAAACAGAACTTCAATATCTTTTCTACTCGCCAAATAGTCTACCAAATGAAGAATTTTTTGAAATTCATTCGTTGGTAAAGGCAAGACAGTTGAACTTCTCTTATCAGTATTCCATTCACCCATATGACTTTCGATGGTTGTAGCGATCATTTCGACCTCATTATCAGGCAACTCATGACCTTTTAAATTTCGAATAACATCTCCTGCAAGTAATGGATGATTAAATTTTGTGTATTTATTCTTCTGAAAATCTTCATTACTTCCACTCTTTCGTGAATCATGCATCATTCCGGCTACTCTCATTAAATCTTTCTCTCTTTGTGTAAAATTCTCGCCGAAACATTTAACTGCAAAGATGTGATTTAAGAATCTGACCAATGCACATGTATGTCTTGCCAATCCTAAATCTCCAAGAGCATATTGAGGATGGTATCTTCCCGTACTTGATGCTCCTACATCCCAGAAATAATCTGGGATTGTTTGGATACATCTTTCTGCGAACTTTCTAATGTCTTCTGACTCAATCGTATCTAAAATTGAATTAAATATACTTGACTTACTATTCATTTGTTTGAACTGTTTCCTTTCTTATTTTGTTGTTTTCAGCATTTGTCAATGATTCGCCAATCTTTTTGCATATATCTTTCAGCAATTTTTGCATAAATGTATTTCTAGCAAAATTCGCCTTCTTCTTAACAGCCAAATTCACCGTATCTACATTACCTAAATGGAAACATTTTTCTTTCATTCTTGTCAATCCAACATATATTAGATTCGAATTGAGCATAAATGTATGAGCTTGAGGAGTAAGTAAGATTACAACTTTAATAGAACTGCCTTGTGATTTATGAATTGTGATACAATATCCAAGCCCAACCATTTGCATATCATTTCTAAAATATTTAACTATTACGCCGTCAAAATCAATCAACAAATATTCTTTTTTGATTGCTATAACAACTCCCGTCTCACCATTTGCAATAAAAGTTTCGTCCATATCTTCATCTAAGCAGAATTCATCATCTACATATAATTGTGCGTGATAATTATTGACATTTTGAATTACAAGATCACCTTTATAATAAACCGTATCTCCAATTTTCATATATTCATCGCAGCCATAATTCTTATTGGCAACTTTCTGAATGGCATTATTAATCGAGATTGACCCAATGTCACCTTTTTTGTATGCAGTTAATACTTGAATTTCTTCTGCTTTGTAACCTTGAGAAAGTAACTTGCTATATAATGCAACTGCATTTTTGACCATAATATCACTACCAATGTTCACAAATGCATAATCTTTATTGTCGCCAAACCATGTAAATCGTTCACATACATTATTAAGATACGGTTTACAAAAACGGACATCTGTTGCTACTTTCATTAACCCGCCTTCGCCATAACGAAACACCTTTGTTAATGTAACAGTTGGAATAATATGTGATTCCATAAAATCATGTAATAAGTTTCCACATGATACTGATGGTAATTGGGCATTGTCTCCAATCAATAATAATTTTGTTCTACTAAAATCAATTGCATCTAATATTCTTTTAAACAAGAAAATATCTGTCATAGAAAACTCATCAATAATAAGTACATCACAATCAAGTTTATGTTCTTCATTATAACTCCAAGTGTTAGGTGGCATATACCCCAAACCTCTATGTATTGTTGTGGCATTTTCTTGCGTGTAATCTGACAGCACTTTTGCAGCTTTGCCAGTTGGTGAAAATAATTTAAATGATTTATTATTGTCTTTAAGCATATTAATGACTGCTTGTGTACAAAATGATTTTCCTGTACCGCCTGCACCATTAAGAATGCATATGTTATATCTACAAATATTTTTTACAATCTCTAATTGTTCATCTGACAATTCACAACCATTTACAATATAATATTTTGCACAATCAAAGTCCCATTGATGATGTAGATTAATCAATCCTAACATTATATTCTCTGCTATATATTTTTCTATTTCATATGTAGACTTCAATGATACAGCCATGGAATCTTTATTGTAATAAATACTTTCATGTTTCATACATTCAACAAAATGATTAGAGCATGCCGGAACCATTTTCATACATTGATTTCTTAAATCATTAATTGACATCAATGTATGTCCTTCTTCTTCATTTTTTTCTAAAAGATACAACATACACGACAAACATCTATGCTTGCTGGTTTTTAAATCTGTATCAAATTCAATAATAATATCTTTATTATTTTTTTTATTCTCTTTTGATATTTTTTCAAGTTCTAATAGAATTCCGTCGGCAGTTGTAAACCCAACCTTTGCCAATCCACACAAACATTTATATGGGTCTTCACGAAGTTTTTTCTTTATCATATTAACAGAAGTATATTTCTCATATAATTTCTTTAACATGGAAAGACTTAATAAGCCTTGAAACTCAATTACTAACTCAGCCAAGCAAAAATTCTCAATAATTTTTTCTTTAATAATATTGAATGTGTACTCTTTAATACCAGGCAATTTATTTAAGTCTATATCTTCAAGGCGGTCGTTCATTACCCTGTCAACAATATCAGGGTAAATTTCATATAATGTGTTTGTCTGTTTCAAAGTGAGTATCTCCTCTAAAAATATATACATATCTGAAGCTGATTTTGGCTTGTCTCTTCTTATATTAAGAACTTTATAACTATATCCATATTTTGTATTCTGTTCGATTGCTTTGATTTCATATTCTATACCAATTCCTAATTCATGCATTTCTCCTGTTATTGTTGCGTTTCCGTACTTTGTAAATTTAATTTCTGGGTAAATTTCTTTATCAACATCTAGTGCATAAATTTTATAGTCGCCACCATCATAGGTTTGTCTTATAACTCTTCCTTTGAAAATAATTTCCTTGTCTTCTTTTTCTTTCAACTTTTTATCACCTCATACTCCGTTAAGACATCTTCGGTTTCATCTGTTACACTCCATTTACCATCAGTAAACTTCTTTTTAAATTCTGGCATAAATTCTTTTATTTTTAATACCGAATATAAGCCAAATGGATTTTCCTTAAATATTTTACTTTGTTTAATCCTAGAATGAACTTCTTCACCGGTCTTTATTTTTCGAGCCGTAAAATATGGTTTAGTCGTATCTTTGTAGGTTTTATAATCTACAATAATATAATAGTCATTTCCAACTTGTTTATTTGTATAAACGACCATCTCAAGATGTTCCTTTTCAAACTTAACCATTTCAATAATACCCATTTCTATATTTTCTAAATTCTTGCACAATTCTGTAATCAATCCTATATTATCAATACCTTTGAATAAAGAAGGTGTTTCTTTTTCAGAATATTTTTTTGCAATAAATTCTGAAATTCCCAAAGATTCTAATTTTGATCTGTTAATTTGTTTACATGATGAGAATTTATTATAGATATTTATAACATTAAGAAGATATTTGTTTTTGCCAAACTCAGAGAAGAAATTAAGACCTGTTAATATTTCTAATTGTCTAGTATTTACAGATGTTTTACTTTTAATATCCGCAATCAATTCAATAAATGAATTATATTTATTGTTTCTTAATGAATATAATTCATCAGCTATAATACTGTTACAAAATTTGATAGAAGCGATTCCTTGATATATTTTATTATTCTCTTTATCAAATTCATATTCCGCTCTTGATTTTCTGAATTTAATTGGCTCAATTACATATCCTTTTGATATCGCATATTCTTTTATATTCAATGATTTTTCTTTGTCTGATACATAGATGTTTAAAGCAGATGTGATAGTTTCTAAAGTATAATAATGTCTAAGATAGGCACAAGCAAAGCCAAGAAATGTGTATGGATCAGCATGGTTTTTTGAGAACAAATAATCCGATGCATCAATAATAACTTGCAAGAAATTTCCGATAAGTTTTTCAGCCTCGCCCTTTTCTACTCCATATTCTTCTTTCATTGTTTGCACAAAGCCTTTAATGTAATGTGTTTTGTTACTAGTTAAATATCCTCCATCTTTTATAATAGGGATATCAGTCTCTGTTCCTGTTTTCTTACTAAAATGTCTTCTAACGACATCGGCTTCGCCCATTGTAAATCCACAAAACTTATGTAAAAATTCAATAATCTGTTCTTGATATACCAAATAACCTAATGTTGGAGCAAGGAAATCATTTAATGCAGGATGTCCATTATCTCTATAAATTCCTTGTGATAATTCTGTTCGATACGATTCGCCTGCCGGTCTAATAGCACCATTTGCCATGCTCATCAAGTCAATATATGAGAAATTTGGATTCTTCTTTTTTATGCTTTTAATTGTAGATTCTCGAAGAATATCTCTAAGGTACGAACCTGCAAAATCTGACTCAAATTGAAAAATAAGAGTCGTGTCTTTCGAAATATCATCCCATACAGCCTTGTCATTAAAATCAAGATTGTCAGGTGTTAAAAATGGAATATTTGCTGCCTTGCAAGTCCTATCTATAAGTCCCACACAGTCCAAACCCAACACGTCTAATTTAACATAATTAAGCGAATCAATTTCTTTCATATTTATTTGTGAAATAGGTTTATCGTCAGAAGAAATATATAATGTTCCAAATGCCTTGTCCACTTCATGTGGAGAAACCACAAGTCCCGCTGCATGTCTACCCAAAGAAGTGATAGTTCCAGTGACTATATCAACATATTCGAATAACTGCTTATGTTTTTCTCTAATCTTATCTTCAACAAATTCCTTTTTGTTTTCATCTTCTTGTACTAAATTACACAATTCTTGCGTTTCTTGGAGTGTCATTCCTAAAGCTCTGCCAACGTCTTTAATTGCGCCACGCATTTTAATTGTATTAAATGTCACAATATTGCAACAATATAAGCCATCTTTTTCAAAAAGATATTTTCTAACTTTCCATCGATCTTCGCTAAACCAATCAGAATCAACGTCAGCAAGACTTATACGTTCTTTATTCATAAAACGCTCAAAATTCAAGTTATATTTAATACTATCTACATCAGTAATTCCCAAAAGGTATGCTATAATACTTCCCGAAACTGAACCTCTTGAATATCCATAATGAACACCTTGTTTTCTAAGTTCTCGCTTGTAATCTTCTTCTAATAGCATAAAGTCAATAGCATCATTATGTTTATACGTTTCAAGTTCATATATAATTTTATCTTTATATTGCTGAAAATTTTTATATTTATCAACCCCACGTTGCTTTATGCCTTCTAAAATTTTTTGCTTAAATACTGCCATTGAATCGTTGTATAATTTAGGATATTTTTTAGAATAATCTAATGAAAATTCTTCAATACTATCAGCCATAACATTTGTATTTTCAATTGCTGTTAGATAGACATTTTTTGATAGTGCATCTTGTTTTTCATATGCAGACACTAATTCATCATAGGTTTTAAAAGTCAAATCCCAATTACTTTCCGAATCAAAATTAACACCTTTAGACTTCTGCATAATTGCTCTACCTCGTAAATGATTATCATTTAAAGCATGTGTATCTGTGCCTGCAATTAGTGGAATGTCGTATTTTTGAGAAATCACATTTAAAAATTGATTATATTTTATTTGCATATCATCATTGTGATGCTGTATTTCAAGATAGCATCTATCCTTATTTTCAATAAGAAACTTCAAAAATGCCTCTTTAATTTTAGGTGTGCCACTAGCCAAGATGCCTCCGATACAAGCAGTACATATAATAATATTATTAGAAGTAGACACTAACTCATCAAATGAAATTCGTGGATTGTAATAAAAATGTCCATCTCTTTGAAAGGCTTTTGATGATAGGTGATTTAATTCAATTACACCATCATAATTTTTAGCAATCAAAACCACATGATAATTATCTCTCTTTTGAGTTCTATTATCTTCAATATATTTTTTAATTTTGACTTGCATTTCTTTCTCATCAGTATCTACCGTAGATTCATACATTTCATTTGGTATTTCTGGTTCAAAATACAATTTTTCAGTTACATAAAATTCTTCTGCATGAATATATTTCATTCCGTTTTCTTCTATTTTGTTTTTTTTATGTACCCATTCAAGTATTGAACCGTGTTCAGCAAACCCCATTGCTTTCATACCACATTTTTTTGCTGCTTCGATATATTCATAATATTTAGTTACGCTATCAATATTTGTTACACCATTTGACAAATCGCTATGTAAATGATATATTGTGTAATTCTTATTCGATATTGTTCTCATCTCCTTCTACAGTTGCTCCAACCAAGACAAATCTTCTTTTTCAACTGTATTATTCTCTGTTGACAACTTTTCTCTTTTTACATCTGTTCCTAAACCATCGAAAAAACTTCCCCCATTTTTCTTAGATTCTAGTTTATCTAAATATAATTTATATGGCTTATGGAGTTTTGGCGAATATGCACATAATGTTGAAAAATAATAACTTTGCTTTGCTACCTGCTCAGGAGAGTCGTAAAAAATCATTTCATCATGACTTTCATAATATTTATTCTCCATATTTTCAATCTTATCAATTGTATTTATTATATCTGCCGTCCACCTATCAATTAAGTCTTGTGTTAAATCAACATAAACTATACAATCATGAAATACAAAATTTGCTTGTACATCTTGAGGCAAACAGTTAATATCATTTGTCTGTGCCAACATATCAAGATATTCTATAAGTTTATCTTCATAACCACATTTTTTTAACCACATTTTTGCACTTGATTGTAATTTTGAACCAATCTCACATCTTTCGATTTCTCTTGTTGTCCATTTGCCATTAGCCTGTTTACAATCTACTTTTACATATTTTAAAAAGTCCCAACAGATTTTTATTTTCTCTAACGGCACACCCATTTGATGTAATCCAATAGCATATACAACCAATTGTCCACATTCATTAAGTGCCTTTTCGCCTTTATAAATACTACTAGTTTTCCAATCTAAAATATTGTAATTGCCGTCTTTATCTTTATAACATGCATCTATATATCCTTGAAAGACATTTTTGCCAACTAATGCAGTAATAAATTGCTCAATTTGCATTTTGTGAGGAATCATAATATGATGATTAAAGAAGTGTTTAAGATTTTTATAATACTTATCAGATATTTTCTTATTTTTTCCAGAGTCATTTCTATCGAACTTTAATTCTGCAATATTAGCAGTAATCCATGCATCTTCAAAATCTGAATCCATATTTTCATATTCAATTTTACCCGTGTATAAACTCTCCATAATGTCATGAGCCATACCACCGGTTGTTGTATAAATACAATCTTGTCTATCTTCTGGTTTCTTGATTATATATTTTAAATAATACTCATATGGACTATTATGATAAGTATTAAATTTACTCCAACTCCACAAACGATTTACATTATATTTCTTTGTTATTTCTTTTAATTCTTCTTTCGTCTTTCTTCCCATCAAGCACCAACCTTTTTTAAATTTTTTATATGTTTTTTATGTTCATATTCGTCATAAAGAATTCTATATTCAAATAAATACTCATATATTTTATTGATAGCATCCGCAGGACTATCCTTCTTGTCTAACAAATCATATTTGTCCCATATATAAGATACTTTTCTTATCCCATAAAACTTTTCACAACAATATCGAATATGTTCAATACTTATATCCTTATCGAATGCTATTATAATTTCGCAATTCAATCCAATAAGTATTTTGGCTTGTTCATCTGATATCTCATGACCACTAACTGCAACACCGGTCGGATCATTTAAGCTATCTCTTTTTAAAACTGATTTTTCCGCTTCGAAAACGACCACATGCCCTTTTTCTTGGATACTATCTTTGTTCTCCCATAAGCCAAAAAGGTTCATTTGTTTTGGATATCCTGGTGTTATATAATATTTTTTTATATCAAATAATTCGTAATTCTCAATTGATGTCCTCATATTAAATCCAAGCAACTCACCAGTTAACCAATATCTTAATGGAATTACATTTCGTTTATATCTATAACTATATGCAAGCCCGAATTTTTTGATAGTCCATGGCATTATTCCTTCTCTAAATAAATCAATATGAATATACGGAACAAAATCATGCAATTTGCTTTCGTTTAGTATATTGAAATCAAGCACATTTTGTCTTTTTTTTCGTAGTTTAACCTTTTTAAATATATATAGGGGATCATTTTTTTTCTCTTCTTTATTTTCTTTTTTTAAAGTTAGTGGAAGTCCTAATATTTTATGCAAATATTTAATCGTATCAAAAAAAGAAAATTTTTTATCTTTTAGGCTTTTATTATACTGTACAAGAGTGAGCAAATCCGAATTATCGTCAAAATACTTTTCTCTTGTATAATTTTTGCAGCCTAAATATTCATTATTTTTTATATTGATAGCCGTTTTATTATCGCCATCACAATTTGAACAACTATAATATTCTTTGGCTGGGTGGTATAATATATGACCGCACCCAATCTCATTTAAAATAAATTCAATTTTACCTTTTTGGAAAATATATTTTTTTAACTCCAAAACGGTCATATAATACTCACCACCTTAAAAATCAACAGGCACATTTGTGATACCAATTTCATGCATAATATTTCTTGACATATCATGCGAAAATACTACTTGATATCTATTAGCAGAGCCTTCTCTATTTTTAATAATAAAAGCAATTTGATAATGTTTGTCCTTGTCTAACTTAACTGGAATTTTCGTTTTGCCGTTTTTCCCTTCAAGCCTATATACTTTTAATTCTCTTTTTTCGCCAGTATATTCATCATCATATAAATCACGAATCATAATACAAGTCGAAGCGGGATCGATAATATTCTTTGACATTCCAATATTATCTTGAGTATAGTATCTTTGTTTTACACTTCCTTTTGCTAATTGGAATGTAATAAGAATATGTAGATTCTTCGATTCGGGTTTAATTACATCATTAATCTCAACCATGTTCTGTTGCATTTCAAGCCAAGATTTGTCGCTTACATCACCAGCATCCATTTTAAATGTGTCAAGAATAAAGTATTTTACACCCATACTCGAATATTTTTTTATAATTTTAATTGCATTCTTTGTCTTATATTGTTTAAAAGGAACAATTGTAAGTATATGATTTTGTGTTTGTTCTTTAATCCAATCAGCGGCTTTATAGAGCAATTCCTTTGTGTCGTCTTGATAATGTCCATCTCTGACGATATGCTTTTGTAAATCCTCTTTAATTATGTTATTTGCAACAAATATAAGAAGTTCTCTTTGCCACTTTTTTAAGTTATCTTCGTTAATCATTGCAACAACACGTTCTTTTTCTTTTATTGCAGTTGGGACTGTAGCGTTTCTAGCAAATGTAGACTTTCCTACATTGCTTAATCCCCCAACTAATGTAATAGAACCTAAGTACTGCCCACCTGTTTCTTTTGTAATCATATCCATATTATGATATGGAAGCCCGATCGCCAGCCCCTCATCAAGTTCTTCGATTAAATCATAAATACCATCGCATATATCATAACTTTTTACATCGCAATCTATATTTACAAATATATCATTAATAAAAGCCTCCCATTCATTATAGATTTCCTCAGCCGCCATATCACAATAATCACTTAATCTATCTCTCACAGGGCAGCCACGTTTTGCTAATTTTATAACACTATTCCACTTGCGTAATTCCTGAATATATCCATATAGATTTTCTGTATTTACATAAGCACTTGCACTTACAATGGTGTCATATCCACCATATTCTTCATATTTGCTTCTTAATTTGGGGTGTTTTTCGAGATACAAACCAACTGTAATATCATCAAGTGCATTTTTCTTTTCAATTTTTACTATATCATTTGCAATAGTCCAATACACACGCCAAATATTATTATGAAATTCTTCCAATGTTAAATTGGTTTCAAATATTGAATCTGGCTTTTTATATAAAATACTTACCACATTAGCTTCGCAAGCTTCTTTATATTCATTTATCTTCTTTACTGTCTCAATTAGCTCCTGTTCAAATGGAGTTATCTTGTTGCCTTTTGTAACATTTTTCGTTGCTATTGTCCTCGCCGCCTTACCATAACTCATTTAATCGTTCATTCTTTAGGTCTTCTGTTTTTTTCTGATATGTACCACCGTTATGAGAAAGAATATCCGTGTCCATATTCTGAATGCTTTCTTGCGTCTTTTCTGCGTTCTTTAATCTCATATATATATTGGGAATATCATTTTCAATAATTTTACATATATATCTCATTTGAGAAATCTCATTAGTAAAATTTTTCCCTTGTATGCTATTTAATATTTTATTTTTGTTTATTTGAAATGCAATGAGAACAGATTTAATTGGATACTTACTTTCTCCGTTATATTCTCTATGTCCAAAATCTTTGCCATTTACAAGACCTCTTAGTTGCAAACAGGATGCTTGTTTTAATTTTTGATTTTCATCATATTTGAAAATTTCTCTTTCTATATATTTACATAAATCAAAAAATTCTTGATTTTTATTTTCCTTTTTTCTTATTTCTCTCATAAAAATCAACCTCCTATTTCATGGGAACAACATATATCGTGCATGTTGTCCCCATATAGAATTTTACGAAATAAGTTCTAATACTATTTCAGCATCTTCAACCTTACTAATTGTTGTCGGATTTTCATATCCAAGTTCTTTTGTCTTGGCAATAATAGGCTTAATCTTGTCCATATCGGACTTATTATTTTTAATATAATCTGTAATTTGTGTAACTACATCTTCAAGTTTTTTGGTTTCTTTTTTTACCTGCTCTGCTTTTGCTACTTCTTTCAACTTTTTTGCTGTTTCTAATTCTTGCTCAGCCTTTGATTGTTCAAAAGTTTTGCCTGACTTAGATTGTTCTGCTTTAATTGCATCGGTAATCGCTTTTATAAGTGCGTCTGGAGTAAATTCAATTTCAGGAACAATATCTGCGAAACGACTTTTGCTATCAATACAATAAGAATCATCTCTAAAAGTAATCTTTCTGCTTTCTTTAGCAACTACGCCTTTCATCTTTTCATTACCTTTATTGTCTTTTTTGCCTGTTTTTTGCTGAACAATTTCTCTATCAATGGAAGCCACTCCCAAAAAATGAAGCTTTGTTTTTATTGCATTAAAATCTCTTATTGACATGTTTGTTGTCAACGAACGATACTTTTGGTCAGTAAACATATCTTCTTGGTCACGTCGTTTAACATGTCCAATAATGATAAATGAAACACCAACTCTTTTTAAATTCCATAACTTTTCTAAAACCATATCTACAGCTTTGTCTTCGCCAGCCATATAGCCACCAAAAGCAGCCTTAATTGATTTGACTGGTTTGTCGGGATTTTCACGGTTATGCATTTCAATAACCTCTGCTTTTGCGATATCAATCAATTGGTCATATGTATCAATGACAACCGTTCTCAACAATGGATATTCTGTAGTTTTATTATCAATGATATCATCAACCACATCTTCGAAACCAATAGAATTTTCTATCTCATCATAGTCGGCAGACCATTCACGGCAATTAATATAATTAATACCTTGAATTGCGTCTGCACCATCTTCCTTGCCACATTCCAAAAACAAATAACCATCATTTGAACCCGTAAGTTTTTCACACATTTCCTTAATAATTGTCGTTTTACCAATCCCACTTTCTCCTATCAAGCCAATATTATAAGCCAATGGATCAATTTTAACTACATTTTTTATTCCGTATGCCATATAAAAATCTCCTTTGTTTAATTTGTTTTGAGGTCGCATTTTACGACCTCATTTATATTTTTTATTCGTACTTATATTTATATTTACAGTCTATTTAACCAATCGTTGTCATCGTTAGATGTACTTTCATTTTCATCTGAATCTGTATCATCATCTATCTCATCTTCATAATCCTCATCTTCTGTGCTATACATAAAATCAGGAATCAAGTCTTCTTCTTCGTATTTTCTTTCAAACTTCTGAATAACAGGAGTTTTGTTGCCCTCTTTATCTTCGACTAGTTTAATAACTGGCTTTCGAATAACCATTCTTTTTTCTCGTCCAGAATTTGCAGTACACTTTGCAAGCGCCTCTTCAAGCGTAAATACATTGATTGCAATAAGTGCTTTAATATCATCGGGAAGATCGTCTTCTGTTGCTGTGACTAAAGCACCACCCTCAATAAGATCTCCTTCAAAAGTCACTTCTGTAACATCTTTTCTAACCTTAAATATCTTATCTATGACTTTTTGTGCAATGTCAGGTGTTGATAAATCAAGCTCGAATTCAAATGTCTTATTATACGGAATATTAGCTCTTACTTCCTTACCTTTGTATTCCTTAATGTAGTCCAACACCTTTGCATAGATCGGAAGAATGCCGGTTGTCTTATCTACCTTGCCGAGACTATCTTTTGTTAATAGCATTGTCTGTGTGAATTTAGCACAATACTTACTTGAGTCATTAACTTTAGAAAGAACAACGCTATTTATCTCCTTTTTAACTTGCAATTCATCATTATACATAGAATATTTCAAGTTGCCCTTTACATTAACAACCATTCCATCTTCAAGATTTTCATTAATATATGCAATCATGTCATATGGTGCTAGAAATTTCTTATAGTAAACCTTGCCACCCTTATCTCTCTCAATGCCTACAGTTAAGTAACAAAGATCACCCACAGATTCTAGAATTGTTTCATCAAATCTGTCTTCCCAATCAATAGTAAATTTATTACTAAAATCATCTTTGCCGTTTTCGTCCTTGCCATGAACATAAATAACATTATCTCTTTCTGCACCGTAACCACCCATAAGTTCTGCATATACAGTTCCACAAGTTTCACCACAGTACACACCAAGATTCAAACTGTTATAAATCCAATCGGATTGTCCAGCTTTTTCGTCTAACTTATATGTATAATCATTAATTTTTGCTTCTCCAATAAGCATAAACGAGTTAGACCAATTTTTTTTCTCTAGTATTTTCTTTGTTTTCGCCATTAAAATAAAATCCTCCTTGAAATAAAAATTAACGTAATAAAATCTATCTGAACGCCCAAATGGACGGAACATAGAATTAAATTTATGTGAACTATATGAACAGTGGTTTATGGACACAGATTGTCCAAGGGTATGCTAATTCCCACCCAAACAAAATGATAAAAATAATACTTGATATTTCTGCAAAATTATGTTAGAATATAAAAGTACAGACTAATGGCATATCCCATTACGAAGTATCCTTTTATATAGGCAATCAACAAATTTTGGTCGAGGAGTTGGTTGTCTATTTTTTATTCATAATTAATACATTCAATATCTTTCAATTCTGGGAAGTCTTCATACATTTCTTCTGGTTTTCTTTCCTCAAATGACTTATTCATTACTTGTGTTGCTTCAACTTCTACTTCATTGTTTAGTTTCGAGCCAGAAAACTTTTTATCAGTTCTGTTTACAACACACCAATAATAATCTTTCATTTTGGGAGTATGTAAAATCAAATATTCATCCCAGAAATTGAATAATCCGATATTATTAAAGAAAAACTCTTTATCTTCTTCTGTTCTTCTTAATTTATAATATGGATACATTAACCTCATCCTTTCTTTCTGTCAATCGAATTGAAATTTAATTTTCATTAGGTTACTAATTATTCGCATACTTTTGTAAAAAACAAATACATAACATCTATGTCACATTCATTCTTTGCAATAAGCGTTGAAACCAAATTAAACCCATAATCTGAATATTGATTTAACACTTCTTCTAATTCGCCAGTACAATAATTACTAACTTTACAACAAGTATTGTATACTTTCAATCTATCACCTCTATAATCTTATCCCTACTTATAGTTTTCCAATTAGACCTTACGAACATTTTCATCATGACGCCCTATCTTATGACTCTAATATCCATCCTGTTCTAATTTCTTCTAGTGTTCTCGGTGTATAATCCATATACTTCATCATCGCACCGACGTTGTACATATGACAAGGTTTATCATATAATGCTCCCATTTCATATCTAAAATGTTGTATCATATTTTCTTCAAAACTATTATGTACGTGCCCATAAAGATGTATCCAATCATAGTAATGATTTTTGAAACATGGCATCGGATAGTGACATAAAACAACTGAAATTTCATTGTCAATTTTTAGTTCCTTGTAATCTACAACCTCGACAAATAAGTTGTATAATTCTTTGTTTTTTAATATTCTATTGTCATGATTTCCTTGAATTAAATGTATGCGACCTTTTAACTGTTTGAAAATTTCAATAGTTTTGGTGGTATTGTGCCAACTAATATCGCCCAAGACATATACATCGTCATTATCATTAACTTTACTATTCCAATTATCAATAATTGTTTTGTCATGTTCTTCTATATTGATAAATGGACGATTATCAAACTTTAAAACATTCTTATGACCCAAATGTAAATCCGAAATAAAATAATTCATACTTACTTATTCTCCTTTAACAATCCACTCTTAACTAAATGCTGACGGACAATTTCTATAATTTGTTCTTCCAAGAATTCATCAACATTATCTCGATCTCTAACATAATCCAATTCATCATTGATAAAATCTTCTATTATAGAAGTAAAGTCCATATCCTCAATTATTTTTACAATTTTCTTATGAATAAGTTCTTTATGTTCTTTTGTAAGAAATTCTTTAATATCATTCATATCAATATATTCTCCTTCTTGATAAACTCTTTTGAACAGTTCCGTCAATTTTCTCAAATCGTCCTTGTCTAAGAGAAGGTATTTCCCAGGTGGATGTTCTTTCCTTATAGCCTGATACAAAATATCCATATACTCATCCCGAAACTTTTGTTCTCTATTAGATAACTCTTTACTCATATATTTCCTTTATCACCTCTGTATATCGCATTCATGAAAATCCATAAGTATCTTATACTTATATTCTCCGAATCTTTTTCGCCAGCGTTGTTTCGTTTTTTCACTTTCCCAACTAAACGGCAACATATGATAATTGATAAGGAAACATATGTCTAATACTTCTAAATTTTGAGGTATTCGACTCAATACAAAATACGAACCGTATGCGTGATGGTCAAAGTAATGAGCTATGCCAAGATCATCAAATGTTTGAGTTGACAATTTACCTAAGTCATGCATCATCGCACCGCCCAGCCAAGGATTTTCATAACCCTTTTCTTTCATTAATTTCTTAGTATTTAAACAATGCTTGTACAAATCCATTGTGTGATGAGGATTCTTTTGGTCGAAATCTCCCATATAAGCTATTTCATTAACCAAATTTCTCACATGATTTTTAAATTCATCATGAATAATAATCTTGCTCCACCCTTCCTCAATGAAAGGGATTTCAAATCTTCTAATTTGCTTTTCCAACACTTCATCGGGAACAGGGTGTGGTCTATTTTTATTATCTTGTTGACACCACTCGAATGGTTTCGGTATTATGTAACAAATCTTTTCTATGTCTAATCCGTTAACCTTATTTAGAATTGCCCGGCGAGATTTCATTGTAATATTTGTTGCATCAGCTATCACATTGTATTTATTCTCCAAACGCTTTCGGATTAGTGTATGAAAAATTTCAAAGACTTCATCATTCTGAGATTGGTCTCCGATTTCGCCGGTTAATTGTTCTCGTATCATATCAGTTGATATAATAACTGTATCAGGATTATCATTTGTAATCTGTTTTGCAATAGTAGATTTGCCACTTCCGGACAAACCACACATAACATATAGTTTTGGTTTACTCATTCCTACACACCTCATTTTTTATACTGAATGTAATTAAGTTTGTCATCACCTTTTCCATAACATCTTTTGCTTCAGTATTAATCTCCAATGGATTATTCTCCATATACTCTTGTTTATATTGTTTAATCCACTCACACGTTTCTTTTGCTAAATTTTTTGAATATTCTAATTCATAATGATAATTAGATTTAATATCGAGCAACATATCCTTATTTTTAGGGATTAAAATAGTACGGTAACTTTCGCCATTACAATATCTTTCGATAAAATCTTTCAAACGTAAAATATGATGTAATTGTTTGGGGTCACAACCATATTTCTCAATCTTATCTACAATACTTGGATACGGATATGTAAGAGCTTTGTACTTTTCAAATGCCATTCCGCACATACAATTAACACTTGCGTAATTGTTGTACCTTGCAATTTTTTCGGCATTATCAAGCATAGGTGCGAATAGTTCTTCATAAATTGGATTTAAAATATAATATTGAGTAAACAAAAGTTCAACAAAGTTAATATTTTGTTTCTTAAAACACTCAAACATTTTACGAATATCTTTCACATCACATAAGCAACCATTCCCCATATCAAGTGTCGTACTTACCGGTTGACGATTAAACACAATATCGTTTAATGTAGGAAGAATTATTGCTTTTGAATCGACATCTGAACCAGAGTAATCCAACTCATAATTTTGTGAACCGTATAAAAATACACCAACAACATTGTAGCCTAACGATATAAGTTTGTCATAATGTTGTTGAATTTGATTTTGCACTTCTTGTTTAAACATCCTTCAATTCCTCCTTGAAGAGTACAGAATAATCGTCTACTCCCATTTCCTTTAATTTTTTATATCGAGGTGACTTTTTGTTGCCACTTTTTAAAACATTGATATCATGACCATAATATAATTCTCTACAATATACTTGATACTCCTTAGGAACATTTTCTGAAACATATATCATAAAATCTTTTTTATTGGCTTTGGGAGCATCATCATAGTATTGTTTTATATTTTTTGTGGTCTCATTAATATACTTCATAACAACGGTTGCTATCTTCTTAACATTTTCATGATAAGCCTTTGGTAATTTCGATAGTAAATCATCATAACAGCCGTCGGCGATAGAAGAAATCACTAAATTGATAGACGATAACTTAGATAATACTTTATGAATATGAACATAATCATTGTATTTTAATTTAACCTTATAACCGTCAATGTTGATTACAAAACCTTCCGCTTCATCAGATGACTTATCGTCTAATTCGGTCATAACATCATCCAAGGTCTTGTTGAAGATTTCTGTTGTTGGAATATTGTATAATTTTGCGAATTTGAGAATTGATTCATATGAATATTCTTCGCCGGTCAAATTACTTCTCATGCCGATAAGATATAATCCTTCTTGCTCTTTTGTGTATTTAACGACATGTGTATCTTTCAATGAAATGTACTCAAAAACAAAAGTGATATCGGGATATTCTCGCAACATTTGCTCATAACCAGGTAGCTGATATATCATTTTATAACCATCTTGTAATCTCCAAGACATATTTGGGTCAATAGATTGACTCCCTGCCATTATAATTTGACCGTTATACCAAGTAGCTGATTGCATAGAACCGTCCAACTTATTTGAAAATTCAACTGTTTTTGCATTATCAATTCTACTTTGTATATTCTCCAAACTTGTTTCTTCAAGTTCATTAATATTAAAGAATTTAGCAAAGGGACACAAAACTATTTTGTCATTTACTATATCAATTACTATACTTCTACATTCACGATAAAATCCATCATATATACTCCATAATTCCTCACCAGAATTATCAATTTCTCCATTGTAGATGTCACTATATTGACCATATCTCAAAAGAAGAAAGTGTCCATTTTGATTTAGTTCTAATCGTGAAAGTAAGTCCGCATATTCAGAATATTGATTTATGGGTTCAATACTATTTAAACATTCGACCCATAATTCCAAACATGTTTTCTTCTCATCCATGTTATATGTAATATATCCCATTCTTTTATGAAACTCATTTTTTATTTCAATGAATTTATTCATTACTGGATTCCAACTCATTAAGCAACCTCCTCAATAATCCTCTTGGTCTTGGTTTGCTCCACCAACCCGACACAAAATCATAATTATCTTTATCATGAGTATAATGACCTCTGTATGTTTTCAATTCAGGAGTAAGCTTATCTATTACTTTGTCATATTCAATATGGTCAAATGGAGCTTTTATATCATAATCGTCTTTTGTACTTATATCAAAACGAATATCGTCTAAGTCGGATTCTTGAGCATTATACTTCATATACTTGACTTCCTGACATTCCGCCCAATTTATTAACTCATCTTCTAATTCATTTAAAGTAAGAAATCGTTCAGATTCATCATATATAGAAATCTTATCGGAATTTGTGGATAAAAATTCTTTCATTTCTTCAACAGAAGTATATGCATCGTTGTGTTGATTAAACAAAGGTTTCCATCCACCACTTCTATGTCCAATACAAATCTCATAGCCGAAACAAGGTTCGTCCACAAGTCTATACTCATTAAAGAAATATTTCTCAACAAATTCCTTGTTTTGCGTATGTATATAATATCTTGTACTCATTATATTTTCTACCCTTCTACCTATACATTCTCCGTTTCATCCGATGAAAAGTTTATTTACTTATACAAATTTAACACCTAATTTTGCACTTGCCTTTGCCACATTCCTAAAAAGTTCATCTACTACATCATATTTCATTTGACGAATTTCAGAATTAACCATGTCTTGAAGAATTTTTATAAACAATCTATTGCTTGCTAGGAATAAACCTATCTCCTCATTATATGTATCATCTTTATGGCAACAAGCCTCTGCTTTATATTTCCCACTTCGTACTTGAATCTTTTTGCCATCGGTTCTGTATTCATAAACAAATGCATAAAATCTTCCATCACTGTTGAAGTAATTCCCACCATTTTTCTTTCTCCATTCGCTCCACTTGTGAACTTCATCAAAATATTCTGCACACACATCTTCTGAGATACAGCCTTCATATTTATTTTTGTATCTAAAAGAAATTATGCCGTCTTCTGACACATCAGTCACTTCGCATATTGCACCAATATGTCTAAGTGTACCTATTCCCTTTTTCAATTTTATCTTATCGCCCTTCATCATGTCACAACACTCTCCCTTTGAAACATTGTTTTCATCTATTTATATTCTCCGAATCAAAACCGTAATCACCCAGCTTTTTATCGACTGCTCTATCAAAATCTGTAGAAAGAAATTGAAGAAATTCTTGTTTTGCTTGTATAATATTTCTCGCATCTACTCGGTAGGTTACATTTATTTTCAAAATATATCCTCCATCGCCTGTATATATAATATCCATAACATTACTCCTTTTCGGTTGTAAGAATTGCACCATCGCCATAACTCCACGACAAATTGAATGAAGTCATATTATCCGTATTAATCTTTTCGCCACGATGTATAATCGTTGGCATTTGACCCATATCACTCATTTTTTTTAGATGGTACAAGAACAATCGAATCGTATGCTTTCCCATCTTCAAACTTATTTTTGATAAGGCAATCAACTTGTTCTTCAAGCAACTTTACTCTATCTGAATCTTCTGGCTTATCCATTATAGTTTCATTAATTGTTTTTAATTGATCTCTGATGACAGTCATATCCCACCGAATATCACAAATCACTTTTCGTATACATTTAATGTTTTTAAAAAATTCCATAATATTTAGCCTCCTTATATCAACTTGTAATGAAGATAATCATTATAACTCTGAGAAAACTTGATATATGCACAATGGAGATTTTTATAAATATCTTTCTTTGCTTTATCTACACACTCATAATCATCATATATTTCAACATTATTTCCAGATACAATAAATGAGTTTTGCTTATTATCAAATATTGCATTATTAGCCGAGAATTCGATATTTATACTATTACCTTCTAAATCCTCCACCCAAATATCATTAGTATCTCCATTTAGTAAGTCCAATTCCTTGTTTTCACTTGTAAAGATAATGCCTTCTTCTGTGAATAATTGAACATCATATTGTCTTTTCCTGTCATGTGTATTTATAATATTCAAATCTTTAATAGTTTCTTCAAACTTTTCTCCCTCATTTAATTCAAGAGCAATTGCCGAAAGACAATCATAATTCAATTTAATCTTTCTTGAAAAAGAAACAACCTTGTTAATTTCAGAAAAATATTTTTTATCTATTTTATCTGTCAAATAATTTCTTACTTCATCTGCCGTCGGATATTCAAATCTAAAGTGAAAGTGAAATCTTCCTGGTCTGTTAATCATATATTCGTTCAAATTGCGATATTCATTGCAAGTTACTACAAATAATTTCTTCCCAGAACTTGTACCATCAAAGAATGACAGCATTTGTGCTTGTGGATCTACATCATCTCGACTCTTAAATGTTTTGTCAAACTCATCAAACAAAATAAGCACTTCATTTTTAATGTCATTTAGGAAATCATCAATGCCGGGAATAAAATCATCGACCAATATAACTGGAATACCATTTTCAATTGCTTTTTGTGAAAGTAGTCTTGCGAACAAAGACTTTCCAATACCTTTATCTCCACTAAGAATTACACCCAAATTCTTACGAGATTTTTCAAATCTATTCAATACTTTATTCGCCTTTTCTTCATGAACTCCGTATATCTTATCTTCCTTGATTTCCAAATCATGTTGTTTCTCTAAAAAGAAACCGGTAAATTTACTGAATCCAATTTTATATGTTTGTGCCGGCAGTTTGTCCAACACAATTAAATCCTCGCCATAAATTTGATATGTACTTCCTGTTTTTATAATTTTCATAATTTTACTCCTCTTTATTTAATATTCTCTATTTGAACTGTTTATTGTTATTTTGTCTTTAACTCTGTTTAGATATTATTTGCTCAAACATTTCATCAACAGAATCTAACAAATCATATCTTTTGTCAAACGCAGCCGTTGAACTCTTTGCAAATTTTCGTTCTACCATGTCGATATAATAGGTCATTGTACCATCGTCACCCATATAGAACTCATTCCATTCTTCGTCCGTCATTAATCTTCGCGCATTTAATTGTTCAATGGCTAAATTATCAAAACTAACAACATTAAACTTTTCAATAATATTTGAAAGATTTTCATACAACCAACTTTGTCTAATTTCAATATTATCATGGTCTATATCATAAAAATCATCACCACGTCTTAAATGTTTGTATCCCAAAATCAAAATCTTCAAATTATTATTCTCCAACGCCTGTATGTCTGATGGCTTTAACACACCATTAATTACATGAATGACTGCATTAGGATATTGTTTGATAAGTTTAATAAAGTTTTCTGTTGGAGTTACAAGTGAAACTCCCAAACCATATATGAGCTTTTCGCCTACAAGTTTCTTTATTAGCTCTTGTTTCTTCTCAAAATGAATCTGATTTACCGTCATATTTACAATGACTTTTCTATCCTTTAGTTTTTGTAAAAATGGAATTAAATCAGGATGACTTGTAGCGTCTCCACCACCAAGTGCAACTTCTTGATATGGATGTAGAGTATCAATGAATTTTTCATTCATAATATCACCGAACTTGCCATCTGTTGTACTTCCTTCATGACAGAACGGGCAGCCCATATCACAATAATTTGTTATTTTTATATCCATATTTTCTGCAAATGCAGCCTGAAACTCATCATCATTTGTTTCTCTTATTTTTGTTCCATCTTCAAATATAGCAGTTCTGAAATTTCCATTCTTGTAACTCCCTAAAATTTTCATTTTTACCTCCCAAATATCCTTCATACTTTTCATTCACTATAATGTTTTGACTCTTAATCAACCGTCATATCCGTATTTACCGAACGCAACAACTCTGTCTCCACTTTTGGTTGTATATTTATCTACGAAAGTTTCAAGTTCATAGTCGTTATTCCATTCATCATAAGTTTTTGCATCTTCATTTATAAGATCATTCTCTTTTGCATATTTTGTATAATATCTTTCTTTCGCAGTCTCTGATAATTCTGACCAATCTTTTGAATACTCATCTTTATTATCCTCATACTCTTGAGCAGCATATTCCTTATCTTTATTTGATAGTTCACTTGCTTTTACGAAGGTTTCGCCATCCTCATCGAATAGGACTTTACCATTCTTCCATTGTTCAAATTCTTCCTCACTACACATTGTTAATGAATGGGTACTTGATGAATTGGTTTCAAATACTCCACGTCTAATCTGTCTTTTCATATATTTTTATTCTCCTTATATTATTCTTTTGGATACTCATAATCGATAATATCCATATTTACCAATCCAGTTTTCTTCATAGCATTCCAATAGCAAGTTTCATCACCGTCTTGAATAACTACATATTTTTTATTAGTTAAATATTCTTCTAAAGATATATTCTCTCTTTCAAGAAAACCGCTCAATATATTTTCATCAACGTAACCCGTATATGGTTCTTCAAAATAGAATCGTCCTTTATTCTCATAATAATCAATTGAATCGACTCCCCATTTTTCACCTTTTTGATTAAAATATTCATTTAATTCATCTTCTGTTTTCCCATATTCTTGCACAAATTCATCGTTGCTATAATCTGGATAATCTTTGTTATAAACAAAATCCGACCTCATAGGAATTTCGATTTTCTTTAAACCTGGAACATATTTTAATGCAATTTGCTCAAGTTTCTTATATGTATCATCATTATATTCGTCCACTAAAGACGCACAAGCATATAACCATTTATCATGAAAATTTCCTAATGCTCTAAATGGGCTTCTACCAAATTCTAAATCATCGTCCCAAGGACTCCATATCCCATCATCTCCCAAATAAAAGCCATCTAAAAATTCTTCTGGCGAATAATGTTCATCTCTTTTCATTACAGTAAGAGAGTGCATACTCGATGAATTTGTTTCAAAAACATTTCTTCTAATTTGTCTTTTCATTTTCTCTACCTCCTAGTTATCTATTCTCTGTCTGTGTAAATTGAGTTACCTCTTTTAAATCAGCCCTTGTTTTAATCATGAACATCAAGAACTGTAATAAAGCCGTCCATATTTGCACCTAATGCTTCTTTATGTTTTCTATCGAAATCCTTATCTTCAACAAAGCTTGTACCATTCCAAGACGCTCGTGCAATTGCTGTTCCGTCAGGCAAAATACATACATAACAATCCATTTCAGGTAGATTAACTATATCTTTTTGTCTTGCTCCGTCTACAAGTATATATTTATCATAAAAGCCCATATTAGCAAACCAATCTTCTTCACTATATCGGCTTCCCATACACTCTTTTAACGTAGACAACAAGCTTGACCAAAATAATCTTCCGTTTCTTTCATCACGGCTATAATAACCCCAATTATAATATTCGTTATTTCCTTTGTTCTCTGCATCAACTTTTAATTTTATTTCTGCTTTATATCTTCCACCTATTTGATAGCCATCCCATGTGAATGTAGGATAATTGACAACATGGTCTTCATTTTCTTCATCTAAATTACTATAGACATTACCTACATAATACGGATTCATAATATCTGCAATTTGGTTTTCGCTTGGTAATTCTTTGGTTAATAAATGTACACAATAATGCATTTTAGTCCTCCTAGTTCTATATTCTCCGTTTGAAATGTTTCTTTCAATCAATACGCTTTACACTTTTGATAACCTATTTTCTGCCCACTCACATTGATTCTTAGAAATTTCACTTCCTATGTAATTTATACTCAACTCTTTACAAGCAACAGCCGTTGTTCCCGTTCCCATAAATGGATCATATACAATTCCATCCTTGCAACCATATATGTTTAAAAGTTGTTTACATAAATCACTTGAATAAGTTGCTTTATTGTATGGACATGAACCATCATTATTTTTGGCTTCAATGAAATTAAAAATATTACTATATGAAGCTTGTCCCGTTTTTCTATAGCTCACAATAGGCTTGTTGCAATAGAACGTATCAATTTGGTCTTTTTTACAAAACACAAATACAAATTCAGTAATTCTGGTAAGTTTATTAGGACTACAATTGTTTGGCATTGCAGAACTTTTCTTCCATGTAATTACATCAGCAATTGTGAATGGAGTTTGTGTGATAATTGTATTTATAGCTTTAAACATTCCATCTCTATTGTTATTTCCATAAGAAAGATTATATAAAACAGTTCCATGTTGATTTAAAATTCTATCAAATTCCAAAAATAATTTATGAGTAAAATTACAATATTCTTCATCAGTCATATTGTCTACATGTGTATCATATCTCAAATAAGGAAATTTACTTGAAGCATTATTTGACTTCATAAGAGTATTTGATTTACATTGCTTTTTATTCGTGTTATAAAATGGAGAGGTTAATATGTTTGCACATAATTCACTGGACATTCTCTCCATGGTTTTAAAACAATCTTCATTATATATCCGATTTAATTCCATACTGTTTTAGGAGTAAACTATAGTTTTTAGTGCGCACAAACCTCTTACTCCTTTCATATTTTATAATTTAAAATTGAATTATCGGGCGAATAGCCCAAAGACGTAGTAAATACTACACAAAATTATTCTCTATTTAAAAATCAAAATGAAAGCAAAATTTCAAACTTAAATATATACTCTTTTGCCTTTTACTTTAATATACCTCCCCTTTGTGTTAAAATAACAATCCTTTAGAACTGTTTGTTCTATTATATAACCACCTTTATATTTCAAATAAACAGAATCACCAAAGTCTTTAACCACCGTACCATCAGGAATATCGAACGGTGTCTCTTTTATATATTTTTTAATACATTTTGAACAATACTTCACTGTTTCCAAATCAATAATTAAAACATCTTTTTTTCCTAAAGAGTGTCCGCAATTTTCACAAAACAATTCTGCTTCTCGATCCGGAAATTTTGATTGCGGACATTCTTTATATTTTCTTTTACTTTTATCTAGTTTGTTTTTCGCTCTATCACACAACAAACTCATAATAATTCCTCCTACACATTAGCATTTTCTTATAAGTCAAAAATTTAATAACTACGATATTTATTCACAGTACCAATTACATCTTCAATTAAATTATCCACTACGTTTTTTGATACTGACAATTTATATTCTTCACAAGAATTAACATCAACACAAATATCAATCAACTCTTTGTCATAAGGCTTTCCTGTTAATTCTTCCCCATATGAAATATTATCAAGTGATACAACATGCCAATCCCCCTGTTCTTCTATCTACGAAACTGAATGTTAGTTCTGTGTTTTCATCATAGCCAATATCATTTAGTTTATTAATTAAATCTACTACTTTCATTCTACCTTCGTCCTAACTCTCTATAAATCCTCATTGTTTGAAATCAGGTTTTCAAATCTTAGAAAGTACCTCTTTCACATCTCTAACAATTTTGGTGTAGCCAAGTAAATCCCCATTAACTACACTATATGATATTTTTCTGTTCTTCAACAATTCCATCATCGGTTGTTTTAATGCATCAGCCTCTTCTTCCGACTGTAATCTTCCTTTAGGATTATATGGTTTTGTTCTATACACCAAGTAATTCAAATTCTTATAAGAATTAAATACATTCATGACCGTCTGATTAAAAGCTTCTCCGAGGATTTTATCCTCATTATAAAATACTGAAAGTACCAATGGACTATCGGTTACAATAACATCAACCTTGTCCTTACATCTACTCATTTTAAAACATTGTTTGCCAAACATATAAGCTTGATTTTTAAAAACTTCCTCATTGTTTTCCCAAACTTTATCTTTTGCAAATTCAGTTACCAGTTCTGCGTTTATACCAGCCATTTTCAATTGAGAAAATATGTATGCCGCACCTGTACTTTTGCCACTACCTGGCGTACCAAATAAATTTACTACAATCATCTCTTTACTCCTTTTTCTCTATAACTGTCACCGTGCCTTGAATGATTCCCAAGTTAGACGACTCTTTAAATGTATGCGTTTCTGCAACATCATCCTTTGTCATTGGACGTGTAAGATACCACAACGAATCATCTTTCCACGTTATTTCCTCTAATTTCAGATTTGGATCTAATTCAATAGTTGTAGATCCACCCCATTTTCTTGTTGTTGCTTGGCAGCCTGCCAAACTCAATGTTGCCATAATTGCCAATGCTACGCAAATTTTCTTTTTCATAAGTTTATTCTCCTTTTTATTTATTCGTCCAAAATCACTTCATATCACAATTTGCAAAATTCAAATTCCTCACCACAACTACATTGAATTGTGCCGGAAATTCCTATGCTTGTCGGAACAAAATGGTAAGTATATCTACCACCAATAAGACCGCCTGCATGGAGTCTATCTTCTAATGTTTTAAGTCCATGGGCTTCCGTGTCATGCTTTTCTTGCCATTCTTTAATCGCTTTTTGCTCTCTTTCTGAAATAGGGAAGCCACGTCTCAAATCTTTTTTCATTGTGTCTAACTCTTGTTGCATTTTCTTGATTTCTTCATCTTTATTATATTCTTCTCTTAAATATTGATTTTCGTTTTCAAGTTGTTCAATTCTTAATCTGTTATTTTCGTTTATTGCCTTAATTCTATCAAGGCATTCGTCAATGCTCCCTATCATTAACATATATTATTTCTCCTTTTCTATCCTTTGAAAGTAATATTTAATCGGCATCTTCTCTCAACACTATATCTCTATATTCTTCACCGGAAATCTTGCCAAGCTTCATATCTACATAAGTAGCCAATTCATGAGTACGAATAAAATCACAATCCTGTAAACAATCTCGTATATCATCACAAGCTTTACTTGAATTATAACCTTGGCTTTCTCTTACAAGAGTATCACTCATTCTACGAGTTACATTGCGGTATTGTTCGATGATGTAAATTAGTTGCTCTTTGGACAACTTTGTTAATTGACCTAAAATATCTTCCCACATATGATTATTCTCCTAATTCTAATAACTTATTGACCAAATCTTGCAACCTTGAATTATTCGGATATTTCTTTGCCATATCTTCATAATACGTAACCGTTTTGTATTTATTGATTTCTTGTTCCAGTTCCTTTTCAATTGTAGCTTTCTTTTCTGCCGTCTCTTTTAATCTTTTTTCTTCTATATGTCTTTTGTTATACGCATCCATATTCACAACACCAATAACTTGTCCAAGTATTTCTTTATCACAATCTTCAATAGGAAAAACACGTTTAATTTCTCCAAGTACCCTTGCATTTTCATTTCCCCATCCATTCACAACGACCAACCATGAATCACATATTAGCTTTGCTTCGTCATCATACAATGCAACTGCATAATCATCGCATGCATAATCGTCAAACAAATTAACAATTGCCACTTTATTAAAATCTTTCATATTATTTACCTCCATAAATTGTGCTTTTTATACTAAATTATTAAAATATCATCTTTGTATAACTTCACTTATGACATATAATACGAGCATTGTTATAAATACTGTAAGCAATATACTATCCGCCACTTTCCTCACCCCCTTTGTCTTGAAATTAAGCTTTCGTTCACCTTATTAACAAATGTCGTCCCATTCGCTAAGTTCATTATTGAGTTTTTTCATCATTTTCAATCTCCTATTTCAATTTTCTCTCCAATGTATTTATGAACATATTCTTGAACATTCTCAGGATACGAATCTACGACATAATCTGTATCAATTGTTATCTTCGTAATAATATTCTCCGTCTTATCCAAAAATATATTGCCAACCGTACCACCTGGAATTCTTATGTACAAAAGTCTTTGTTTCATGTCCGCTTCAGTTGCCAATATATAATGTCCATATTCATATTCATCAATCATTTTCTTATCAAAACCAGCCAAATCATCAAGTTCTTTGGTTAGCTCACAATGATATTCATGAGAAAGATATTCGTTTAATTCTAAATAACAATCATATCTATGAGTTAGTTTCATATCATTTCCGCCTCCAATTTTTCTATCGTGATTTTATATTTCTCACAATCTTCTGTTTTAATACCAAGTAATTCATCTATAGCTAATACAACTATAGATGAATATGGAGTCTTATTAGTTTCAAATAACCACGTATCACTATATTCTCCAACATATCCGATAAATTCTTTCTTTTCTCCTATGTTCATTTTAATTCTCCTTATTATATTGATCCCATGCATCTAACACTGTAAGAAACATCTCGCCTTTTTCAGTCAACCAACAGCCGCCGATACTACTACCATGCTCTGTAAAGCCACGGTTGTCCAAAATATATGCCATGAATTGTAGTAAGCCCCACTGTATATCATCTTGAGCATCTATATTCAATTCTGTCTTATATCTTTGTTGCTCTTCATCATAATCACACTTGTTGTCCTTCCAATCTTTTCGAATATGAAGATATTTGCGTATGACATCTAATGTGTCATTAGGGCAACCGCAACCGCACAATCCTAATACGTCATATGAATAATAGTCTATCAATGGGTCGATTAGATATTCTTCATACCATTCTTCTCTATTACCAACTATAACCTCATTCTCCAAGGAAAGATTAGATTCTTTTTTTATAATCTTTTCTGCAATTTCACTCAATAACATATTTTGTTTTTACCCTTTCATATATTGCTTAATTTCTTCATTCGTTGCAATCTTCACTTCACTAAGCAAATATTCTCCACACCAACTTTCTTTATAACCCGAAACCATAACCACATCTTCTTCATCCTCCTCTGTTACGCATTGATAACAAGCCACTGTACCCAATCTCTTTGCATTTCCTACTTGAACAACAACAAATGTTCCTGTATTGATTGGGAATGTTTTTGTAAAACTCATAACGATACTTCCTTTCGTGGATATTCCCCTATGGATACCAAATACAAAATATATAAACAATCAGCCACATCGTGTATTTTTTCAATGAGATCTCCATGAGATGAATATATCTCAAAATTATCGACATCCATAATGCGTACAGTCAGGTATGAATGTGTTGAGCCTTGATAATCATAAACACAGTCAATTTTTATTTCTTCCATAATAGAAATTCTCCGTTAAAAACAATAATTTAACTCTATAATTAATCAGCCAACATTAATCAACGTATCTTTTCAATCCTGTTGAAAAATACGGAATTGGCATTCTTTTAAATTGATACTTCTTTACTCTTTCATCTATTATATTTTTAATATCCGTATTATCAATTTCACCTGTTCTAATATACTTGTCCATTACAGAATACTTAAATCCTAGAGCGTCTTCATCTGTACTTCCACACAAGCCATCGGACGGAACTTTTTCAATTAATTCTTTTGGTAATCCAAGTTCAAAACCAATAGCTTTAACTTCTTCAACCGTCAAATCACTCAATGGTGAAAAATCTCCAACAGCGTCTCCCCATCTGGTTTCCCAAGATAAAAGAGTTTCTGAAAGGTTACAAGTATTTGCCACTCGTCCATTAATGGTTTGAGACACAGCATAAAGTGTAGCCATTCTAATTCTCGCCGGCAGATTCGTAGATGTTTGTTTCGACCATTGATTGTTCAACTTTGGTTTTACTTCATTTGTCAATGTGGAAATCGTATCGCCAATATTTACAATGCAATTATTGATATCTAAATGTCTAACAAGCTTATAAGAAAAATCAATGTCTGACTGCTCACCTTGTGGCATAAGAACTCCAAATACCCTATCCTTCCCAAGAGCTTCAACACATAATGCGGCTACAACAGAAGAATCTTTACCGCCCGAAATGCCTACCACTGCACAACATCCCTTACCATTCTCATTAAACCAATCCTTAATCCACTGTACAATCTCATTCTTTACTTTCTTTGCATCAAAATTATTCATGTGTAATCTCTCCCTTTTCGATTTTCTCAATTAATGTCAATAGTTCATGATATACCTGAATTAGTCCTCCTCTATCATCAATATAAACATTGGCATAAATTTTTCTTCCTGAAAATGCAACCGAAGCATCACAATTGATACCTCTATATTTAATGTGATTATCATTCAGATATTTTTCAATCATCTCATATTTATCTTCGCCGTTGCCAGTAAAGATAATTACTTCTGAATAGTTCTCCCATCTTTGCAAAAGGTGAATAACATTTTCATATGTTCTACCCTTTTTATGAAAATCATAAATCGTATCATCAAAATCTACACAAAAGATGAGCTTTCCATATTTCTTAAACTCTTCTTCTAGTCTATTATAAGAATTATTAGCTTGAAGATAAAAATCCATTTTATTTTCCTCCGTACATTCTATTTCTGATATCCATAAAGGAATCCTCTCTTATCAATTCTCCATTTTTAAATACAGTAGTAAGCAAACTGTCATCACTCATTTCAAGTAATTGGTCTTGACATTTTAATTCGCCGTCTTCATAATAGACTTTACAACAACCTTTATGAGATTTCTTTAGATGAGTTGTATCTGTCTTTGGGTCTTTGAAAATCATTAATTTCTTACCATTAATTACTCCATAAGTTGCTTTCATAGCAATTCCAAAAGTATCTCTCGTAGCAACTATCATCTTTCCATTCTCCATAATTGCCGTAAAACAAAAAGCTCCTACACCATAAGCAATATTATTGGCTGCAAATCCACGTTTCTCCAACTCTCTCCAAATTGTTTCTACATTAGAAAGGGTACAGCCATCACCGTAAATGATTCCTATATGAGGGTTTAACTCTTTATATCCTTTACTATTTATAGAGCCACCAAAGATATCCCATAGTCTTTCAACTGTTTTAACTGAAATTTCTACAATATCACCACTATCAGGACGAACTAGAAACTTGCCATTATGATTCAGGATTTCTTCTTTACATTGTGGAAGAATATTATTTATCATATTCCAATAATCATATGTATCTGAGACCATACTAAATGATGTGTTTGGATAAAGTTCAGTCAAAAGTCTCTTCACGAATGTAATTTCATCTCCATCAATAGAGAAATTCGCACCCATAACAGAATGTTCTGTCGATACAGCACCTAACCCAATTCCGTTCTTTTTACAATCAGCATTATAATATTTATCAATATAGTTAATCGCCGGAATTGTTGATGTTTTATTAAACGAAAGTAACCACGAAGCTGAACATCTTACGGATTCGTCCATACAAGACATTCCTCTCATACCAAAGTCCGCACAAGCCATGTCTCCCGACAATCCATCAGTTGTTTTATCGTACCAATAATCAGCAATTTCACGATACATATGACCGATTGTTGCATGACAACAAGGTTTCCATAGTTCAACCTGTAGGATACATTCAATCCACTGTACAAGCCAAGCAAAATCATCGTTTGTATTTGTAATCTCAATGCATGGAACTCCCATTGGTACAAGTGTCCCTTCTGACAAAGCTTTTATCTCTAGTGGTAAATACCCCAATCTATGTAATTGAACAATCTTGTCTAAATCATAATTGTCCTTACCAATCTGTATATCCATTGAATCAGTGTAAAGAGACACCATTTCATCTTCTGGCAAATCGAAGAAATTTTCTTGGAAATATCCCATTAAATATTCTTTGATAAATGCCTGTAATCCAAAGAAAACCATCTTGTTTCTGTTCTCTAACATTGATCTTCGAGGCACCCAATATGATACTATCTTAGTTAATCCTTTGGGATACATTCGCGAGTGGCACTGTTTATAAGTGTCTGATAGTAGCAACGCCATTGTATTATTCATAATTCTTCGACCTCCATAACTGTTATTTTTTCATGATTACCCTTAAACAAACTATTTGTCGTAAACAGTCTGTTCACAGTATTATTCTCCAAAGATTTAATTAAAGTACCTTTTTCTTTGTCAAGAATTGAGTTTTCTGTATGTGTAGCATATGCGTAAATTTCTTTTACACCATTTTTCTTCAATTCTTCTGCACTATAATACAGCGAGCCACCATAAGCAATAATGTCATCAATCATTAACACGGCTTTATCAGCTAAATCAATTCCATTCGTTCTGATGTCTAATCCGAGAATTTTACCAGTTTTCCAATCTCGTTTCTTTTCTCCATAACAGTATTGAAGTTCAGGAAATAAATCAGAATATCTTTTTGCCGCCCCTGCATCTGGGAAATAAAGAACAAGATTTCTCTCTCCAATTTTTGCAATTGCCTGTTCAATATATTCCTTTGGATTTTCCTCAAAACAATTATTAAGCAATGCCGTAGAAACATCACTATGAGCATCTAAGACATAGACACCCGAAAAGTTTAACCCGTTAATAAATTCACAAAAATATCTTAGAGTAAATACTTCGTCATTATTTTTAACTCTATCCATTCGAGCATTTGGAATATATGGAAGATTCAAATAGTAATTCACATTTGTTTTAAATCTTTCGAGATGTTTCTTTATCAACATTAAATAAAACATCTCATCATTGCTTTCATATATCCAATCAAGCCAAATACAAGGCGAACCGTCATAATCATATTCTTCGATACTATTCACATCAATATTTATTCTTGGTGTTCCATCAGGGAATTTATTAATTGTTACAATATCTCCATTAATTTTAATCATATTTATTCTCCAATCTTTCTGTACTCTGTATAAACTTCATTTTCGCAATAGTATAAATTGTAATCATTTTGCTCAATATACCACCAACGCTTTTGGTGTCCTTCTTTTAAATATTCTCTACAATAATCAGTTTCTTCATAGTGATTATCCATCATTTGTCTAAAACTTAATTCATCAATATTATCTGAATCATGACAATAAGTTGCAATCTTATCTATTAAATCTTTTGTAAACCGTTCTGTAACTACAAAAACAACTCTGACAATCTGCCAACTATGATTCCGTTTGATTGTTTTTAATTGCTCGAAATCATGTAAATGATATACTACTCTCTCAAAAAACAGATAAGGAACTCCATCTACATTCGGCATGCTTGTATGCAATTCAATATTGATACCCTCTGTTATTTCAAAAAATCTCTTGTACCAATCAATGTGATTTTCAAAATTCCATAATGGATCTCCTCCACCAGAGATAGAGACCCAATTACACTTATTATCTTCTATCTTTTTCTTTAACAAATTCAACCCATCAAGTGTAGTCTTAGGAATATGAAGATTATTGTTTTTTACAATACAATATGGGCATGAATAATGACACCCAAAATTGGTTATTACACTCATATACTTGTCCATATTTATTCTCCAATTACATTAATCTGACAACTCTTCATAACTTCCATCGCAGCCTTATGTTTGTCTGGTGTAACTCCGGCACAACAAGAAGCATCTACTGTTATTTCTGTATTAGGAAACGCACTTCTCAACATTAGTGCATTTGATACCACACATATGTCTGAACATAATCCTACTATCTCTATTGAACCTTTGACTCCCTTGTCCAATATTCTTGCTATCTGGTCTACAAGTTTCATTGAACCAAATATTTCTTTTTCTATAAAAGCATAATTTTTAGATTTTAATGCATTTCTTATAAATGAATTTATCAACCAACCCTCGGTATTTGCAATACAATGCTCTACCGGCAAATGTCTTCCTTCCAAAGTTTCAAGATAATTATCTGAATGAGTATCTTGAGTTACAAAAATTTGTCCTCCAAATTCTATAATTTTTTCACAAACAGGCTCAACAATATTTCGTGCTTCCTCTGTACCAAGTGATCCATCTATAAAGTCATTTTGCATATCTACTACAACTAATATCTTTTCCATATTATATATCCTTTCTTTTATACTACATATTGTATTTAATTGTTTATCTAATCACTATATATTGATTATCTTTTGCATTGAAACTGCCGTTTCAATCAACTATACTGTTTAGTCTAAATGCGTCCATCTGCCTATTTAGTATCCCACTATCTGTTGTACCATATCTTCCGAATACAACAAGTTCATCGCCGCTTTCTGAAGTATATTCCATTTCATAACTATCTAAGTCACCATTCATATATTCTTCATACGTTTCGCCGTTCTCACAATAACTAGTATCATGTTTCATTACATATTGCACATAACACTTTTCTTTCGCTTCGTTTGATAAGTCTGCCCAATCCTTTTGAAATTCATCTTGATTTTTTATATATAATTTTTTAGCAGCAACTTTAGTTGTTGAACTTACACAATCAATAGGCGACAACAATACTCCATCAAAACATAACAATTCGCCTCTTTTCCATTGTTCGAAAGTTTCCTTCTTACATATTGCTACACTATGTATTTTACCCATATCATTATTCTCCTTTTACGTAACCATTTCTAATAATTTGTAGTTCTCTCATCAAATTAGAAGTTGAGTACAACGCCGATTCATCTCTCAATTCTTTTAAATTCTGCAATGTATCTTTCAAATTTTTATCAATTTCTTTTGTATTATCAGAACATGAATAATCTCGCTCCCTCATTTCTGCTGTTGCTGTCACTTTCCAAAATAATGAACAAGCCACTTTCTTGACACTATAATTTACAGGACATTTATCGTAAACTTGAATGTCGGCAACCGATATTGCTTGTGTGCCATACTTTGTTCTACACAAAATAATATCGCCAGGTTCAATCAGCGTAACAAATTTATCCCAATGGTATTTTCTATCATGCGGAATTCTCCAAACATACACTTTATTACTACCATTAACGTGTTTACCATAGATATAAGTCGTTGGATAATCTCTATAAGTAGATTTTACCTTGACTTCAACTTCCTCTATATTATTCTCCTTATAAACGAGATACATAATATATCCATCAATCAAAATATTATTTGAAGAAAGTACAATATCTCGGTCGGCTTTTCCAAATACATCAAAATAATTCCTACATTTCTGAAGTTTTCTTTCAGATACATGAGTTCTTGCAAACGCATCCGAAATCTTTATATCCGACAATTTCATAGTTTTTGTTATCATAACAATATTCTCCTTTGTGTTTAATTTTCGGCAATCGAAAGGTTAAGTTTTAGATTTAATTTTTCACATATATCACAAATTTGCGAAAGAGAAAAATCATAATCACCACTTTCATAATTGGATAGCATTGAAGGACTTACTTCCAAATAACTTGCCATATCTTTTGAGGTCAAGCTATGTTTTAACCGATATTCCAATAATGTTGTCGAAAGTGTATATTGAATATCGTAATAGTATGATTTTGATGCACTCATATCAGCACATAATTTGTTGAGATACTCGCCAGCATTGACCAATTCTATATCATCGCTCATTTATACTACCTTATTCCCCTTACATCACAACACCAATGTTATTAATTTGTCTATTCTCACTTGTACTCTTTTGAATTTCTCCATTGATTTTACAATAGAAGCTTCCACCGCCATCAACTTTAATAACATCTGAAAATCCACAGTCTTTAATTTTGTCGTAAACCTCTCCACTTGTGATACAATTCGAGGTCTTCGTTTCAATGTAAAAATAATAAATATAATTGTCTTTGATACCCAAAAATCCGTGAACAGTTGGTCTAACTATCGAATTATCCCAACCTTCGTCCAAATATTCTGTCGTTGCTCTAAATCCATCAATTATAATCGGCGCACCCGAAACGGCATATTTAACATCTTCATCATATAAACTGTTGTACTTATCAATAAAAACTGTATTGTCATTACAAATAATTAATGTAGACACGTCTTTTGTCTTAAACTGATCAGACGCATTTTGACTTGCATAGAAATAAACCTTATTATCCTTGACTTTTCGTTCCTTCAAATATTTTAAACATGGCGATGAAAGTGTGTTTTCATCTGTGTCGGCTACAAGGTTTGCTACTGGCAAAGTAAAGAAAATTCCGTCCTCTTTGAAGTTTGCAAAATACCCAAGATTAAAATATGTATCTTCGTCCAAGTTGCTCTTTGATTTATCAACCAATTTAATTTGGAATCTATTTGATGGTACTCTCAACATACGAATTCCATTATGTGAAACTATCTTTGTTTCATTCTTATTTAACAGTTCAGAATATCGGTTAATAATCACATTTAAATCATCCAAGTGAACGAGTTTCTTCCTATTAAATATGTCATTCCAATATTCAATTTCGTCATCAGGAATAACACCATCGTTCTTCAATACCTTTGTTTGCTTTTCCAATGTAATTGGATAGACTACTTTACCATCTGGGTCAAACACTTTATATCCCTGTTGAACCCTTTCTTCTGTGCATTCTTGAATAGCTTTTTGTTTGTCCGTATATGCACAAATTTGTGAACTATCCCATTTACCATTGTTCCAATTTTTACGCACTCTGTAATATCCCATTTGTTCACTCTCCTTGTTCTTCATCAAGACGTTGTTGGTATTCGGTAAAATACCATAACAGTTCATCTTTGAATACTTCGATAGCTTCCTTCGCTTTTTCTTTGGTGGTGAAATGTATTGTATTAGGTAATCGGATACTATAATAATGGTCTACATACAAGTTTTCATCACCATAACCATATGTAATACAATATTTATCGATTTGATCATTTTCCCAATCTTCTTTGGAAATAACCTCGTCATTTTGTGCCTGCCATTGTCTTAGTTGACGGAGTAATCTGTCTGCACGAGCATTGTTCTCGGCAATCACCTTATCATTGTAATAATTGCCTGTGTTATAACATTGCTCATCCCCTTGGTCATTATCTTCTGGAACTCTCATTATATTATTGTATATATCGACAAGATAATACATTTCACCTTTTTCAACCCTCTCATACCCAGCTCTAGGTTTATCCTCAATCAATCCTAGCTTTTTTAACTGTTCCTCGCTGATTTCAGCTTGAACGCTTTTATCGTTCACTTTTAATTCTACTTGCATTGTTCTACTCCTTTATTCTGCAATAACTATTTCTATATCATCTGTATCTTTGTTTTCTACTGGTAGAGTGCTGTTGTATTCTCTAACCGCTTCGATATAGCGAGCCAGCGCTTCTTTTGCTCCTTCTGCATTACTGTACTCACAAGGTACAATATTGTCATCATATTCTTCCTCACAACCTCTTACATATATAATATCTGGTATTAGTTCTGGTCTACATAGACTTTTAACCTCAATCCCATTAGACGCACAAAATTTAAAATTCTCTCGTTTAATCTCGTTTCCCTGCTCCAACACTTGCATTAACAATACATTTTTTATTCTCCAAAATTTAATTTTTAACATTTTATTTTTCCTCCTCAAACTCGTCTAAATATATCTCAAACTCGTCCTCTGTTTCATCTACGAACGCATATACTGCTCCGTCCTTACCTCTTTGAGAACCACTAACAAAAATACTCTCATAGCTACCCCCTTGCTTTGTGAATGTATCTTCGTCAATTTCTTCTACTTTAAAAAATCTCATTTCATTTCCTCCATTATTTCATCTACACATTTTGCACAATAACAGCCTTCAAGACCTTCTATTTTGTATAGAAAACTCATCCACATTCGATTCCATATGCCTTTATCAACACATCTTTTGCAAGAGCCTTGACCTTCACCCTCGCAACATGTAACTTTTACTTTTTTTAAATCATTCATTTATTTTTCCTTTCAATCTTTTTACAATCTCTGAACACTTGTTAATATAAGATCTTGTTACTCGACCACCGTTTATTTTCTTTTTATCTTTTTCGTTAATAAATACTTCAAAAACATTAGATTTGCTTATTTCTTTCATCATTAATATTCTCCTTTTTTTATTTTCATTTTTAACGCTTCTTTAAATTCTTGTTCGGTCATCTTATCGCTGTTTCCGATGTACCTTGTATATCCCTTATTTATATTCTCTCCCATTGTTTGAAAAGCCATTGCCATGCCCTCAAAACTCTTAGCACATATTTCTGTCGGCACATTATTCTCTTTCTTTGAAACAGATTTTTCGTTGCCATTACAATAATGTAAAATCAATGCAAACATTCCCGTTCCACCGGCGAAACCAATTATCATAGCCAATAGTAACATTAATACTTCTTTCATGGTTATATTCTCCTTATTTCTTTTTTGTTTTCTTCTTTAGTTTGACTTTAAGATGTTCCATCAACTTGTATTCTTCACTATCCCACAATCCATGCGCCAATAAGCTGTCTTGTTTATTGCACACCAGTTCTAATAGTTTTTGATACTCTTTTTGTTTCATGTTTTTTCTCCTTTCTGTACTTTCCATTACAATAATCTATAAATAAACTCTTAGATATTCTTCTTGGTTTATGTGGCGTAGTCATAATCTTATGTATTTCGTTTGATAAGTTTTTATCTTTAATTTTATTTATGTCATCTTTAATTAACTCAAGAATAAGTCTATTTCGTTTAATCTTTTTTCTATATTGATCTACTTGTTGTCCATAATATCCTCCACGTTGCATTGCAACACCACTCAGTTTTGTTTCATCCTCTACAAGAGTATGTCTGATATCAAAAATTCTTAAATCCATTTCTCTTTCAAGATATTTTATACTTTCATAATATCTATCCAAATTTGAAAGTATTTTGTTCGCTGATTGCAATACATTCGCTATATTCTCCAAATCCAATTCAGCATCTCCATAGTAAGTATATGGATTATATTCATCTGGTAAATGAGGTGTCTTTAACAATCTGTCTATGTCCATTGATTTAATATCATCAACATCATTTAAATTTTCTTCGCAACAATTCTCTGGTTTTTCAACGGGCATATAACCATCTGTCAATTCGACAACACGACTTCTTCTTGAATTCCCCTTCAAGAAATTTTGTACTCTTTTAGTCTTTAAGAAACCCAATGCAGCCGGGAAGGTCTCAAACGAGTTGGCTAAAGTCGGATTACCCGACCATGCCAATCGCCCATTTGGATTGGTTCTAATATATTGTTCTCCATTAGTGATTACATATATCATTGAGCATCGCCACCAATCTCTATAATGTTATGATACAAAACAGTTATATCATCTTTGTAACAATTATTCTCGTGCATATGTCCACAATACCATCCCTTGTATTGAATATTCTCTTGAATTTCTTGAAGATAGTCCGTTAATCTATCTGGTTTCAATTTATCAAAGAAACCCCTACTCATATTCATTACATCTAAAGTCTTTGTTGGTGGGCAATGTGTTATAATATAATCCACCTTATTACCGTATTTAACTAAATTTTCAATACCTTCGTCCATTTCCTTTTGGGAAGGCAATTCTTCTTGCCACCAGGATATGTGGTTTATACGAAACATTTTGCAATAATCATATTGCCATTCCGCAATTCTCGGGTCATCAGTTTCTAAAATCCCGTCACTAATATCATGAGATTGTGCTCCACCAAATGTAAAGAATGTTTTACCGTTAATAGTAAATACTTGTCCTCTCATCAAATGAATTATATGTGGGCGAATTTTATGTACCTTTCCGCCATTCCATTCTTCAACCGGCAATTTCTTTAGTCGGTCAAAATTACTATGGTTTCCGTCTACAAATAATGTAGTCCATGGCTGATTTTCAAGCCAATCAAGGTTATTCCTTTCAATATCAGTGTCGTGCCAATAACCAAAGTCACCACACACAATGACATAATCACTTCGATTTAAACTTTGTCCTATCGGAAAACATTCAGGTTTAAACCGATTTTTCCAATCTCCATGCGTGTCTCCTGTTATAAATATCATTTGTATCACTCTCCTTTACGCCACATTCTTTTCTTGATTAAGCATATACTCAATGAAAAGTTTCTTCATATTATTATAGTTCTCTGTTTTATTGTTCGAAATTAATACACTTTTGTCTATCGTTTGTAACCATTTTTCTAACGCCATATCATAATCTTTTTCACAAGAATAATCTATCAGCTTAACTAATTCGTCGTGTGCTTTTTGTGCCAGTTCGGAATTACTTGGCAACACATCCTCAATCATTGTTTCGTAAAATTCTATATCTTCTTGATCAATTCCTTCTAATATATTATTCTCTATTTTCTGTACACTGTTTTGAGTATTGCCGCAAACATCACTTTCAACATTTTCTTCATTTGACAATGCATCATTATCTTCAATACCCAAAAATTCTTTCATTAAATATAGAATATGGTCTACTTTGTTTTTCACAACCTTCTTATCTTTAGTGCTTTTGTTTTCATCGAGTTCTTCCCAAGTAACGCCATTCACTTCTTTGTTTCTCATGCTCTCAAAAGCATTTAAAAATTCTCCAAAATTCTTATCATCTAAGCCAAGCTTATCAAATTTATCAAATGCCATTATCCATACCACTGTATCTTTTAATGTGAATAAATCTGCTACTTTTCTATTTTCAAGTTTATCTGAATATGGAGCAATCCTGTTAAAATACTGTTCAATTTGTTGATATTCTTCCATTGTAGAATTGAAGTTCAAATAATCACATATTTTCTTAGGAGCTTTTTTCCAATTATCAAAATGATACACGCCCATAACACATTCTGAAATAACTCTTTCCCATATTCCGTCATTCTTTTGTTTTTCTGTTAAAATTGTACCGTCTTTCAAAAATTCATTGGTATTTTTTATTTTTCTTATTTCTTTTGCAAAATTTCCTACATACGTAAGGGCTTTCTGTGAAGCATTCATTGCAATGTGATTATTATAAATGTTAACAAGTGTGGGTAAATCTCCTTGTTCACAATTTTGATAAATTGTTACCGCTAACTGACCTTTGTTCAACTGTCGTTTTAATTCCGTTGGAAGGTCTTCATATGTTTTACCTCTCAAATCATATTCGACTGTTTCCCATATAATATCACCATATTGATTTTTTACCACTTTACCTTCTTCATTGAGTTTCTTCCTATTATATCTGACTATAGGCTCACGAATTTCATTAGTAACTTTATATTCACCATATCTAAATCTTCTCAAGGCTTCTGTTCTGTGACCACCATCTACAATATATGTAGACTTTATACCGGATTCAGACTTTGTTTCAGCAAGAATTAAATTTGGAATAAAAACTATTCCACTGACAGCCGACCATATTAGTCCGTTTAAAGCCTCTTTTGTCCACGACCAACCACGTTGTACCGTTGGTTCAGGCTGTATTATTTGTGTATGTACATCGTCCATATATTGTTCTACCGACCATCTTTCAATTCTATATCCATCCATGTTATTTTACCTCCTAATAAGCATTCGTATTTTTCTTTTATTTTTTTCATCTTTAATAGCCATAATGCTATCTTTGTATAAAAAATCATCAATATTTAACATATCAATAATTTCTTCTTTTTTATATCCATCTGCTAAATGAATAAGAATTTTTCTTTGAACTTTTGATAGCCCATTTAGATATTCCTCCATTTGCGGAGATAATTCTTCCTCATCATTATTATTCTCCACACATGCTATCTTTTCTGCTAAGTCAATTCCGTCTTCCGTTTTCACATCTAATGACACATTGGGAATTGAAATAGTTTGTCCTCGTTCATTCTTCTTTAAATTACCACGTTCATCAGTTTCAAGATTACACCTTTTCCAACGATGCCTATCTCGCAACCAATCTTGAAACGAACGTTTGATATTGCCAATAAGAAATGTCTTGAATGAACAATTGCGTTCTTGATTAAAATTTTCAACACTTTCCAATACAACATTCATCGCATCGGAATATAAATCATCATATTCTGACAACGGAACATTCATTAATCGAATAATCGGATCGCAAATTTCTCTCAATTGTTTCATTTTATTACCACAATATTGACTTATTAAACCTTCTTTTTCTTTATCGTTCACTCTATACACTCCTTGTCTCAAATTCTATGATTATTCTCCACTAATCATCTTGCAGTTTACATGCCAACACTATACCAATGCCGACACCTGTTATAGCCAAGCCAATTAGATACATACATTTCACATCCTTTCCCTTTTATCATATATATAGCAAAACTACTTTTTTGTCTTTCCGCTCGGAAAGTATAAACCGTATAGGTGAGTGTTTCATTTCAACGCTCAATATAATATTTTCTACGAAAAATATTTTTTATTAATATATTTTCGCAATTTCCAAACCCATTCATCCACATTAATCTGAATTTCGGGATTAAAAATATTGAATAAATCACCTTGTTTAATAGTTCCTGTTATATTATTCTCCGTTTTCTCTAACATGAAGATATAATTCGGATTGATTTTAATTATGTACTTTGAACCATTACACAAACAAACATTTTTGAATGTTTTAATATCTGACTTACGCCGTATTTTAAAACTGACTGGTTTTTGAATTATTGAAATCATAGTTTCATCGCTTCCTTTCTTGTTACAATTTCTTTTCTTTTATTACATTTTCTTTACAAAATTTACGTCAATATGATTGACATTTCCTTTATAATGTGCTATAATAAACACATAAAAAGCAAGGATATTTCTTTTATCCATTATGAAATAAACGTGTTGGGGAACACATTTCAAAAGGGTAAATTAATTTAATATGGGGATATTAAACTAATTAGAAATATTCTGTTTTTAAAAATCAACAAAACCATATTATCACGCTTTAACGTGAATGTCAACTTATTTTCACGTTTTTGGCGTGATATTGTGGTATTCTACGAAAAACGGAGGTGTAATTTATGCAAAATCCACAAATGATTGCAAGTAGAATAAAGCAACTTGCAAAGGACAATAATATTTCTATTGGTAAATTATGCAAAGAATGCGGTTTGGGTGTCAATTACATCAATCAAATGTCCAATAAGACATCCGTTTCTCGTGAAAAAATAGAAATCATCGCAAACTATTTTAGCGTTTCCGTTGAATATTTGCTTGGCGAGCCACAAAATAATAATCAAATGATTGAACTCCCTATCTTAGGTGAAGTTTCGGCAGGCTATGGTAAATATGCCGACAATGAAATAATTGGTACACAATACGTTCCCCTTAATTGGCTAAGTGGCAATGAACCGCACGTCTTGCTTCGTGTCAAGGGAGACAGTATGATTCCCAAGTTTGAAGAAGGAGACCTTGCACTTGTTCGCTATCAACAATCCGTTGACAGTGGTAGTTATGCCGTTGCTTTAATTGATGATGATAACGGTGTCATCAAACGAGTAATGTACGGTGCGAATTGGATTGAACTGCAAAGTTTAAATCCAATGTATTCCCCAAGACGTTTTGAGGGCGAAGATGTTACTCGTGTCCGAATATTTGGATTAGTGAGAAAAATCATTAAAGATACTGAAATATAATAGTATCACATTTCTTTAAAGACACATTTATTTTATTCTGTTTCTTTAAAGACACACATATATTAACATAGTCATTTTTTATTGTCAATGGCTTTTTTGCTTTTGTAATAATTTTGTAACATAGGAGAACTGTTATGTCAAATATTGGAAATATAATAAAAGACAAACGATTATCACAAAACCTATCTTTAGACGACTTGGGCGAATTAATTAATGTTGGTAAAAGTACAATTAGCAAATGGGAAAACGGAACGATCACCGATTTAAAATTATCTAATATCGTATCTTTATGTAGAGTTTTTGATATTACACCGAATGAACTTCTAAAAATCAACCCATCAGATAAAAATTACCTTGCGTATGGTGGAGAACACATCTCCGCAAAAAAAGAAAATTTGTTAAAGCAAATCGCTGAAAAAAATATTCCTGATGCAATATTAGATTTAATTCAAAATGCGATTGAACAATATTAAAAAGCAACCTCAATGGATTGCTTTTTTTATTTGTAACCATGCGTAGTGACTCTTTTACTACCAAACTCAACACTATTATTGCCATAGAATACATCTGCATTTTTGGGACATAATAAGATATAATCTTATTAGTAAAGGAATAGATTTCTATGGATGAATTTATAGTCAACCAGCACATTATGGAGATTTGCAAGCAACGAAATCTGTCTATATATAGACTTGCAAAGATGTCTGATATGCCTTATTCGTCACTCAATAATATGATTAAACATAGACACATCCCAACAATATATAATTTAATAAAAATCTGTAACGGTCTAAATATTTCACTTTCTCAATTTTTTGCTGGAATTGAGGACAATGTGGATAATAATGTCTTGTCCTCTGAACAACAAGACGTTCTATCATTATGGAATCTTTTAGACTCAAAATCAAAAGAATTTGCATTAATTTATATGAAAGGATTGGCTCATTTGCCAATGACAGGTGTCGAAGATGAGAAGTTTTAAACAATTATTGGATATTGCACAAATCTATACAAAACAGTTTACAAGTTTCCCTTGTAATCCATTTTTACTATGTACTCAATTACAAATATCTTTTAAAGTAAGATCTCAAGCAGTAGAAGATTTTGCCGGTACCAATCCGTTAATCTCCACTCCTGCTATTCTTTACAAGGAATCAGGTAAAGTGCCTTCATATATAATTTACTTTGATGAAACGTCTATGTATTGGCGTTTCTACATATTCCACGAGATTGCTCATTATGTGTTGGGACATACTTCCGATTCTCTACAAGAAGAGCAAGAAGCAAATTTAATGGCTTGTCTTTTAATCGCACCAAAAAACAAGTTGCCTACATATTTAAAAAATGCTAAAGATTTATCCTTATTTGCAGAAATTCCGATAGCTTACGCAGAAGAATATTGGAATTATTTACATAACAAATTAATTAAACCAAAAATGATTTTTAATATAATGATTTCTGTCTGTATTCTTACGGTGATACTTGACATAGTATCATTCGCATTAATATTATCAAATTGAAATTACACAAAAAAAATAAAGGCGACAGTCAATTCGCTGGCGTCTCTATTTTTTTACTCCGATTATTTTCTTTTTCTTTGTCCATAGTGAGAATTTCTTTTGCCTTGTTTAAGCAATCTTCCTCCCATTCATCATATGTTTGTTCATTATTGAACATTTGATTATCTCCCTTACAATATAATATATCTATTATACCAAAGAAGATATTTTTCGTCAATATTATAGTTCTTTTTCGATTTCATCAATGATTATAGTTGTTTCATCTTCTAATAATTCCTCTAAATATATCATTACATTAACCCTGTGAATTGTTGTTGAATGACATCCATAATCTTATCATTAAAATTCTCCTCTGAACATTCCTCACTATTGATTAACATACATAGCAAATTCGGCATAATCTTTGCCTTAAACATAGTTAAGATTTTATCCTCAAGATTTAATTGATTACATTGTTTAACATTTTGTCTGTCTGTACGCAACATCTTGACTGCCGAATCTACTTCATCGTCTGAAACATGAACATAGTTTTCGGCTGTCACAGCTATATTTTTGTGCCTTAGCACCCTTTGTACTAATTTAATATTTTTAGTATCTTCGTATAAATGCGACCCACACCAATGACGTAACATATGTGGAGTAATCATATCATTGCTATATCGTTTAAAAAAGTCATCAATAGCACCCTTACTTATTCTTTCACATTTGTTTGAGATAAAGACAGGTGTTTCATCAATGCTTTTATTTTGTTCCTTCTTTTCTTCAATGAATAACTTACGATACTCAAAATATTCAGTCAAGTAGTCCGTTGCCTCATAAGACAAAGGCACTCTATCCTGTACTTCCTTATTTCCCTTACCCCACACCATAATATAAGGGGATTCTTCTTGTAAAAAAACATCTTTCATGTCTAAACCAATTAATTCTTCTGAACGAATACCACTTCCACAGAACAACTTAATGATTGCCAGATTTCTAAATTCTGTAAACTCATTAGGAATATCTTTGACGTTTTTTTCAAAAGCAATAAGTTCTTCTTGTGTTGGAATTTTTACATTCGTATCTACATTTGATTTTTCTACCCTGTATAGTTTTTTTGGTATTTTATAAACAATATTACTTTCACATATTCCACTCGCTTCTAAGTATGTCCAAAAGCTACTGATAATCGCTTTTTGCGTTCTAATACTTGACATCTTATGGGTATATGTTAGACCATTCAAGTATTTTATTATGTCTATCGGCAATATTTTTTTTAAATCATCCACATCAATATTTGATATGCTATCCTTCTGTATTATATTGTTTTTCAAAAAAAATTCAAACATATCTTTGATACAAGACCAATTAACATTTTTTGTCCGACTACTTTTAAAAGTTATCAAAAAGTCCTTAATAACGTTAGGAACACCTTGTAACTTTTCATTTAACTTTACCTCCAACCTCTTTTGAGCTTTAATCTTATAACACATAAACTTCACCGTCCTCAATAATATATTCTCTGTACACAAAAAAGAAGATACTCATTATAGCAAGTATCTTCTTAGTGTAAAATATATCAATGTTTGTTTTTATCGTCTATCTTTTTATCATATTTGCCTTGTAAATGCTGTTGATAATAATATTGCTTTCCCTTCGTAACAAGGTCATAATTTGCCTTGTTATAATCATGTTCATATCCCGGCGGAGTCATTCGATTATCCGATCTCCATTCGTCAAGATGGCATAAAATATATGCTCCGATTATCATACCTATTGTTAATAAAAGTTCCATTTCAAATTACTTCCTTTCTTTATTTACATTGTGAATTATTTGTTATCATCTGTATCATCAAATCCAAATAGTAAGTATGGTATAATTTTAATCACAAAATATGCAAGACCTATCCCCAAACATACTAATAGCCCAACACCAAAGCTTTCCATTAAATCCATCATGATTAATCCCTCCTCTTTCTATATTTACCTTTCATTTAATATATACCACCATTTGCTATTTTTAAACAAATTTCTGTGATATTTTTATTACATATACATTTTACACCCTTTTATGCCCCATATAAAGGACTTGAAACCTTGCTGTGAACCACCACGAAGCTAAAGACTTCATGGCTTCTTGCTTCAACGTCGTCGTAACCTACTAACTCCACAAGCGTAAGTTCCGATAGTTCCTACCGTACTTATATATTACTAAACTGTTTTCTCTAACAGTCTCAATCCTTCATTAAGAATATTCTTAGCAGCATTGATGTCCCTATCGTGATGAACACCACACTTAGGGCATGTCCATTCTCTTACTGATAAATCTTTAGTCTCTGCATTGATAAAACCACAGCAACTACAAGTTTGACTGCTTGGAACAAATTTCCCAATCATTAATTTTCTGACAATTAATTTCTTCTGGATTTTCTATACGAAAATCACCGTCATGGTATAATTTATATATTATATTTATTTTCATTTCTTAGTCCTCCTCTATTCATTATCCCAAAACACTTCTGGATATGCAAATTTATCAAAGTATTTACTCATTTGATTAATATATTCCCTTGCTTCTACATTTGTTTTGAATCCTTTAATCGTTCGTATATCTCCTTCACTATCTATCCATTCCACCCTATACATTTTGCTACCTCCTTGAAATCCGACTTTCGTTATACATATCTTTTATCTTTTCTTGTACGTGTTTTTATAATATACTTCTTATACTCATCATAATTATCAAATGATATATAATCACCACTCCACACGTCTAAGCAGCTTTCACCGGCTACCATTTCATACGAATTTGCAGAAATTATAATATAAACTGTTTGGTTACGGCTTGCACAATCTTTTAGAATTGTTTGCAACAAATCCCTTTTCAGTTCTACAATATTATCAATACTGTATCCACTATCTATTGCGTCAAACATTATCCACAACTCATCATGATTAGAGTTCTTTCGTACAAAACCACCTAAGCGTACGGTTGTTTGACCTATGTTTTGATTTATTTTTTCGCCTTCTGAAGAACAAGCCATTGTTGCAAGTTCTTTTATTTTTCCACTATGTAGCATCATTTGCATAGAAGTCCTACCACCATCAATGAAATTATCATATAGATACACTGGTATTCCTTCCCTTTCGAGCTGTTCCTTCATAAGTCTCATTAATGTGCTTTTTCCAGTTCCATTGCAACCGGTCAGCACGGTCACTCCCGGATTAATAGTAATAGTTTGTCGATTATATAATTTATAATCATCCCATGGTTTTGTTGGTACTTCAAATATTCTGCTCATATTAATCTTCCTCCTTTTTTTATTTCTTCTTTATTTATAGCCGTTACAATTTCCATAATTCTTCGAGTGTTGTTTGCTAATACCTCGCTCATTCTACTTAATGTCACATAATCGTATTTCTCTAACTCTACACCGTAAGTGTCAGAGCCAAAGATTAAAACATATGTTTCACCGATATTTTCATAGCTTAAAGCGTTTAGACCGTTTACAACACTATTAATTGTATTAATACAGTCAATATCTTCTATACTTCTCGGCTTTATTACAAAAACTCTGTCGTTATCCCAACCGCCTAAAAGATAAAAGTTATCATCTTCATCAATGTATTCTCTGCAATTTTGGAACTTATTTAAAAGGTAATTAATAGCCTTTTTATATTTACTTGTTTCGTCCTCATATGGTGTATCTACATACTGCCAAGCCGTCACGTCATGATAATGGTCAATGTCATTTTCAAAATTCTGAAACCCTCCCTCCGTATAACGGGTTAAAGCTATTGTGCCATTCACCGTAATTAAACAAGCAGCCCCCTCTGCTGGCATTTCTACATCAGTTCTTATCCAAGTATTCATTCTCTTTATCTCCAATCTATCCTTCAAACTTCCAGTTTTCCAATACTTTTTCTAACGATTGATAAGGACACCACAACGTGCTATTCTTATCATAAATACATATGCAAGGAATTGTATCTCCAAAAACTATACCGCCTCGTTTGACTATTTCTATTTTAGAATATACATCATACCGGCGATTAGTTTTAAATCCCATTGTTGATTTCTTTCCTATATAAAGTCCGATCATTATCTCTAACTCCTTCTCTTATCTTTTGATTGCAATCTCTTTAATCAAACTTCATTGGTTCGCTTACACGTACTACTTCAAAAATTCTCTTACCAGTACCTTCCCACACAAGCTCTGCATAATTTTCCACACAATAACTATTTTCTTCATCAAAATCTGAATCTTCAAGTGCAAAATCATAGTAATAATCCCACATCGATTCTAAATACTTACAAGCCTGTTCTTCCGTATCAAACAAATAAACTTCACTTTCCGGTTCGCCAAATGTATAATAAACTATAACTGCATATTTTTTCATATTATTTACCTCCATAAATTGTCCTTATCGTCATATTATAAATCATATGTAATACATTCACAAATCTCATTTATAACTTTTTTATGTTGATTTGCACTAAGAAAAACTCTGAACTCAAACTTAGTTTTCGGTTCTTGTTTGAGTAATGGTTCTACATCTTCTTCCTCGTATTTTTGTAAAAGTTCCATTAATGTAATTAATTCATCGCTACTCATATTCCTCACCTCTTTGAATTTTCCGTTTCATATTTACTCATTACTCTCCACTCGTAAACTACCATTTGAAATCAATATAATGACAAGGAATTTCCATTTTATCTCCATATTCTGTTACGATGGGTAAAGTTCCCCATTCATCAGATATGACTACTCCATCTCTAATATCATGACTAATTATGAATAAATCTTCATAATCTATCCATGTTGCTCCAACAATCCAACCTTGATCTCTGAACACACAAAGTTCTTTAGCTTGCGTTTTCTTTAAACAAAAATCCTGTACTCTCATTACTTTTTCCTTTCTGAAATCTACATTTCATCAATAAATGTTATTGATGTAATATCTTCAATTTTCCGAGGAATATGAAAACAACCACTGCTAATGCAGAGATCTATATGATGTTGTAAATCGTTCCAAAATTCCTCTGTATTCATATCATAATTGGTTTGAAATTCAAACCCTCTACCGCTCTCATGTATCATATATCTTTTCATTTTTGTCAAACTCCTCATTTCTTGCATAGTACTCACCTTGCTTCTATCTAAACCAATACTCCCGCTCTCCTACTTCGCCCGACTCGTCTACACATACAACGTCATATTCTTGTCCATCAATAACAACATATTGACGTTCAAATACATCAACATCTGCCTCCACTGAAATAATATCAAATACTTCTCGTGTATTCGTATTGATTTTACATTCCGTTTCTATTGCTATTCCGCCGTCCCAAACAGAAACGAATGTCGCATTTATAATATTCTCACCCACAATTATTACCTCCCAATCAATTACCTAAATACTCGTCAATCTTCATTGTCAGCTCATCGCATGACTTTAATATTCCGCCTGTTCCATTCTCTTTACCGTCATCAAATATTGTTTCACTTGCTTCATCTGCCAAATCTGCAAGTTGATTTAATAATTGTATCATTTCTTTTGTCATAACAATTCACCTTTCTTTTATCTTCTAAGATTAAATCTAAAATATTTGTTATTTTCATAGCTATTACCTCCAAACTTAAATATGGCAATCAACTACTGTTACAATAGTATCTTCATCTAAATTGTCAAGAAATTCTTTAAACTCTGATTTCCAAGCTTCTATATTTTTCCCATTGGAAACACAAGCCCACCAACCCATTTCACCTCTTTCGTGCCATTCTCCAATAGGAGTAACAAAGGCAAAAGGTATTATATCTTTCCAATCAATTTCGGATGCATAATCTTCATTTGTAGTTTCGCCGGACAATGTTTTGAGATAATTATTCCATCTTCCTCCGATGGTATACCAATCCCATTTTGAATTTGGGTTATAAGTAGATAATAAATCTCCATTTGGTTTAATCATGTCCTCATCAAAACGTCCTTTCATGTCCTGATAACATTCATCATCAGTCCATTCCAATTTTTGTGGGAATTTATTTCTTAGATAATTAATATGCTCTACATTATTACAATTTTCCTCATATTTTTGAGGATTTGATAAATACTTCGCATAAAGTCCATTCTTATAGTCCTCAATTTCTTTTCTTATTTTTGCTATTGCTTGTTCTCGTGTATACTTTACATATGGAGCATACACAATGTTTTCATCATATGGAGCAAGCAATTCCTCAACTGTGCTTCCGTTTTCTTTTGTAAATACCAATGTAATAAAATGTGACATAATATTTTCCTCCTTATAATTAAATTCTCACGCCAACACATTCATAAAATATATCAGCATCAAAATATGGTAATGACTTAATAAATTCTTTATCATCATCGCTAACATCTTCATCCCACCATTTTTGCTTGTCAGCTTCAACTATTATTGTTTTGATATATCCGCCAATAGTTTCACATTCAGGGTGTCTAATAATTTCTTCTTCACTCATTTCGCTTTTGTCAATAAAATCCGAATATTTATATGATTGAGGACAATCCAATAAAATCTCGTTAAATCTAACTATTGACTTATCATTAAAATCAAATTCAGTTTCATGATTAAACATTCTCACTTTAGGTGAATTTGTATTACAATATCCGCTGTTATAATGTCCGCTATTATAATATCCGCTGTTATGATGTCCGCTATTGTGATGTCCGGAATTTCCTTTTCCAGTATTGCACATATCCAACACTTCGCTCCACTTCAATTCTTTTAAGATAACTATCTTATTTGTGCAACACTTAGAGTTGGTATCATCAAAATGAATTTCTCCTATTGCCTCAATTTCAGCCACCTTATTGTTTGGGTCAAATGAATAATAATTAAAACAATCTGCCAGTATTTCACAAAAATGAAAACCCACCTTACAACACTTTGGACTTTCTGCTATCTCATAAGTCTTTCCAATTTCATATTGATAACCTCTACATGTCCAATTTGAATTAAATACTTTATAACCTTTCATTTTAAATTCCTCCTTATAATTATTATATATTTTCTCTTGAAATCGTTGATTCAATCCCATATGTAATTATCTTCTTTTCCATATAAAGCACCACCCGGAAGAAACATTCCAATTGCTTCTATTTCATTTCTATCTAATAATTCTCCCTTTCTACTACCCTTGAGCCATATAAATCTTCTCATAACAACTTCCTTAGGTAATAACATAAATCTTTTAGTTGTGACTTGTATTCCAATACCAAGTTTCAACATTGTGTTTGCTGCACCACCATTTATAAGATACTGTCTTAAAATCTCCGTATACTGATTTAAGTGTGTATCTGTTTGTGCAACGCCAGAAAACATCTGATCTGTTAATCTGTGATATTCAATATAATTACATTTCATTATAATCACTCCTATCCAAATCATCGTTCTTATTTTGTTATATCAACAACGTAATCGTTATAATACTTAAAACTATCGAATGTTCCACCATGTTTTTCACTATAATTAAAAACACTCATATAAATATGTCCTGCAATTGCTTCGTTATATCGCACAAGTTTATGTCCATTTTGTTGAATAAGCTCTCTTAAAAATAACACATTCTTTTCCTCCTTAATCAAATCATCGTTTCATATTCCAATTTATTTTCTGACCACAATTTTCACAATATGGCATTTGAAAATCTTCACACATTGCAGATAATGGACGCTTACAAGACGGACAACAGTAATTATTAAAGCCTTTATGCGTTCCATTTGGCAATGGATTTTTAGGTGTCTGATATTCTAATAAATCTTGTATTACTGTTAAAACCGTATGCGATATACCTAAATTGCATATTTGCGACTTTTTACTTGCTAAAATATTTTTGACTTCATCTATGGTATAATTCACAACATATACCTCCTATCTTTTTATAAATTTCTTATTTTATCCACAATAAATCTCATCAGCATCCACAAACCCATTCTCTTTTAAATATTCTATATAATTTAAAATATCCGATTTTCTTTTAACTTCTATATCACTTGAACGTTCATATCCATAAAAAGGACTGACATATATCTTGTATGTTTTGTTGTCTAAATCGACAACAAGATTATAATGATGACCACAATCTCTACGTTTCGTCCATTTCCTATCAAGATAATATAAATGCAATTCCATTATAATCACTCCAATCTACATATACACTTTTTTCAATTCTCTATCTTCCAATCCAATAGTACCATCAAGTAATGAAACCAACGCATTATACTGTTCATTTTCTTCAGGATAATTTGCTTCTATGTAACTAAGGATATTCCAAATTAATCTTTGACTTGCACCGTCAATGTTGAAATTTTCTTGAATATACTCAAAAAATTGCTGTTTATTCATTGTGTCTGTTTCCTCTTTGTCTAAATTATTGTACAAATTTTGTAACTTTTCAGCAAATTTTTTTAATGCGTTCTCTTTATATTCTTCATTATGTACAAGGGCAACCACACCAGGCACTCCCGAAAACCCATTTCTCTTTGCCTCCAACATAAGATATGTTTCTTCTTCTACATCAAAAACCTCATAGAGCTCCAATATCTTATTAGCCAAAATTTTAGTTAATTCTTTCTTTGTCGTTGGATTATCTATTATAATTTCAGTACACCAATCCTCACGACAAGGATTATCACCGTACATATACAACTCAATCGTTTCATCTGTTGCTTCTGATATTTCAAATGAAAAATCCGTTCCGTCCGATAATTCGTCAAGATATTGTTCTAATTTGTCTGTGTTCATAATATTAATCCTCCTTTTCAATCGTTACTTTATATCCCATCTGTTTCCAAAACTTTTCCGCTGCTTGTTTACAATCGGATAAAAGATAATTATAAGCATCCCCATAATACCCCTCACTATATGATTCCACACACATTATTGAAGGATATTTTAAAGGCTCTGCAAAATCCCAACCACAATTATATGCTTCATCAACAATTTTGAAATCTTTTTTATTTGTCAACTTATACCAACGATATACATAAGCGACAGATGTATCTTCATTAATTAAAGGTATTACATCGTCTAACTCTGTTATACGCAATTTCTCCGCCTTTTCTATTTGTGTTTTTCTCTTATTCTGTACCTCGTACTCCCAACACTCTGCTTCTGTATTAAATTCTGTTCCGTCATCTGCTATATATACCAGAACTTCTTGTATTTGTGTTCTTATTTCTGTTTTCATATATAAGCACTCCCTAAATCTCAAATAATTCATCGCCGGCATATTCAATCATATCTTCTAATACCATTCTGCCAAAGCTTTCTGCATATTCCATCCATATTTTATCTTGTAATTCCGTTGGATCTCTTTCTGCAATCTCATAGTCTTGTACAAATTTTTCTACAAGACGTCTCATTCTGTAGTCATAGTTTTCGTCCATTGTATGTATGTGCATAATATTCTCTCCTTTTAAATTTCATGCTTTTACCACTTATCATTTTCGTCATCTATTTCAACATATTCAAAGCTACCCCAACATTGATATATAGTACCTTCTTTCCCAATTTTATCTTGTTCTTCAAGATAATTTTCGTCAAGTAAGGTGTCGGCTAATTCCTTTAACAAATCTTCATAATCCCCATCGTCATAGCATTTTGATATTTTATGCAAAATATCACTTGCTTTATCTGTATGGTGTTCCAACCAATTCGCATAAGATGATAGGTTGTTCCACCAACCAACAAGATAATGTGTGTTATCAAACACATCGCCGTCATTATACCACTTATAAACCAATTTATTTATAGCTGTTACAATTTGTGTTGCTTTCGTTTCTCCTTCTCCCCGACAAGGCAAATATTTCTCATCTGCCCATTCAAATTTATCAAAATAACCCCAATCAACTGACATAATATTAACCGCCTTTCTCTTAATTATCTCAAAGTATAGTGTGTTGCTTTAACGCTATTTATAAGACCATAAATATCGTTCCATGTTACTTTTCGTGTTGTTTTTCTTACTTGAAAATTACACCTACACTGATTATTCGGACTCACTTGATAAAAAATACTTCCATCTGATTTATACTCCGTATATTCATCAAAATGTATATTCCTTATATCAGATACAATAACTTCTACACCTTCTATATCCAGCAGTTCTTTTATTTTTTTAATTCTTTTTTCAAGCAATTCTTTGATATTGCTGTCAAACCTATCATCAGTTATTTGTTCAAAAAATAAAGTTCTCATAATATCATCATCCTTTATATCGTCTGAAATTGTCGTTTCAATTAATACAATCTGCCGATACGTTCCAATACCCTATCTCCGTCCTTCATTGTTTCTTCACTAAGTTTTACAAATGTATCTAAGTCAATATCCTCTATCAACTCCAAATAGGCATGAAATTGAGCCATATAATAGTTTGCATTGAGTATATTTGTCTTTTCTGACATAGTGCGACCATCTGTAATTTTTTCTGCATATACCAAAGCTTCTTTCATTGCGTTCTTAGCTTTATCAATTAACTTTTCTAACATTTTAATCCTCCGTTCAATTCTTATCTTCTGTCAAATATCATCATTTTTAATAATGTTTTAGCTTGTTCCTCTGTGTAATTGTCAACACGTCCATTGACTTCTTTTAGAGGACAAGCTCTTATACTCTTATATTCGTTTCTTAAAACTGCTTGTTTCTTCTCTTCTAACATATTGTTATATATTGCATCTGATATACTCATACTCTTATATACTCCTTAATTTTTTCTATCCATTTAGGATCTACTCCGTTAGTATCAATTTCGATATTCTCTTTGCAATAACCGCAAGTAATCAAATATAAAGCTATTCTCTGCCATTCTTTTGATGTATACTCCTTTTGCGGATATGCCATAAGCGCAAATATCGGCACTCCTTCCGCAAGTTTCTCATCTGCAATTTCTTTATTAATTATAGTGCATATATGATTAATGCACATTTTAAGTCTTGATGTTTTACATTCTCCATGTAGTACAGTGTTATATAAAGCATCCCAGCCGTCCTCTGGCACTTGTGACGTTATATAAACATAACTATCTTGCAAGTCCTCCATTTCGTATTTTACAACGCCGTCAACGATACATTTGTAAACAATGTAATTGTCACTAAACACCGGCAAAATACTATATTTTATATTTTTCTTTGCTAAAATACGACCAAAATTATCATTTATATATTGACAGATTATCTTCTGCCCTCTATGTTCCAAAGTTCTCATATATAACACCTTCTCCACTCCTAAAATTTGTCTATGTAATCATTTATACGACTTACCAAACTGTCCGAAAACTCTTTTTCACCTTTAAACCATTTATATAAATAGCTCGGTGAGATACCTATACGGCTACAAAAAGTCGTTTTCGGAATACCAACCCTCTTTATATAATCTCGGACTTTTTGCTTCAAGTCCATCTGTGAAATGCTCATATTATCCCTCCGTTCATTTATGCAATATTCTTACGTTTTTTAATCATTACAAGTTTTGTACTATTTTCTTTAACTTCTCTTGCTTGCTCAAGTCCTAAGTTCTCAACAATCATATCTTCTGCATACAAAGACATAGCAAGTCTATAATCTAAAAATGGATACTTTGCAACACCTCTTGCCTTTAACAATAACGGTGTAATCTTTCTAAGTTCATCAACAAGATACTTCTGCACTTTATCTCTATCTTCAGGATATAGCTTGTACATATCAAGTAAAACCTTCATTACACCTGTTGAATATCCGTTTGGTTTACGGTCAAATCCTGCACCCTTGCATATGTCAAATATAAATTCCGCCGCTTTGCCGTCATCAATATTACATATATTAAGCGTGACAGAATATGAACCCAAAACAGAAGCACTTCTATTGCCTTTACAAGACGCATACTCAAATCCATACTTTTCCTTTAGCTTTTCAAGTCGTTCTGTTGCTTTGTCGTGTAATACAACCATTGCGCCGTGCTTTTGGATCGCCGTCATTCTTGCAACTTGCTTGTTTTGATAAGCATACATCTCGGCTTCAAATTCAAGCCGTTCCTCTGCGTTGTTTGGTGCATTGAGAATTAGCAACACTTGTAAATCGGTGTATTTTTCTTTGTCTACCATCTGACTTGCTACCCATCGACCGTAACCGTCTACAAGGTATACTTTGCCTTCTTCCCAGTGCGGAACACCGATTAAAGGCAATAATTTATTTTCATCCCAATTATTAACAAGGTACATTAAGCTTCTATCCGTTCTAACCTCCGTTTGATACCTTGTATCAATCTCCAACAGTTCAACCGGTATCGGAATAATCGCAACACTATATTTTGCGTCACGATACATTTTAGTTAATCCCTTTAATAGTCCTTTATCCCCTTTGTTTTTCTTTCCACTTATAACTTCAAAACTTCTGCACATGATTTTATTCTCCTTTTCTTATTTCAATATTATAATTAAATTGCTTTCAAAGTTGATACTTCAACGGATATACTCTGTAATCCGTCATTGTAACAACAGTAATATTTCCCATCTGCTTTTACCTCAAAAGAGAGATACTCGCATTCTATGTATCTGTTCATATTTGCTTCTGTCGGCTCAATTCCTGCCAGCCTCAAAGCCTTATAAGCCGTCATTTTTTCGTGTTGTGTTATTGCTATATACATAACTTTTCCTTTCCTTTCTTTTTCGCTCTCCGCTCAATCTCTGCCTTACATTCTTCCTCTGTATAGTCTAACAATATACAGCCATAATCATCCCATTTTCTGTTATGTGCGTCAAGTACAGTTTGAGCCTGTCTTTTTGTATCTGCGTGTATAAATCCGCAATACTCTATACTTGAGTAAGGCTCTCCATAAGCGTATATATGCTTATTGCCTTTTTTAGGATCGTTATAGTGGTTATAATCGTATATCATTTTTTATATCTCCTTTTCACTCTTAAATATTTGCTGTTATACCGCCGTTATATAACGTGTTCATTGCGCATATTAAAGCAATGAATAACGCAATGCTTACCGCCTGCCAGACGTTAAAATCTGCCTTTCGTGCGTGTTTGTTCCTCTTGTATACTCTACTTCTCATAGTTTTATAACCTCCTTTATAATTTATAATGTCCTATTAATAAACACTATAAAAGACACTATATAGTTTTATAGTGCCCTCTAACTATTTATTAATATCGCTGTTACTGCATTTTTGAGTCAATATAATCAAATATATTGAATAGTTCAATAATACAATTTATTAAATATTTTTTTAGTGTTCGCATAGTCTTTTTACCTCTTTATTATTCAAATGTTATATAAGCGTCTGACATTTCTCGGAGGTAATCAAAAGCATCTTTTACACTGCCCATATAGTCAGTAAGTAGCATATTATTTGAGCCATAAGCACCAATATAAAAGCGTGAATAATCAATTATTACATCCTCCTCTTTGCCTTCTTCAAATAGTACCACTCCATTAACATAATAATAATGCTGTTTGCTTTTGTTTAAAGCGTGGCTTTGCGTTATGTATGTATGATACTTTCTAAGCTCTTCTATAGCTTCTTCCTTGCTATTATAGCTTTGTTCCCTGATTGCGTTATAGTCCGCATCATTAACCCAGTTATCAATCTTTTGTTGTAGCTTTGTATCCTTTTTAAGTGCCTTTTTGCTTTGATATTCAAGACGATAAAAACGCAATACATACTTTTTAGATTCCTCCTCTGTCGTGTCTTCCAAACTTGCGTTTAATAAAACACTCCATATTAAATTATAACTGTTTTCTCTTGTTATAAGAATATGTTTCTCATCCTGTCTATAATCTGCAATTATTTTATTATTTTTTGTTATACAAAACACATTTACGCTTATACAATACGGATTTTTATATATTGCATTAAAATTTTTATATAATTCCTCTATTGTTTCACCTTTAACATTCACTGTTACAAATTCCGAATCATACATCACATTAAGGATAATGCAATATTTTTTCTCTATACTGAATTTCATTTTATATACTTCCTTTCATTGTTTGATTACCTCAAGCGGCACTATTGCACCGCCTGAACGCTTCCGGCTTAAAATCCTGTTTATAGTTGCCGAAACAACTTCTTATATTAATACTCCTCTTTATAAAATTTAATTGTATTCTCCTTTGCTTTTTCGTAATCTTCTTTATTTGTATAAGGTGTCAATGTTATATCCCTTTCACAATATGTAAATATTGCCATTTGCTCATCTGAATAAGCATAAGCACTGTATCCGTCCACCTGAACCAAAGTAAACTTACACTTCTTCGCAAATTGATAACATAAATCTGATGCCCAAAGACCACGTAACATATACTCGCCGTTTCTGTTCGTGGTTTCTTCTATAAAGTTTAAATTTGCAATTCTACAAGTGTTTTCGCTTAGGTGATAATTTGATAAGTTAAAATTATATGTTGTCATTATTAAAACCCTCCTTATTAATATAATTCTACAAAACTATTATCAATTTGAATAAATGTTCCATTAATCTCCATATCTCTCCCGTATGCTTCATAGTCAAAATATATTTTAACTTCTTCAGGCACTCCATCAAGTAGTCCGCAATCATTAACAACTTGATATGCAACATCTTCCATATTGTCGCAATTATAATAAATTCTATAATTGCCTTGATGCACTTCTTCAAGTGCTTGTTCCATATTGTTTGCATACTGCTCCAAGTATGCTTGAAATGCGATTAACTCATCTTCACGCATTTCTTCAATTTCTTCTGCAATTTCGTTAAGTTGCAGAATGTCCTCATATTCGGCAACTTTTAAACCGTTTATATCTGTTTCATAATCAGATATAAATAGCTCATCATTACCATTATTGCTTATTTCGTTAAGGACTTCTTCAAGTCCTTCACAAGGCAAGCTTACCCACTCACCAACAAGAGCGCCCTCGTTATATTTTTTTAGGTTTGTAACATTAATTTTTAGCATTTTAATTACTTCCTTTCTTTATCTTATGTCGTTTTATTCTCTTTTTAAATATCGGCGGCATTACTTGTCCGTCTTTAACTCAAAACATTGTACTACTTCACCGTTATACATTTGATGATAATACAATTTATTGTTATACTTAACTACTCTCATTCTAATATTATTAACGTTATCAATAACATCTGTAATAATATCGGAATATCTTAAATCTATTTTTCCCATCTTCATTTTTAACATCTCCTTTGTCTTATTCTCTTTTTATTTTCTCACTGATACACTTAAAAACATTGAAACCAGGTTTTACATGCGGAGCAATACCCGATATTTCGCAAAGTATTAACAGATGTATGTTAAATGTAAATTATTACATTATCGCATTTGCGGCTGTTGTAATATGTTACATTTGTTTTATCTGTTGCATTTGTAAACTTTTTGAGTGCATCGTCAAAAAATAAAAAACTTGTTTTGTTGTTTTCCTTGTTGTTATTTTCTTTGTTGTTAACTTCCTAACTTTTCGCCTTTACGTTTTCATTTGCAACCTTTGTTTTGATTTTATTGTTTAGTAATAGCAACTAATTTTATTACAAACTCCAGCAAACGCTTTGACCTACAATGTATTTGCACATTGTCTTGTACTCTGAAGATAATTATAATGTTATGCTCTCCAGCCGTTACTGCCGCCGCCCGTCAATACAGACCCGACACCAGATAAAATTTTAGTAACGATGATTTATAAACACCGCCGATAAATCGGTATTAATTCAATCTTTTTTTTGTAAAGCTGGACTGTATCAGCTTTTAGCGTGTTATCGTGATTATTTAATCGCCTTCACGGGTTTTTATTTATATACCGCCATTTGTAACCGCTGGACGGTGCTATTAAATTTATTAGTCCATTAAAGCATTGACTTTATTGTTATAAAGTCTTTCTTTAACTTTCTAAAGATATTATATCAGATTTTCTTCAATTTGTCAAGCATTTTCTTTATTTTTCTAAAGATTTTCTTGACTTTTTGAATTTATTTTGATATAATTATCTTTACAAAATTAAAGGAGTGTTTTACATGATTAAATATTATAAATTACTCGATGTACTCAACCGCCGAGAGATGACAAAAGAAGAATTGCGGATAAAGTTAAATCTATCGTCGGCTACAATTGCCAAAATATCAAAGAATGAGTTTATCTCTTTAAGAGTTGTCAATGATATTTGCAAATTTTTTAATTGCCAGCCCGGTGACATAATGGAGTATGTGCCAGACAAAGAATAATTTGTAGAGTTTCAAAAACTCTTTACAATACTAAAAACTTTTAATATTGTAGACAATTTTTAAAACAGTCTATATGTCTATTGACTTATACTTTATAGTGTTTTTTGTTTTTCTTTAATTATATTATACACTATTTAGTGCATTTTGTCAATACTTTTTAATAACTTTTTTTACTATTTTTTAATTTTATTTATTAAAAACTTGACTTTTTTACTTTTTAGTGTATAATTAATATTGAAAAAATAATTAAAGAAGGTGTTTATATATGTTAGCCGAAAAAATAAAAATTGTTATGTTAAAACAAAAAGTCAATGTCAAAGAGCTCGCGAAGCGATTAAATACATCTAGCAGCAACATAACAAATAAATTTAAACGTGATAATTTTAGCGAAAAAGAATTAGTTGAAATTGCCGCCGCTCTTGATTGTGATTTAAAAATTGATTTTGTTGATAAGTTCACAAAACAAATTTTATAATTTCAGTTATTATATATTATATTGTCAATGTGCAAAGTGATTTAGTCTATTGACTTTATAAGGCTTTTTACTTCCTTATCTTTAATATTATTATACCACTTTTATTATTATAAGTCAACTTATATTATTACTTTTTAATCTTATTTTTATACAAATATTATTATTAATTTTTGTATATTATGACTAATCATTTTTTAAGTTGACTTTTTAATAATTTTATGGTATGCTTTATATGAGGTGATTACATAATGAAATATAATAATGATATATCAGATATACAAAAACATATAAAGCATATTATAATCGATTCGGATATTCAACAGCAGGATATAGCTTTTAAAATGGACAAATCCAAACAAGCGGTGAACAAGTTATTGAATGATCCAAAAAGCAATTATACACTTAATACATTGTATCAGTTGTGCAATGCTCTTAACTGTGATTTATATATTGATATAAAGCCACGCATATAATATTAAAGTTGTCAATGTTCAAATTAAAAAAGGTGTAAAGCCTTTAATAATTCAATAAGACTTTACACCTTTTATTTTTTTATATGTTATTTTATTTTAAGCTGATTTGCTCATAACCGCCTTAATTGCTTTTACTTCAAATTCAAGCATACCTACTCTTTCTTCGATACCTTTTGCAACTAATACATTTTTTGCTAAGTCCGTATGATGTTCAAGTAATAATTGCACTTTCGGCGCTATATCATTTTCAAGTAAATATGAGCTATGCTCTAATGTATCAAGTTTTGATTCAATTTTATCAAATCGTTTATCCATTGCATTAAGTCTTGTTTCCACTATATCAAGTTTTGATAATAGCAAATCAAATTTTTCATCAGTTGTCATATTTATCACCCTTTCAAAATTACGGTTACATTAATTATATGTACATTATAACACATATTTTTAAAGGTGTAAAGCCTTATTCAATTATCAATGTACTTTGTCTTTTAGTCAATAGACTTTATAACTAATAAATGTTTTTATCTCATTTATTGATTATATTATACCACATTTTTATTAACTTGTCAATCATTTTGATTAACTTTTTAATTGAAATGTTGCACAAATTGATTGAATAGTTTTTGTTTATTTTAACAAGTAAATTATTTTGTTTGACAAATACATATTTTTATATTATAATACCTGCAAGAGGTGTTTATAATGAATGTAACAAAATGTATTAAAACTATGATGATTAATCACGATATAAAACATATTGATGTAGCTAATAAAATCGGTTACACTAAACAAGGGTTTAGCAATTTATTAAAAAAAAATAATTATAAACTAAACGATATTATTGCTATTGCAGATATTATCGGATATGATGTAGAATTACATTTTACCGATAGGAACAGCAACGATAATATTATATTAAAATCTAATGATGATTGATTTTAAATATATCGCGATTATACTATAATTTACTTGTCAATGTGCTTTAGTCTACAAGTGAATAGACTTTGTATATATTAGATAGGTTTGTTTTGTTCTTATCCCTTATCTTTAAATATATTATAGCATAGGTTAACTTATTATTCAATAGGTAAACCTAACAAATAAGTTAACCTATATTAATATTCTTTTTGTATACTTTGTATATACAATATATAGTATATTTTATTGATATATATAACATTTAAAACTATATATAGTATGTTTGACAAAGTTTTTAATTTATGATAAAATATTTTTAAAATAAATTTAAAAGGACGGGATTAGAAGTGGCATATAACGCAGAGGCTCAAAAAAAATATGACAAGAAAACAATATTATTTGCTATTAAATATTATCCAACTGATATTATAGAGGGTAAACGAGTAAAGCAATTTTTAGAGCAAAACGGATTGACGGCAAACGCTTATATTAAATCTTTAATCAAAAAAGACCTTGACGAAAAAAATTTTTATATTGATGAGGATTGATAAAATATTTTAAAAAAGGATTGATTTTTATGACGGAAGATGAAAAGAAAAAAAAACAAGTTCAATATGTGGCAAAGTGGGATGCTGAAAACTGTAAAAAAGTTACAATAAAAATGCGAAAAGCTGACTATGAAATTTTTAATAAATACGTTACAGATAACGGATTGTCAAAAAATGGATATATTATAAATTTGATTAAAAAGGATTTACAAGAAAAAGGATTAATGAAGTCCGATAATGATTAATTATCTGATGAAGCGGTGAGATACAATAACGGAATTATATAATAGTTAGATTTTGTATAACTGATACGATGTGATGTTTTATTGTGCCGAGCGGTGCAGTTAGATTTTATACAATTAATTTAATTATGTTGTAGTGCCGTTTTTGATTGATTTTTATATGAATTTGTTATGTTGATATGGTTTATACAGATTATTTAATGTTAGATTTTGTACAATTAAAATTTTTTAGGATAACAAAAAATCACATTCGATAAAACGAACCCAAAACATCGAATAAACTTTTAATTTTTTATTGACGGCACAACAGAAAAATAAACGGATACGGCGGCAGTCTATTATTATTCAAAAAAAATACAAATACAATACAATTAAAACAATGTAATATATGTATATTACACTGTTTTTTAGTGTTGGAATATGCTAAAATGAGGGGGTATATTTACATTTGAAATAGGAATCCATTGCTGAAAAACGACCATAGCAGTTCCATTCACACGACACCTAAAATTTCCAACCCACACCTACAAAAATCACTACTTCCCCTCTCCCCAAACCAACACCCTCTAATCGATAAGTCGTTCGATAACAAGTTCGATGATTTTCCCAACAAAAATCTATCAAATTTCAAATTCACCACCATCTCTAAAAACACCCATTTTCACCCCATTTCCACACCTTCCAACCCCCAAAACACAAAATCCCCAATAAAAACCACCCTTTAACGAACTCACATTACTTTTATCAAAAACAACTCATCTCACATTCAAAACTCTAACCTTTATCACATCACAAACCCCCTTATATTTCAAGCAAAAATCATATCAAATCCACCCAACTCATCTCATCTTTCACCGAACCAACATTTTTAACACAAATAAAAAAAAGACACTCTAATTAAAGAATGTCTTTCAGTTTTACATAACAGACGCATTTTTCTTTATATTAATTATGTAACATTAAGTTAATATCCATTTTGCTATAAAATACATTAAAATAATTATTAATGCAAAAATGCCCATTGCCTTTAAAAACTCACCAAAAAAATTATCCATAAATTATAACCTCCATAATATTTCTATTATAGATATTCTCCGAAATGATAATTTATAAACATACTTTTGTAAATTCATCATTTATCTTTATTATTTTCAAACGATGTATCCGATATCGTCACAAAAAATCCTGTTTCACGTTCTAACCATCGTGTAGACATTATATTTGATCCTTATTTTTATTCATAATACACACCCTTTTTAATAGCTTTAAATTTACTATATCACATTTTATTATAAAATTCAACTAATTTCTTCAAACTTTGACCATGTCAATCACCTAAACAGAGAATATAAATATGTATCCCAACCCGTCCATACATAAAACACTATATAAATAGGAAGAAACTCAGTCAAATTTGCAAAGAAAATCTGACAAAAATGAATTTTGATACTTTATCTTGTTGTGTAAAAAGAGAATATACATATATAATCAAAAATCAAGGAGGCTTTTACATGAATAAATATGAAATACAAATTACAAACCCTAAAACAGGCTATACCGGCACGATTATAATTAATACTTCTCACGGAAACAAAATTCGTGAAATCGCCGAAAATAAATTATACAATTACATAAATATCAAACCTCAATTATTAATCAACAATTATTGGGCAGAATATTACCAAAAACATTTTTCACAATTTGAAATCAGTCACATAATAAAAACAGAAAAATCCTTTTCAAATGCTGACGATTATGATATAATATGTAAAAAGTATAGTAAAGGAGAAGTTTGTGACATGGAAACTATAGATATTTACGATTATATGTATTGGGGAGATTACAACGCAAAAATTAAAGAACTTGCAGAAAAAGCCCTCCCTGAGAAATGGAGTTTTGAAGACGAAGATGACTATTCTATTTTAAAAAATTATTTAAAATACACATTTAACAAACTCCAAGAAGAAGATAAAATAATTGAGACTGATTCATATTGTGTATTTAATACTGGACTATTTTCTCATTATTATGAGCCAATATACGCATACGGTGAATTAAACCGAAATGAATCGATAGCGGCATCAAGATGGTATTTTAAAGGATTTAAAGATACTTATGAATTAGGAATTTTGGATATTGTAGAAGAATTCCCTGAAAGAGCCGATTATTTTTCTGATCCATCAAGACTTGTATTTAACTGGCATTTAAAGGTCAATAAAAATTATAAACATATTCTTGACGATTTGGACACATCAAATAGATTGCCCAATTCAATAAAGAATAGTGAACGTCCGCTTGAAACTCTTAAAGGAGTTATAGATACCGCCATACAAAAAGTAATTGCAAACTATAAATTAGCCGTTCCCCACTATTATCAAAACAAAATACAACTTCTTGTTCCTTTATGTTTTGGAAAAGATGATAATCCTGATGTAGCTTTAGTTTTGGATTTAATGAAAAGTGGATATTATCAAGCAACAACTTGTCTTTCTATGCAAATGGCATATACAGATGCAAGACTTATTGCAAAACCTGAATCTAATTGGTTAATGGCTGAAAATATTAAAGAACAATAATATTATAATATAAGACACTTTCGAGTGTCTTTTTTTGTGCATAAAATTAAAATCATTCATCATTTTTATTTCAATGGAGAATATCCTCAATAGATATTGTTAATATAGTCAATAATTTTTTTGAACTATTCCCTAATCCAAAAAAACATTATACAAAATGAAAAATAACAAAAGAGAATATATAAATAGAAACCTAATCAAACAAAATTAATACGAAGGAGATTATTATGAAAACAATCAAAGAAACAAAATTAAATACTATATCATCATTGACAAATACTCACATGACAAAATTACTCCCACAAGAACTATCTATTTATTCAAAAAAAGAATATCAAAAGTGTCCTCATATTACGAAATGTTCTAAATCGTATGGTTTTGTATATTTGATGATATGTGACACTGCCCAATGTAAAATTGGAATTACACAAAATTTATATCAAAGATTGCAACAAATTAATCGACAACTAATTCCATCAAAAACAAAAATAATGTATTTATATGCTTCGCCTTTATGTATGAATACGTTAGACATCGAAAAAAATTTTAAAGAATATTTTAAAAATTATAATATAAGCGGAAATGACTCTAAGCATGAATGGTTTGATAAAGCTTATATTGATTTATATTTAGAGTATTTAAACAATTTATATTTTGATTTTAACTTTCCTTCTTCACAACAAATCGAAAAAGAAATTGAAAACATACATAAATTTGCAAATATTATTTTTTCTAACTATATGGAAAATCCTGTTCCTTCTAATAATGATTATAACCAATTATTAAAAGAATATATAAACACAACCAACAAGGCGGCTGAACAATTAAATGAAATACATGATATATTTAATTACATTTTTCCAAAGGAGTACAAAGATTCTATTGATTATATTTGCGAATACAACAAAATTAGTCGATTAGAATTATTGAAGTTAAGTTTAATTATGTATATAAATAATTTTAATAGAAAACTTAATCTTCAAACGGAGAATAATACAGTAACAAAGAATATATTTGACACTCTTGCAATGGAATTGTGCCAAAACGAAAACAAAGGAGAATGATATTATGACAAACACAGCATTAGAAACAACAAATTTTGATTTTTATGGAGATGAACTTATCGCTGTTCAAGATAACGCAACCGGCGAAGTTTATACTTCTATCAATGCAGTTCTGAAAGGAATAGGATTTAAAGATAAAGACTCAATCCGTAGAAAACGTGAAAAATGGATTGAAGATTCTGTAATTTCAAAAGGTATTACTATTTTTAATATCCCTACGAATGAAAATGAAGGGGTGATTAAAAAAGACCACTCCTTTTCAAATAACCAAGATACTTATTGTATTTCACAACGTAAACTCCCTATTGCACTAGCAAAAATAAACATTACACCAAAAATGAAACAAACTCAACCTGAATTAGCAACAAAATTAGAACTATATCAAGACAAATGTGCAGATGTATTAGCATCTGTATTCATAGATAAGAAATCTACGAATGCCATAAACGCTGAATTCTTAGCTGAAAGTATCTCAAATGCAATAACCGTTGCATTACAACCTATAACTGAAAGATTAGAAAAGATAGAACAAACTCAAACTAATCGTTATTTATCAGCAAGAAGGTATCCATCAGCATGGTATAAGAAGATTGCTCCTAAATACAAAATGCTTATGGAATACTTTGATTGCACGAGAAGTGAGTTGTATTCAAATATCTATAAAGAACTTGAAGATACATATGACGTAGATATAAATCAAATTCATGAAGATTATTGCTATGAAAATAATTTACTCAAAGATGAATGTTATCCAATGGACGCAATAGAACATCATACTCAACTAAGAGATGCACTAACATTACTTATAGATAGCAGTCTTATTAAATATGGATTACAAACAGAAGAACAAATCAAAAACTTTAAAAGAGAAACATTGTTTGATAGACCAGTAATTAAACAGAGAATAACATATGTAGAAGATAAGATTTAATTCAATAAAATAAAATTAAAAAAGACTATTTTATACAAAATATTTAACACAACAAAAAATGTAATTCAACGAGTGAGAATTGAGCTATGCGAAATTCCACTCGTAATAGTCTGTCTTCTTAAACTGTTGTATATCTTCTTTCAGTTCAGTTGACGTACATCATGGTAGCCTCAAAATTCACATTTCAAAAAAATTGACGTATATGAAAGTAGCCTTTCCCGAACTCTCGTAGGTTTATCACCAAACTATAGAATATTAAACAAAGGAGAAAATTCATGAATACTAAATCAGAATATTTTACTCGTTTCCCCAATGATTATGTACAAGGAAACATAAAAACAAAATATGGAATAAGTCGAAAATTTTACATTACGTATATTCTCATAGACAGATATAGGTCATACGAAGATTTTAGCTGGATAACCATACGGAAAATATTAGAGTTTTATGGTTATAAGACTACAAAACGGAAACCTAAAGCTTTTCATGATATTTTGGATGTATTGGAATATATGATTAACAATAAAATGATTGAAGTAAAGCAAGATTTAGATTCTATTGGATATGATACGGGAATAGAAATCAAAATCATTCCAGAAAATTTCGATGCAACTGAAAATTTTTCAAAAATCACTTCATCTCAATTGGATTTTATAATGATGGGCGAATCGAGTATTAATAAAGAGAATATATTAATGGCATTTCTTTATATCAACTCATACATATATATCCGTCCAAAGAAAAACGACAATGAGGAAATTATGTATAATCCCGAAACTCGACCAGAAGCGTTTTGGAGAAGTATGCAATCTATGGCTAAAGATTTGTCAATGTCTAAAGATACGCTTAATCAATGTCTTTCATATTTGACTTCTAATGTTGATGATAAACAACCACTTCTTATAAAAAAAGAAGTCGGAAGTATTCAACCAGACCCCTCTCAACCACCACAAAATACTCCCAATATATATGTCCTTAATAAAGAGGGTTATGAACAAGAGATTGAATGGGCGATTTATAAAATGTTGCAAATTTACAATGTTGAATCTTTTGGTGAGTTGACCGGCAATTATAAAGATTAATCAAAATTCGTTTTCTCACGGAGAATAATATATTAAGAAAGGAAAACTAAATGAATAGATACAAAGTGACATTTTCAGATGATACAATCATGAGACTTTACGCAAATACAAAAGATGATCTTCCCATCCCCTGTTTTAATGATAAATCAGTTGTTTCAATAGAACGAGATACAGATATGTCGTATATGAAATATATAGATTATATTAAAACGGGAGATTTTATCGGATATGACTATAGACACAGAGAGATTTACAAACACATAACTCCATCCGGTTGTATATATGTGAGAATATCAAAAGACGAAAGTGATGGTGTGTATTATGAATATGCAGATTATCAAGATTATCATGGACAACTTATAATGCCAATAGGTTGGACTTGTACAGACCCTGATAAAGTTTATAGCCTGTTGTTGGCTTCACATATAGGTTATTCAGTTATTCAGTTTAGACGTTTTGGAGAACCAAAATTAACCAAACCCAAGGAACTTAAAGGAATTAAACAATTATGTAGTGTAGATTATATTCCCAAGAAAAATAAATCATCTCTTTTCCTAAAGGAGAATGATGTATATGTAAAACATACAGATTATTTTTCACCAATATGGCAACCACCCACAAATGATTTGGGCAAACCAGTTGCTTATTATCTAAAGAAATATTTCAATCAAACACCAAGTGGGAAAAAGTTTGTGTATGATGATAATTGGTCTTCTATTGTTTTACGGAGTGAGGCTTGGATAAAAATAAGTAACCTAAAAAGTTTTCTGCTAAACAGAGAATATTCAAGTGTAGATATTGCAAGATTGATTTTAGATTTACAAAAGAAAGAATCTCATACTCCTCAAAATCTTACTATTGCTGTCGATTTAGAATGGGAAAGATATTGGCAACGTGTAGTAGAAGGATTAAGAGAATGTATAAATGATTAATTCTTTGACGAATAACTACAACATTAAAACTTTCAGAAAGGCGGTGATGTGTAACATAAGTGAACACAATACATTAATTTCGTTATTTTCTCATTTTAAAGAGAGAATATATATTTAGAGGGCAAAATTCTTAAAATAAAAAAGAGCCATTCCCTATTAAACAGCTCTTGAATCTTTATCTTATCGTGAACCTTCAATCTGAACAATTCCGAATAGGCGGATTGAGATTTCATTATATTCCCCATTGTCTATGAATTGTGCGGTTATTTTGAATCCAAAGTATAGTACAATGAATACTAAAACAACCAATGTAAGACAACCGACAATATGAGCGGCTAAACGATGAGATTTCTTGCACCGTCCTGCGGTGCGGAAAAAGTCAAACAAATTTTGTCCTCTGCCATATGGCAACCACTTGCCATATTCTTTCTACTGGGTGTTTACTCCAACTAAATTGGCTCATGACTTATATACATCTAAAATGTATCGCATTCGGCACTGCCCAGTAGGAAGATTATATCATAATTTCGTTCTTTTTGCAAAATGCAAGGAGAATATATAAATGCATCCTCTATTCCCTATTCCAACAACCAAAAAAGCCTCCGTAAATAAATATGGAGACTCCCTTCTTAGTGACGACACTTGTACTTAAAAGAAAAGTGAATGTCACCGTGATTATATTCGATATTGCAAGTCCCGTCTATGTTGTTTCTATGATGAAATTTGCAAATAATCAGAAACATTGTAAGTGTACATAAAATTAACAATGTTATATAAATATGATTGTTCGCAAATCTTAGGATTTGCAATATCAAATATAATATGTCTCGACATATCGTCATTAAGTTCCTCCTTTATCCGGCAGGAGGAATATGGCAAACAACGCAAAAAAATATCTAGACAATTATAATTATATCATTTGTCTAAGTAAAAATCAAGAAAATTATGTAATTAAGAAAGGAAAATACAAATAACACATGATAACAGATAGATACATACCCGATCCTGCTGAATTTTCAGGAGACATTGATTCATCAGACTTTGAAACAAATACAAGAATGTTTCACACCCTGTCTGACATTGCTGACAGAATAAGAGCTGATGAAAGCTTTAATAGAAGTTGCGAAAAGCAAACTTCTATAATTCGTAATAACAAAAATAAAAACAAAGAATCGTGAGGAAAGGCGATGATTAGTTATAGCTAAGATTCAATACACAATGATGAAACTTCCTATAAGGGAGATTATTAAACAAGAATATGATGTTAAAATTGATAAAAATGAAGCTATGTCAAACGAATATCTTATAAAACAAGGTGATTCAATAATATTTGACCAAATAAAAAGATTGCGAGGATATACTTCGTCCCATATATCCGAGATGGTATTAATTGTAGCCAAAAAGAACCCTAAAACAGAAAAAGAGTTAAAAAGAATCTTAGATGAAGGGTTTTATCTTAATGGAATTCACTATAATCGTTTTGGTAAATCGGCTTCTCAAGGAAAAGATGGAATTACAGCTTTCGTTTGTGATGAAATTTTTGAAGAGTTATATATGATTACTCAAATGGATATTCCTATTGACGAATGCGTCATTTCAAAGTATGAAGCTCAAAGATGTCTCCCATTTAGTTCTTGTACTCTTATTGAAGGATATATGCCTAATATCGTAATAATTGGTGAATACGAAAAAACTCTTTCCAACCAATTAATCAAATATGTTGTAGAAAAAAAGAAAGAGTTTACTGATAAAGCCACTGGCGAAATAAAATCTTATATTTCTCGTGAAATAGAAGAAGGTTATAGAGATATTCGCCTATCCCCTTTTGATGGATGTGGTTGTCACGAATTAGAATTTACACAAGAGATAAGTAAACAGTTGAATTTGGATTATAATGTCATAGGAACTCAAGTGAGATTACCTTTTATAAAAGGTTATTCTATATATGTGCCATTCCGTGAAATTTTGAAAGAATGGGGATATGAGTTTATTACTGATATTTATGGTCGTAAACATAATGTTGATGATATAGATTGTATTTGGAATATTTCTATGTTCAAAGGTCACAAATTTTTTAAATCTAAATATGGTAATGATGCATGGGAAAAATATATGCAAACAATAGCCAAATATCATTTTAAACTTGGAATAAGTAAATATAGTCATCATGTTAAACACTTAAATAAATACACCAGAATGAATTTTCAATATCTTCAATGTTTAGACTTGTGGAATCCTAAATATATTGAGGCTTATGAAAACAAAAATAAAAAAGAATATGATATTTTAGACGGTGATAATAAGGGTAAAATAATTGAAATAGCCCAATACACTACATCTTTATTCGAGAAAATTATTAAAGGTGATAAATTTTATACCTATAAATTTATGGGTGTAAACGATACTGAAAATTATGAACCCGACAGTAAGTATCTTGAGGCTGCATTAATCAACGATGTTATGTTAAAAGATCCAGCTATCAAACAGTTCATTTACAGAAAATTAAAAAAAGCTATTGATGAGGCAAAGGTCGGGAAAATATATTGTTCAGGATTTTATCATACTGGCGTCGGAGATATGATTGGATATTTACAATATGCAGCAGGATTAACACCGGTTGGTTGTTTAAACGAAAGAGAATTTTATAGCGCCAATTTTGAACAAGGTGATTGTGTGTCATTTCGTTCTCCATTGGTAGACCCTTCTGAAGTTAATAAGATAAAAATTGTTCGTAATGATATTATCAACAAATGGTTTAGACATTTTCAAGATCAGGATGTTGTAATGTTTAATATGTATGATATTTCAGCACCTCAACAAGGCGGGGCTGACTTTGACGGAGATATTTTCTTACTATGTAATGACCCTATTATCATAAATTCTAAAATTGATAAGTTGATTATTTTAGATATTGAAGATAAAATTACGGCAAAATCAAAGCCATATACAAAAGAGAATCTTATTGAATATGAGGTAATGACACGTGATAATCGTATAGGTGAAATTACAAATGTTGTTACCGGCATTGAGAATAAATACACTACCAATGATGAAGTTAAGCAATTATATTCAGATTATTGTTCTTTATTACGAATTTTCCAAGGCAAAGAAATTGATTTTCTAAAAACTGGTTTTCGTTGGCATATGAATAAAGGTCTTCGTAAATATTTAAAACAACTTCCCTATTTCCTATTATATAATTATCCTAAAAAATTAAAAACCTACTTCTCTATAGTCGAAAAGAATAAAAATAAAGCACCCGAAGATAAGCTCCCTTTAAACGCATATCATTCCCCTTCCCCTATGAATGAATTATGTGATTACATATGTAGTTGGGAAAAACACAATATTCTATGGGATAATTGTTTGTCAGATTTAGTTGATACTCGATGCTTAATTGTTAACAATGATATTGATTTATCTGATAAAAAAGTAATAAAGATATGTCGTAAATACATTAATGAATATGCCGAGGCAATGCGTAGACATATGAATTTGAAAAATGAAGATTTCGATTTGAATTCAGTTATTGATAGTTTTAAAGATAGTTTATCAAAAGAACTTGGTATTGATGAAGAGACAATTGCAAATTATGTTATAAAAACTTCATACAATTCTTTTTCAATCAGTAAATCATTTGCGTGGTCTGCTTACGGAGAATATATTATTGAAAATTTGAAAAATAATACTAATCCAAAGAAAAATATCTCTATCCGTGAAGTTCCATATTATACGGACGGTGCATATGAATACCTTGGTAAGTATTATGAATTTGAGGTAGGTGATTCATATTTACAGTTGTGATGATACTTATCTTTATGAAATAATTGAAGATTATAAGAGTGTCAATTTCTCTAAAAAAGATGAGATTTTCACAAATTTTTGTGATTCAATATGGCATTCAGAGAATAAAAGACGTACATACAAGAAACATATTACATTTTCTGTTGCTCCGAATATATTAAATACAGAGATAGGACAAGTATTTGATATATGGTCATCTGTTGAATATCGTTATTATAAAGTTATGACAAAAGATGGAGACTGGCAATCTATCATACGTCAAAAAATTAATAACCTATATACTCGATATTTTGATAAAAATGTTATTTTGTCTGAACAATATATGAATTTGCTTAAAACCCCTAAAAAATTGTATTATGATTATTTACATGGAGTGGATATGGATTCTTCAGAATTAACAACAATCATTGATAATGCAATGGATGATGCTAATAATTTAAAGATTAAATTACAAAAAGAAAAAATGTCTTTAAGTTGGGTTAAATATAAAAAAATAATTGAAGAATTTTTAAGAAAAGCTTTTGATAATTGCAAGTTAATTGAAGATTTTGAGAACAAAACAAAATTAAATAACATATATGATTTTATGACAGAAGACCACTTCTATGTAGGTTACATTAATAAAACCTTAGAAGGAGAGTTAATGAAATATCAAAAAAGATATTATGGATTACCTCAAAATTCAAGAAAAGGTTATATTCGATGCAAACTATGTGGAGATATGATTGTGCGCACTAATAATAAGAAAATGTATTGTGAGAAATGTGCAAATGCTAAGGAAAAATATCGAAAACGTAATAATGCATATAAATATCGAAAAGTAGCGAAATAGAAAATTCTACTTTTTCGCATACCTAAGCCATTTACACGCATTTTTATGTGTGTATATATAAGATATGGGTAGCAAAGTAACTGAAAATATCGTTATGTGCTGACTTGGCTATTATGTCTTGTTGACACATAACGTAAAAAATGAATCCAACGAATGCTTTGTTATGGGTACAAAATAACTCGGTGTAGATTGGTTAGTCACCATGCCGAGATTATATGAATGTTGAGTATTGACATAGAAGGATACTTTTATGTAGGTACTTTTGGTATATTGTGAGATATATCAAGTAGACGGAAACTGTCAATAACAAATATAAGTGCAAAACATTATCGCAGCAAAAAGTAGATTTCAGGACGTTGGTATAATAGACGCTCACTCGGTGAGAAGAATCTTGAGGCTTGCTAGGTGGAACTGTGCAAGATTGTAGAGAAAATCCAAATAAGCCAATTGTGTCGTTGATACGCAGAAATGTGTGTATAAGCCCTGTTTATCGTCCGAGTAGCCCAAATCGACATTAAAATAAAACACATATAATAGAAGAATTTATAAACAAAAAATCTTTTCTGAATGACATGGGTGAAAGATAGAGGTAATCAGTCCTCTTTATTCTTGATGCTTAATGCATTGCTATAGAAGTAATGAGGTAGCTCCTTATTGCTCAGACTATAGCAGATAATGACTGAATATTGGTACGATTTTGTGTTTGTAAGGCGAAGGTCTGTTTTGTGTTCATTATAAAGCATTTGTTGGATTAATGAATGTAAAATCAATATGCTTATAAGTAATAATACTACTATTTGCGTAATTGAATAAAAATTCAAAGCCATTGGTGATATTTCACCAGTGGCAATCCCGTTTCTTTTTAATTTGAAGTTTAATTATTAATGAATTATTCTTGTATTTTCTTTTAAATTGTGGTATTATAGAGATGGAAGAGATAAATTATATTTTTCGGCATATAATATATTCATTGATTTTAAAGGAGATGAATGTATGTCGAGCGAGAATGAAAGATTTGGTGATATTATGCCTGTAATTATTGAAAGAATTATAAGATTTGAAAGAGCTGAAACGGATGCCTTTATTAAACAACAAAATAAACGACTTGCTCAATTAAGAGCAATAGAACGAAGAAAAAAAGAAGGTAAAAGAATACAAACGAAGCCAATAATCGAAGAATTACAACGTGCAGGCATTTTAGATGAGAATGGTGATTTGGCTATACCTTATCGTGACGAGGAATAGCAGTATGAATAATACTAATGAAAAATCTCATTTGATGTATTCTACTCTCCCAAACATAATTATTGGGTTTCATGGTTGTGACCAAGAAGTTTTTAATAAAATATTATATGAGCATAAACCATTTAAGCCTAGTACAAATGAATATGATTGGTTAGGTAATGGAATGTACTTTTGGGAGCAAAATTTGGAACGTGCATGGGAATGGGCTACTTGTGGAATGACTAATCCTAAATTAAAAATTGAGAAACCAGCTGTAATTGGTGCAGTGATTGATTTGGGATATTGTTTGAATTTACTTGATAGTTATAATATACAAATGTTAAAGTTGCAATATGAACTTTTCACTGCTAAAATGTCTATTCTTGATAAACCTACTCCGAAAAATAAAAATGTTAAAGGTAACAATGATTTATTATTACGATATTTGGATTGTGCTGTTATAGAAGATCTGCATAAAGATATGAAAGATAATGGTTTAAGACCTTATGATTCTGTCAGAGGAGTTTTCTTAGAAGGCAATCCTATCTATGAGACCTCTGGATTTCGAGAACAGTCTCATATTCAAATCTGTATTCGTAATCCAAATTGTATAAAAGGTTTCTTTGCTCCGAAAGAAATTGATGATAGTTGGCATACACCTTAATTTAATAAAGAAAATACAGTTAGAGTCAGTTATAGTAACTGGCTCTTTTTTTTGTGCAAAAATATAGCAGGTTGGTGTAAAAGTAGCATATAAGACTCATTATCTTATGATAGACGTGCAATTCGTCTACCTGCCCCCATTAAGTGATATTTCATTGAGCATTTCACACGTACAAAAGAAATGCACGCCCTTTGTGGCAAATTTAATAGAAAGAAGTGAAAGGCAATTAAACCCGTTTCCAAAGAAGAATTGAATATCCTCATTAAAAATGGCATTATCGTCAGAAGTTCGAATGGTTATATTGACCCTGAAACACATTTTGTTGTAGGGCATTACAGAACAAAAGGCGGTGCTGGTCGTGTATATATTGAGGATGTGTATGCTGATAAGGCAAAAAAATTATATTTGAAAGGATAAGAAGGACATATGGCAAAGATAACAAAGGCAGTTTCTTTAAAGAATGCGGAAATAAATATGGAAGATATGACAATCACTGAAACAACAAAAGATGATATAAAAGTATATTCATTGGACAAGTTGTTGGCGGACTGGAATCATATAAGCGGTATCTCTCTTACGATTAAGCAGGACAATGATATTCCTGCCGATGAATAAGCGTAAGGGCGGTGGACGTTATTAAGTTTGAAAGACTTCAAGATGAAACTGAGGAAGAACTTATTTACAGAATTTGTTCTCAAAAAGACATAATAGGAACTTGGTCTGACGTTGCAGTGGTAATCAATAAATTAACAGGAAACGATTTTGGCGAAAGTACATATCGAAAGAAGTTTCAATCTTTCCAAAAAATGTTAAATGCAAATCAGAGTAAGTTTAGTGAGTCAAGTGAGCAACTCAAAGAGATTGAGTTGCAAAAGCGTGAGTTGGAACGTGAGAAGATAAAATTCAGAGATGAACGAAATGCTTGGCAAAAGCAAAATTATATTGATGCCCGTGTGGAACAAAAGTTAGATTTATTGGAAGAACAATTACTTTCACAAGGTAAAGTAAATTTTGAAAAGCATGGTGATGTAAATATATCGTCTAATAACGACATACTTGTAATCCTTAGCGATTTCCACATTGGACAAACCTTTTCTTCTCCTTGGGGCGATTATAATTCTGATATTGCTAAGAGAAGATTAAGTCGGTTATTAAGCGAGATTATAGAAATACGTCAGTTATACAATTCTGAAAACTGTTTCATTTCGTTGCAAGGTGATATGTTGAGTGGAAATATTCATAAAACAATTCAAGTCACTAATAGAGAAAACGTTATTCAGCAAATTAAAATTGCCAGTGAATTGATTTCTTCTTTTTGTTATGAATTGAGTAAACATTTTGCGGAAGTTTATATGTCAAGTGTTGTAGGCAACCACTCAAGAATAGATAAAAAAGAAGAAGCATTGCACGATGAAAGACTGGACGATTTAATCACTTGGGGCGTAAATTTATCTTTGAAACATATAGAAAATTTCCATATGTTAAACAACAATCTTGACAACGGCATTTCTTTGATGGAGATTCGAGGTAAAAATTATATTAATGTGCATGGCGATATGGACGCATATAGTAAGAATGGTGTTTCTAACTTATGCATGTATCTTGGATATATTCCATATGCAATTACGTATGGACATCTTCATACTTGTGCAGTAGACGAAACAAATGGAATAAAAATGATTCGTGGAGGTAGTCTTGCAGGAAGTGGAGATTCATATACGATTGAGAAACGATTGTCGGGAAAGGCATCACAGATGGTATGTGTGTGTAATAAAAATGGAGTAGTATGCTACTACCCTATTGAGTTAAATTAAAAAAATAATTGTAAGAATGAAAGGAAAATTAATTATGAAGAAAAACGATATTATTATAACTTATGCAGAAAAGAACAATGTAACAAAGAAGGCAGCAACAGAAGTTGTTGGTTCAGTTATTGATATTATAAAGGACGGCATTTTGACAGAAGGTGTTGTTGATATTACTGGTTTTGTAAAGTTGGAGAAAGTATACAAGGAAGCAACAACAGCAAGAAATCCTCAGACTGGTGAATCTATCGCCGTGCCATCAAAGTATATTCCAAAGGCAAAGTTCAGTTCAACATTTAAGAGAGAAGTTAACGAATAATAGCGAGGTTTTAACATATGAAGAATTACATAGTAGATGATATGGAAACTTTGGTTGATGATATTATATTTGAACTTGATCATCAGTCAAAAGTATTTAAGAATATATCGGTAATTGGACATTATGAAGATATTGAACCAATTATAAAAGAATTGGCTCGTTATGATGATGTTTACTTCATATCACTTGAGATAGGCTTGAGTGGCGTGATTGATTATGACGACGAATATATTTTGTCTATCAATAATGATTATGAGGTTTTCGTTGAACCGGCTAAGAGAAATGGTAAGTATTTCAATTATGATAGTGAGGTACTATATATTTTCAGTGATTGCTCGTCAAAACTGATTCATTGTAATTTAAATAAAAATACGGAAGTATATGAAGTGGATTATGCTGACGAAGTTGAAGAAGACTATGAAGATGAGTTGATTGATGATATTGATGACGGCAAGTATGTTGTTGTTAAATCAAATTTGAGTGACGATGAGATTAAAGATTTACTTGGTAGAGTAAGAGACAATCTTAACCATATGGATGAATGTTTTGCGGAAATGGACAGAATTCGTGAAATATTCGGTTGGTGAACTATATGAATTGTGAGAGTGTGTGAGAAATTGCACACTCTTTTTCTATGGGCAAAATGGCTTCTTTGTCGAGGTTCGATTCCTTGATTGCTCGAAATGTTATGTTTTTTTGTTTACGGAACGGAGAATATGTTAGTAGGTCAATCAGTTAGATTGGTAAAGAAAATTATAAGCAACTTGCTTATTTCTACCTCTATTGGTGGAGTCATGAATAGGGTAAATTCCTATCACACCAACAATGGAGAGATTTGCGGGATAGTCACCCGCCCTCTCCTTTTATTACTATATTTTTTTTGTATTGATAAAAGGAGGATTTTTAATGAACAACAATTTGATGATGTTTGAGGGGAATGATGTAGAGGTATTTGAGTTGAATGGACAAGTTCTGTTTAATCCAAAACATGTGGCTAAAGTTTTAGGGATTAAAAATGTCAATGACAATCTGCGAAAAATGAATAAAAGCCAAGTAGTTAAGGTTAAAAATTCGGAAGTCGGTAATGCCGATATCCGAAAATTGAATAATGCCGGCGAAAATTTTCTTACCGAAAGTGGCGTTTATAAACTTATATTTACAAGTCGAAAGCCAGAAGCCGAGAAATTTTCAGATTGGGTTACAGACGAAGTTTTACCTACAATTCGTAAGACAGGCGGATATGTAAACGATGATGAAACATTTATAAGCACATATCTTCCTTTTGCTGATGAGCAAACAAAGTTATTGTTTTCAACAACTTTAGCTACTGTTCGCAAGCAAAATGAAGTCATTGAGGCTCAAAAGAATGAGATTAATCACAAGCAAGAAGTTATTAATGGCTTAACTGATGATATTGATGTATATAAGAAGAAAGATGTCATTAATAGAATTTGTAGACGTAGAAGTGGTAATTATGCTAACAGATACAAAGAATTGTATAAGTGTTTTAAGGAAAATTTTCATGTCGATTTAGAAGCAAGGTGTGAAGGATATAATTTAAAGCAAGTTAAGCGGAAAGATAAATTGTCAGTTATAAAATATGCTGAGTTATTTGGTTATATTGATGACTTATATTCGTGTTGTACAAAATTATTTGAAGCTGAAATCGACGAAGTATTAGACCAGATTAACACAATACATAGTAAATAAGATTCACGAAAGAAGTAGTTTCATTTCATTTGATGTGATTCTACTTCTTTTTTTGTTATGCATAGGAAGGAAGTGATTTTTATGGCAGAACGTGCAAAACGTATACAAATGTATGATGAAAACAAATTTCAAAACATAAATCCCGAAACTCTAAAATTATTTCAAAAATATCAGATAGATATGTCTATCCGTGATTTATCTAAAAATACAATTGATGCTTATAATGCAGACTTGAAACAATGGTTTATTTTTATGTACGACCATCAGTTTAACTTATCTGTTTTAGAGGCAACCGAAGATGATATTACGGAATATTACTATTGGAGAAAGCAACAAGGTAATAATGTAAATCGTCAAAAGAGGGTTATGGCTTCGATTTCTGCATTCTATAAATTTCTTCGAAAAAAGAAACTCATAAGAGAATCACCGACTGAGTTTATAGATAGACCTAAAGCCGGACAACCCATTACAGTGCAAACATATCTTACAAAGGAACAAGTGCAATTAATGAGAGAAAAACTTGAAGAATATGGTGATATTCAATTACAAGCATATGCCTTTCTTTCGTTAACCACTATGGCACGAGTAAATGCTGTTGCCAATTTAAAATGGAAACAAGTTAATTTAGAAGAGAGAATTTGCACTGACGTTATTGAAAAAGAAGGTAAAATTGTAGAATTGAGTTTTTCAGTTGAAACAAAAAATTATCTTGAGAATCTGATTCAATATCGCAAAGAAAATAATATTGATGATCATGGGTGGTTGTTCATTACACCTTATGTTACTGAAGATAAGCCAATACGAAACAGCACGTTGAATGATTGGTGCAAAAAGATTGGTGCAATGATTGACGTTCCTACCCTACATGCCCACGATTTCAGGCACAGCTACGCCACGCTACTCAAGAACGCCGGCGTAAATTTGGAAGACATTTCCACTATGTTGAATCATGCTGGAACGGATGTAACTAAAAAGTTTTACATCAAAACTGATACTACCAAGGTTAGAAAATTAAAGGATAGTATTCAGATTTAACAACCCAACAAACAACAATCACAAAGAAAGAGTAGGTATCCCCTGCTCTTTTGTTATATTACGAAAGGAATCAATGATGATAACTTTAAATAAATACGGAAATCGTGAAAACAGAGTTTGGCTTGAATTGTATGGCTTGTCAACTGACGAAAAACCAATTGAGAAGTTTGATGATATTTTCATAGGAAATTCAAGTACATACTATGAAATGGACACCAAAAATACATTTATGTATGACGAGGAAAATAAGAAATGGTGGGAAGTATAAAATGGACATTATAACACTTGCGGCTGCAAAGAAATACACAAAAGAAACCGCCGAAGGTCTTGGTGCTATTAAAGGACAAGACGGAGTATCCCCTACTATTTCAGTTGAGGACATTGACGGTGGTCATAGAGTAACTATTCAAGATAAAGACGGTATAAAATCATTTGAAGTTTTGAATGGCGATGGAGAAAATATTAAACCAATTTCCAATGAAGAGATTGAGAATTTATTTAAATGATTATAATTTGTACATGTTTACAATTTTAATATATTGTTATATAATATGTATGAAAGGAGTTTATGATTATGAAAATCAAAAAATATGTAAAAAAGCCAGTAGTGGTTGAAGCATATCAAACCGATAGAGAAATAACGATTCATACATTAGAAGGAGATTTAATGGCAAGTGTCGGAGATTATATCATCACTGGCGTTAACGGCGAAAAATATCCTTGTAAACCAGATATTTTTAAAAAAACATATGAAGAAGTAAAAGAGCAATAAAATTATTGCTCTTTTGATGTATCATGGGATAATTCAGTCCATGTTTGAAATTCTTTAGTCATATATTCTTCACAAGTTGAAACTAGTAATTTAAATCGTTTATTGTTATCAGTAGTTTTAAACTCATTTGTTTGAGTAAAATATCTATGTAATATACTTTTTAAAATTTCACAAGAAGATCTATATTCTATCCATAAATTTCGATATTCGCATAAATATAAAATAGACAATAATACTGCTGACCCAGTGCTGGCAATACTAATCAAGATTTTAGTAATAATTGATATTATTTTTATATCATATTGTTCAATTAAAGACAAAATCGGAATAATTGCAGTCGATATTGTTGAGATTATTGTTAGTCTTTTAAACATAGTCTGCTTTTTTATAGCTTGTTTATCATACCAAATAATTTGATTAATTAATCTATTATAAATATAATTTTGCTCGGTTGACGAGCATTTTTTTAAATAGTCTTGATATTCTTTAAATATATAATTATCTTTCATAATTTATTTAGGATATACTTGCACCTTTTCGGCTATTGGGGAAGTTCGTTTTTGGAAAGCCTTTTCTATATACTGTTCTGGGTCGATACAAAAATCTTCCCATTTTACAAGAACACAATATCTATCATCTTCTTTCCAAGCACATTTGTCTGATGGCTTTGGAAGATAATAATTATAACAAAATTCGTATATTGTTGTATCACAATTAATTTTTACAATACTATGTGCTTCACCACAAATTGCACAAGTATATGAACCTTGATATATTTTCGATTCCATATTAGGTAGTACAACACCCAGGATACCATTTCTTGTATTGTTTTTACCGTTATACAAAGAGGCTTGAAGTTCTCGTTTTATATAGGTTTGATCAACATTTGGTGAATTTTCGGCACTTTGTGTTCCAATTAAGCAAATTGTAACCGTTGAATCAGATAAATAATCTTCTCTAATTTTTCGCATTATATAATCTTCGTCTTCAGATTGAATTGGCTCGTTTAAAGACTTATCTATCATGTCTATGTCTAATTGTTCTTGAATGTATTTTTTATATTCAATATCTTGAGTTTTAAATGATATAAAACATTTATGTTTTGTCGTATTCTCCAATTTAATTCTTCTTTCGTTGTATATTATAACTTGAAATCATTATATCACCATATATGGTAATTGTCAACTTTTTACTACTATTGTGTTTTTTTTATAAATTTATATATATGGTCATAAACGGTCGGCGTTTTTAAGTTCTTTCGATGGGACGTGACTAGTAAAAATGAGATAAAAAATAGTTGAAAAGGAGGAATATCTATTTGGCAGGAATAAAATCAAGAGAAGAAAGCATTCGTGAAGAAATGGACGCTCCTCTTAATTTAGATGTTAATGTCGATGTTAGAATACCAAAGTCTAATCAAATGACGGAAAAAAAATATAAATGTACTTGCTGTGGGGCTTCTTGGGATACGCAGAAAAATCACTTTTCTAAATCAGCAGATGTATTATGGCAAAGCAATGATGGCTATATTCCTATTTGTAATTCATGTAGAGACGCTTACTATTATAAGCTTGTTGATTTATTTAATGGTAATGAAAGTAAGGCAATCGAATATTTTTGTATGCAATTTGGTTGGGTGTACGATATTGAAGGACTAAAAGCAGCAAAGCAAATATCGGCAGATAGATCACGTATTAGCCATTATGGTGCGAAGAAAAATTTGGGACAAGTTGCAAATATCGGCAAAACATATTTCGATTCTATGAAATATCATTATTTGCAAAAGCAAAGTGAAATAATTACATCTCGTGAGCAAGCAAAATCAGAAACTTCAACAATTTCCGCTTCTGCTGTTGACAGGTGGGGTATTGGATTCACGGAACAAGACTATAAAAATCTTGATGAACATTACCGTATGTTGAAAAAAAATAATCCGAATTGTGATAATAATCAAGAAATCTTTATTAAAGATTTATGCAATATCAATATGTTAAAAATTCATGCTTTGCAATCAGGCGATTCAAAGGAATATGCTTCTCTTGTTGAGCAATATAGCAAGACATTTAAACAGGCAGGTCTTAGGACAATAGAAGAAAAAGATAATAGTAATGATGAATGTTTAGGCGTTACTCTTGCAGCAATTTCTCAATATACACCTGAAGAGTATTATAAAGATAAAACACTGTATAAAGATTTTGATAATATTGGTGATTACTTTGATAGGTTTGTAAAACGACCTTTGAAAAATTTGATGTTTGGAACAAACGAAAGAGATAAAGAATATCACGTAGAGGAAGATGATGGTATAGATGAATAAACAATTTAAATATGCGGACGATAAGCAAAAAAATCTATACAAAAAATTCCCATCTACTCATTATCTTAGTAATCCAGACAATGTAGACCATGTTTTATTGTGGAATACGTTTTTTAGAAGGAATCTTCATCGATTGGCAACCGATTATCTTGGCATTAAACTACATTTCTATCAAGCAATAATTTTATATTTTATGGGTATATCTCAACTCATTGCTATTATTGCATCTCGTGCTGCGGCAAAAAGTTTTATTATTGCTTTATTCTCTTGTTGTAGAGCGATAACTCGTCCATATTCCCGTATTGTTTTAGGTTCGGCTACCCGTGGACAAAGTAAATTAATAATTTCTGAGAAAATTGTTAATGAACTTATGGAAATGTCTCCTGCACTACGTAAAGAAATTCGTAGTATAAAAGACAGCCAAAATGAATCTGTTGTGTATTTTAAAAATGGAAGTACCATTAAGGTGTTTACTGCAAATAAATTTGCAAGAGGTCTACGATCCCATGTCGCTGTACGTGAAGAGTGTATGCAGATTGAACAAGATGTAGATAATTCGGTTATTTCACCATTCCAAACAATTAGGCAAGCTCCCTATATGTTAGAGGCTTGTTATTCTTCTATTGAAGTATTGAAGGAAGACCCTCAAGATGTTTATATAAGTTCATCATGGTTTGATGGTCATTGGGTTTGGGAAAAAATTGTTGATCCTAATTTTAAAGGTATGTTGAATGATAAAAATGTTTGTGTATTAGCTTTTGATGAAAGTATAACATTAAAACATAATATTAGAACGCAAAAGCAAATGCAGTTAGAAAAACAAAAGCAAGACCCTATTACATTTGCAATAGAATTTTTGAATTTGCGTCCAAAACAAAATGCATCGGCATTTTTCACATATGATATTCTTTTAAAAAATCAAGCATTAAAGAGGGTATTCTATCCAAGAAACAATGACGATGTAAGATTAAAGAACAAGAATAAATATGCCATTCCAAAATTGGATGGTGAAATTAGAGTTGTATCATGTGACTTTGCATTTGTCGCTGGAGATAAAAATGATAATTCTGCTTATTGTTGTATTAGGGCAATTCCAGAAGCTACGACATATTCAAATGGCGATGATGAGTTACAAATAAAACAAGGTTATCGTAGAGAATATTCGTATATAGAAGCACCTAAAGGTGGGGATACAACATTGCAAACAATACGAATTAGAGAACTATTTGACGATTTTGAGGCTGATTATTTTGTAGTTGATGCCAGAAATTCAGGATCTCAAATTGTAATTAATCTTGGAAAAGTTTTATTTGATGAAGAACGCCAAATTGATTATAGTCCAATGAAAGCCATGAACAATGATACATATTCAGGTGTTGTTGCCGACCCAAATGCGAAGGAATGTATTTATACAATAAATGCCACTCAACAATTAAATAGTGATATGGCGTATGCATTTAGGCGAAATTTGCAAGAAGGTAGAATAAATTTTTTAGTTACTCCTACCGTAGCAAAAGATGAAATTCTTTTAAGTAATAAGGATTATGCTAATGAATTTGACGTTGATAAACAGTTTGCATATGAAAAACCGTTTTATGAAACTCAAGCATTAATAAGCGAAACCGCTGAATTATTGTATGAAAAAAATCCACAAACTGGTACAATTAAAGTCCATGAAAAAGGTGCAAATACAAAAGACCGTTATGTTGCGGCTGCAATGGGTTCATATTTTATAGACCAATTGGAGATGGATTTGGTTAGTAATTCAAGTGATTATGAATATACCACATTAATTAACTGACGAAAGGGGTGTTTAGTACGGACAACAATACAAAACATACAAGAGATAGACCAGATGAAACAAATTCAGTTTCTCAACAAGAAGTCAATAATTCTTATGAATTCAATAGCTATTTTAGTACATTGCCGGTGAACGATTATAGTTCAATCTTTGGTTGTAACCTATATACAGAATTTACGCCAGAGGAAATTCGTGCTATTGTAAAAGATCCGATAGCAAATCATTCGCTTACCCGTAAGCTTGCGATGTTTGTTTATAACAGCGAAGGTGTAGTTACAAATACCATTGATTATATGGTTGCATTGCCTTGTTTAGATAGAGTGGTGTATGGGAAAAAGCGGAAGTTTAGTAAAACAAAGCTTAACAAAAATAAAGACCTAATGCTTTCGACTTTGGAGGCTATTCAGGACAAGCAATTTATTCGTGATGCTCTTTTCACAGATATGAACGAAGGAAATTGTTTTTATTATTTTGAAACGACAAAAAAAGTCAACGATGCTACAAAAGCATTATCTGACTATGATGTTGAAAATATTATAGAACTTTGTGATTTGGGAATAAATGCTTCACTTATTCCCCTGCCTTATGAATATTCAAAAATAGTAGGACGAAAAAATAACAGGAACGTTATTGCTTTTAATTTAAGGTATTTTCTTGAGCAATGTGTTACAAAGGCTGAACGTGACCGTAAGTTAAAGAAGTATCCTTCAGAAATTCGCAAAGCATATTCCAATTGGGAAAAAGGTCGATATTCTTCAAATAATTGGATTGTATTAGACAATAAGCATACCATTGCTCACAAAATAAAATGTAAAACGAGCGAGCCTTGGGGACGCCCATTGGCGATTGCTGCAATATCAGATATTTTGTACCAAAATGAATTCGTGGATACAAAAAGAAACGTATTGCGTGAATTAAATAATCGTATTGTTGTTCAGACATTGCCTGAAGGCAAAGATAAAGGTAGTTGTGCATTGACAAAATCTCAACAGCAAGACCAACACGATAAAGTCAAACAAGCAGTTATGACTAAGAATAATCGTGGTGGAACTTCATTTTTTACGGTGTCCGCAGGCACAAAAATCGAGTCTTTAGATGTTGGCACTGCTGATATTTTTGATCAAAAAAATGAAGGTGATTTGACTGATAAAATTGCTATGGATTTGGGTATGGCTGCACAATTATTAGGTGCTTCATCAACAGGTACTTTTGCAAATGGTCAGAGCAATTTGGAAATGATTAACGCACAATTATATATGTGGATTCAAGAATTGCAAAATGAACTTAATTACGTTATAAATGAAAATATCATAAAAGATAAACGTAATAGAGTTGAAGTGTATTATCTGCCTACTTCATTGGTAAATAGACAACAATTCTTTGAAATGATGAAGAGTTTATATTTGCAAGCTTCTGGGTCTATGACTATGCTTGTTTCAAGCACCGGAATTAATCCTGATGTCTATTTTAATATACTCGATGAAGAATATGATAATAAAATATTTGATAAGTATATCCCCCACCTTACAAGTAACAACATTTCTAAAGATGATAATGTGGGTGGTAGACCAAGCGTGGATAATCCTACAAATGAGAATACAATACAATCACAAAGTAACGGAGGAAATAATCTTCCGAGTCCCAGTGACAAAACATAAAACTTAATATCGAAAACGGGTCAACTATTTGTTGGCTTATTTTATTGCAATTTTTTAGGAGGGTTAATAATGGCAGCTTTTGAATTGTCAGAAAAGAAATATAAAAATGGTAGACGAGCTTTTACTGCCGTTTTGTATGAATTGCAACCTCCAGAATGTGTAGTAGATGATGTTGGTACTAAATACAACAAAAATGGCATTACATTTCTTGAAGAATATTGTGCTCCGCAACTTGATAGTATCAAAGATATGAGTGTAACCGTAGAGTTTTTAGATGATGAGAGAACACAAATTAGCGGGCATGGATTAACCGGAATTGAAGATGGTATGCCCGTATTTGATAATGCTACGATTGTTGGACATTTTACAGAGGGATACATTCAAGATATTGAAACTGACGATGGCACTAAAAGAGTTGTTATTGGTAAGGGATATTTAGATGAGATGAGATACCATGCTTTTGTTGAACAACTTGAAACTGATGTAAACAATGGTGTGTCAGTTGAAGGTAGCATTGAAATATATAAGTCAGAAGGTAATGACGGAATTGTATATAAAAATGGTTATTTGGACAAAGGGCGTATTCCCATAGACTTTGTTCATTCAGGATGGTCTATGGTTACATCGGCAGCAGATTCTACTTCTACTCTGATAGAGTTAAATGAAAAGAAACAACAAAAGGAGGAAAACGAAATAATGGATATAAATGAAGTAAAAGAAGCTATTCAATCTACTATATTAGAGCTTAATGATAAAACACAGTCTTATGAAACTAAAATAGCAGAACTGAATACAAAAATTGAAGAAAAAGATGCTGAAATTGCTGAAAAGGACACAAAGATTTCAGAACTTAATGCATCTATAGAACAAATTCAAGCAACGCTTGATAAACTAAATCAAGACTACGAAATATATTGGGCTGAAAGAAGTGTTCTTGAAAGCGAACTTGCTAAAGCAAAAGTGGCTGAAAAGCTTGGTGAATTAGATTCTGCACTTGGTGAATTTAATTCGGATGAAAAGGAAATCGCAAAGGAAGATATTGAAAAGTTAAAAACAGAGATTAATTCTGCTGAAAAGAAAGAAGACCTTGAAAATGTAACTTCAGAAATCAATTCAATCAAGTCTAAGATTTGTATGAACATTGTGGCTCAGCAAAAGAAAGTAGAAAAGAAAGTATCAGAGATTAATTCAAGAAATTCTGAAACAGATGTTGAAGATATATTTTCTGAAGTTTGTACAGAAAACAAAACAGAAGATAAAGACTTAAATATTTTTTAAAATAAGAATTTAAACTCGACAACAGTGTCGGGTCTTTTTAGTTAGGAGGAAAATTAAATGGCAATTAAATTTAGAACGATTGGTCAGATAGAACATGGTGTTTATCCATTTGAAAACGCTGTTGCATCAGTAGATACATTTAATGGCGCTTTTGGTACAGTAACAAGCGGTGCATTTACAGTAGCAAAGAGTGCGTCAAAGGCTATTATGCTTGTCGAGGTTGGTGATGATGCTGGTATGTCTAAGTATGCCGTAGCAAAGAATTCTCAAGTTAGAGTTATAGATTTGGCAAAACTTGATGGACAAGAGATTGAAGTTTATGATTATCCACTACCAGATAAGATTGAAAAAGGCAATAAACTTGTTTCACAAGAAGATGGTTCACTAAAGGTAGATGCAGGTGTATCAAGTACAGCTTTTTATCTTGAAGTAAAAGAATTTATCGGGAACAAAGACGGCGTAGTTGTACTAGTTCACGGTGCAACAGCCTAATTAAATAAATTACAGAGGAGGATCAAATATTATGTCTTATACATTTGAACTAAACAATGAAAGAAAAGACGCTAACAATGTTAGTGGTAAGGTAAATGCTAAGTCACCAGTTGTTGAAATATTCTCAGCAATGGCAAATGGTAAAGATTTGTCACGTTTCGGCAATAAGGCTGACGTTGCTGCGAAATACATAATGGAACTTAATTCAAAAGCTGTAAATGGCGATACAAAGGCTGTTTCAGAATTGAATGAAATCAGACGTTTCGCAATGGAGCCGGTGCTTATGAAGGAAGTTAAGTTACTTTCAATCTATGGTAACTATAAGAATATCGGTTACAACGAATCATGCGAAGTTGAAGTTCCTGATTTTGCAAATATAGATGCTAAAATGCAAGCCGCTGGACAGGACGTTACATTCCCTGTTATCAAAAAGAAACGTGTGCCTGTTGCTACAACAACAATTTCTGGTGGTTATGCAGTAGATTATAGAAAGGCTGCTTTGGGCGATATGAGTGATGAAAATGAACTTCAAGAACAAGTTCGTGTTCAAATCAGAAATAAAGCTGCAAAGTATGTTGTTGAAACAATTTATAATGCAATCAAGAATGCCAAAGGAGTTAAATACTTTATTGAAGATTCTGGTCTTACAAAGACAGACGTAGATAAAGTTATTTCAGACGTAAGACGTTTTGGTAAACCAACAATTTCAGGCGATTATGCCCTAATTTCACAGTTTAACGGTTTTGCTGGTTACACAGGTGTGACACCTACGATTAATGGTATTTCAGAAGCTGTAATGAAGGAAATTCATGATACAGGTCTTATGGGTATGTACAATGGTGCAGTTCTTTCAGAAATCCCTAACCCATATGACATTTCTACGTTGAATGCTGACGGTAAAAACTTTGAAACAGTTCTTCCGACAGGTATTGGTTATGTAATTCCAGCCGGTGCGCAGTCACCTATTTATACAGTAACAAGAGGTGGTCTAACATCATTCTCAGGTAATGATGTTACAACTGGTCAAATTATAAGCAGATTTGATATGGAAATTGGTGCATTGGTAGCTCCGGGTAGAGAGTTTACTGTAGGTATCATTTCTGATACAAACCTTTCACAAATATAAGTTAGTTTGAAGTTTGAGGGACGAGAGAAATCTCGTCTCTTTTAGTCATATGGAGAGAAAAATGAATAATTATTTCTATTGTTATTCAAATAGAATGTATCATTTTATCAAAGTGTTTGATGTTGAATATATTTCAGTTGGGGTTAATAAAAACACCAAAAAGAAGTATTATGTATTCCCTAAATCTGAAAAACTTGACAAAATAATTGCACTCTATAATGAGGTAAAACATTCTATACAATAAATAATAGTTGAAACGGAGGATATAGTTGTAATGGCTAATACAGAAGAAGCAAAAGAAAAGAAAAATGAAATAACCGAGGAAGATACTCGCTTGGATAAAAAGGTTAAAGTCCGCAGTATCGCTCCTTGGATTACAGGTGCACCTCGTGTCACTTCTAAAGGCGATATTAGTATTCCTGCAAATGGAAGTGTTTTGTTGTCACGAGAGGAAGTTATCGCACAAGCACAAAATGGCAATAAACTTTTATCGGGTATAGATAGTCTTGGAAGTCATGCTACTTGGTATATTGAAGATGCGTTTACACGTTCAGAAGTCAGCTTTGATATTGACGATAAAAAGCAGACATTTTTAACGGTAGAAGAAATCAAAAGAATTTTTGAACTTAAAACACCAAAAGCATTTGAAGGTAATATTCAAAAGACTGTTGTTACTCGTGCCGAAAAAGCTTATCTTATGGAAACAATTAGAAGTTTGAATCTAAACGATTATAAGAAAATTGCGTTTTGTGAAGATTATACGGGTATTCGACTTTAAGAGGTATAAATAATGGAAGAAGTTACAAACGCTTCTGAAGTAATTGATTTTTTTGAGTCAAGTTTTGCAGACAAAGAAGTTATTCCATTTGAGTTAGAAATAGTGTGGCTTAAAAGAGCCATTAGTCGATATTCAGTAGAATTAGACCCTTTGAAATTCAATGATGCATTTTTGCACTTTGATTCAAAACTTGACGGATATGTTATATCTACTTTAGCTGCCTTTATGAAAGAGTTTTATCAAGAACGTGAAGTTTCTAAAGTGAATAAAAGAGTTAGTATAGTCGGCAAAGATATTTCGATTGGGGCTTCTGATAATGCGAAAAAATATGTTGAAGACGAATATAAAGCTAATCAAGAAAATTCAAGAGGTATGGTTGAAAATCAAAAGCCAACAGCTTTTATATAGGAGGAATTAGATGGCACAAGAATGGTATTTAATGTCCTCACCTACTCGACCAAATAGTCTTGGTGGATTTGAAAATGATTCTTTTAATGATTTTAAAGATGATGCTTTTGACGAGGCTCTAATGACAGATATAGCAACAACTGTTACGTTATATAATTATGATTTATCGCAATCTGTTGAAACACGTTGTATTGTTCAAGGAAATATTTCTGACTCACAAGATAAGTCTGCTATGAGAACTGTATTGTTTAAACGTGGCACTATAAAAACAGGAATGTATGTCTATTTTGAAAATCGTTATTGGCTTGTAGATGGTTATCCCGGTAATAATGGCGTGTTTGAAAAAGTAACTATGGTGTTATGTCAATACAAATTACGTTGGCAAAATGCTGACGGTGAAATTATTGAGCGTTGGTGCAACGAAACATCGACTTCAAAATATGGAGTTGGCGAAGATGGAAACAGTGTTCTTTTATTGTCATCGAATACATTCTTGTTAAAAATGCCAGATGACAAAGAAACACTTGAGTTAGATGGTAAACGTGTTTTTATTGATAAACACAAAACTAATCCTACAAAAGTATTTCGAATTACGAAGACAGATGATACTTTGTATGATTTCGGAAAAGAACACGGAGGTATCTTTAGTTTTATCGCTGATAAGACTGAATTTAATCCTACGACTGACAATCAAGAATTGAGAGTTTGTGACTACAAAGACATCCACAAGACGACGACTTCTATTAATGAAATGGTGGTTTCAATCATCGGTAAAGAAAGATTACAAGTCGGATATCCGAGAACGTACTCTGTAACTTTTACTGATAAACAAGGGAATGCAATAGACGATATCTCTTTTGCATGGAATGTTTTAAGTGATTTTGATGTAGAGCAGTCGGTCAAGGACAATTCAATTACAGTAAATATTCAAGATGATGATTTGGTAGGGCAATCATTCTCTATTCAAGTTTTAGTGAATGGTTCAGTGATTACTTCCAAAGAGATTTCTATTGTAGAAGATTTTTAGGAGGTGACATATGGGCAAATCAAGAAGTTATGAAATAATTGAATTTCGAAAGCTGATAATGAATCAAATTGTGCAGTCAAAAGAACTTGTAAAACTACTCGGCGAAGAAAATGCAGAATACCCTGAAGATACAATACCTTATACAAGAGTGTTTCCTCATGAATATATTCCTGATAAAATTCTTGAAACGGATAGATTTATTAATTTTGAAATCAGTGCGGCTTTAGACCAAGCCAATAGAACATTTAAGAATTTAACAATATATTTCTTTGTTGTTTGTCATCAAGACGTTATACGATATGTTGAAAATGGCAGACAATATCTTTGGTATGACAAAGTTGTTTGTGAATTGGATAATATTTTTTGTGAAAAAAATATCCTTGGTGTCGGTAAAACTGTTTTAGTTGACAATCTCCCCTACTGTCCTCAACAAAAGTTTAAAGGAAGGATTGTAAGGTTCACTGTTAAAGACTTTACAAATGGGTTGAAGTATGGTAAATAAAACAAGTTTACTTAAATCAAACGAAGTACATATCAAAGACGGTCTTAACCTCTATATTCCTACAGTTGGCGAAGTTTTACATAATGAACAAGGATATTATTCTTTAGCTACATCTTTAACCGCATCTCCTAAAAGCTTTATGGTTCAATTAGACGATGCAGGAAAAGATTATACCACTATAAGTGAATGGGATTTATTTTGTATGTTATTTCAACAATTGTCTGAACAAACAAGAATGTTGATTCTTCAAAAACTAACTATGGAAAGAATTCAGGAGCAATTTGATGAAAATAGTCAAGAATACCGAAAGTGTCAAGAAGGTATAAAAAAATATGATAATCAATTATCCGACTTGTGTACCGACTTAATATTTGGTAATACTGACATTGCGGGATTTGAACTTCGTGAAGAAGAAGGCAAAAAATATTTTTATAATGTAACAACAGATTTGACAATTACTGAAGAAGATTATAAAGAGATTGCTGATGTTATCAGAAAAATCAATTTATTTCAACATGATAAAAGTAAACCAGGAAATGAACATGCAAAAAAATATTTGTTAGAAAAAGAAAGAAGGAAACTGAGGCGTAAAAGAAAACAGCCTTATGTTCCCTATCTTGAAAATTTAGTCGTTTCCTTGGTTAATACTGCCGAATTTCCTTATAACTATGAGGAATGTATGAATTTATCTTTGTATAAGTTCAATCAAAGTTTTAAGCAGATTCGACATAAAATAGACTATGATAAAACAATGATTGGTGTCTATGCAGGCACGGTCAATGCATCCAAGATGAATACACAAGATTTATCTTGGTTTCAAGTAAGTAAATAGCATCTTAACGGTAATGCCGTTAAGGTCTTTTTTTTATGCAAAAATTTAATTTAAAGGAGGATAAAATTATGAATTTGGATAAGTTTACTATCGTATCATATGACCAAATTGCAGGTTTTGATAGACAGGCTGGTATGTTGGCTTTGGTTATGGATGAGATTAATGACTTTACACTTTCTCAAGAAGAAGAAAAGAATGATATCACTGGTAAGGGTGGTAGAGTTATTGGTTCTCAGAAAAAGAACAAGAAGGTTACTGGTAAAGGTACTAATGGTATGCTTTCTGGTGGTGCTCTTGCTGCTCAACTTGGAGCTGATATCGAAGATGGTGATCAAATTGTAAAATGGACTGATGTTATTACTGTTACAGCCAATAAAGGTAATACTTCGAAAAAAGCCGAGGGTACAGTTGGTAACGAAATTGGTTATATTTACATAAGAAATAAGGATCAAGAGTATATTTCTGGTGGCAAGAGACTTACACAGACTTCTGGCACTCCTGCGACAGGACAGTTCTCATACAATCCTGACACAAATGAAATCACTTTCTTTGATGGTGATGTAGCTGATGGTGTAGAAGTTATTACTTTCTATAATACAAAGGTTGAAGGTAAGAAGATTTCAGATGATAGTGACCATTATAGCAAGGTTCTTGAGGTTATTATTGATGTTACTTGCCAAGATGCTTGTGATAATCAATTCCACGGTCAATTCCTAATCAAGAGAGCAGATTTCAGTGGTACATTTGATATTGCCGGCGGCTCAGACCCTGCTACACATGGATTTGAATTTACTTCACTTCCTGATATTTGTACAGGCAAGACTGACCTTTGGGACTTCATTGTCTTTGATGATTAATTTATGAAATTATGAGGTATAGGCTAAGAAATTGGTCTATACCTCTAATATTATCAAGGAGGATTGAAATGGCAAAAGGTAATTTACTAACATGTCGTGTTTGTGGTAAGCAATACAAGGGTTGTAAATCTTGTGAAGCAAATCAAGGAGTTTTTCACTGGCGAAATTTTGCTTGCTCTGAGGAATGTGCAAGAAAGTATATCAATGATACTATTGCGTACAGAGAAAAGCAAAATAAAAAGACTATAAAGGTTGAACGCAAAGTTGAAAAGCAGACTGTAGAAACAAATACAGACATTAAGAAAAAGATTAATAATGTTGAGACAGCTACAACATCTGATATTAAAAAGGCTGTAAAAAAGGATGAGGTTTCTAATGATGAGACTTCTAAAAATACTGAGATATAATATATTTTGGACATTGTGTATTGATAAAAATAAAGGGATTGATTATTACTATGCAATGTAAAAAGTAATGTCAATCCCTATTTTTTACGTTTAGAAAGGATGAATGAAAATTCGTACAGGAAATATTTTTGAAAGTTTGGACGAAGTATATGACTACTATAATGGCGATATAGTAAAAATCGTAAACCTACAACAGTTTTTGTTTTATGCTGGAGCTTGTGGAATTCAAGCCGATTGGGTTGACCGTTCCCCATACGACGGAAAATTAATAGCTTATTATGGTAGAATTCGTACAAAGGATTGTTGGGAGAAGTGGAAGGCAACTACTCCAGATGTGAATAAAAGAAATGGCAAATAATATAGGGAAAAAGTTTGAAAATAATTGGAAGGCAAGTATGCCAAATGATATATTTTATTATCGACTCAAAGACCAAGCACAATCATTTGGTGGGGCAAGTAAATTAAGATTCAGTTTAAAAAATCCATGTGATTGTTTCTTATTCAAATCCCCTACCCTATTTGCATTAGAGTTAAAATCTGTCGGCACATCTTCCATAAGTTTTGAAAAAACAAAAGAAGAAAAAGGCGTTATTCATTTTCATCAAATTGAAGGACTGAGGAATTTTAGCCGATATAAAAACATTATTGCGGGCTTTGTGTTAAATTTTAGGCATAGTGATGGAACTGAGAATTGTTATTTTATACATATTAATGATTTTGATATGATGATAAACAGTTTAGATAAGAAGTCTTTTAATGAAAAAGATTTGTCTAAATACAATCCAATTATAATTGAAAATCGAAAGAAAAAAGTAAATTATACTTATAACATAGAGAAGTTCATATGCAACGTATATGAAAGAATGGAGATAGAAATATGATTAAAGAATTTATTGAAATGAAGAAGAAAGAAATTCGTGTAAAAACTGCTTTGTATTCGGCAGTGGATAAGTTTATTGTTGAAAAACAAGATATGCTTGATTTGGTTATGAGAATTTATGAAACTTTGAAGAATACTCCAACTGAAAACTTGCAACAAGAATTGATTAGTCAGATTGTCAATGTAATCCATAAAGATGAGGTTGATAATGAAGTTGTTAATAAGACAGAAAATGAATAATAATGGCTAAAAATTTAAAAGAATTGAATGAAATTCTTAAAAACTATATTGGTACTGCTTTAATATTGACACAATGGGATATTCGTGAGATTTTGGAAAAGAAGGTTGAAGAATATTATGACGAGTATCAACCTGTTTTATATGAAAGAACTTGGAAATTAAGAAATTCATTGCAATGTTCAAATATAAAATTTGAGAAGAAAGGCGTATCTTGTACTGTAGGATGGGACAATTATTATATCGCAATGCGATACACCGGCGGAGCAACTGGTGAGCAAGTTCTTTATTGGTTTAATGATAAATCTCATGGTGGTAGAGTACAAGGTGAACATAAATTTTGGGATGAAGCCATAGAAGAAATCAATGAGATATATGGTGGCATTCCAAATTTATTCAAAAGAAACTGTAAAAAAGCAGGTATTCCAATTAAATGATGATTGTACACTCTCCTTTCGAGAGTGTTTTTTTATTGCAAAATTAGAAAGGAGAATGTAAATGGCGGAGATAGATAATGATTTTCAAATTGAACTGTTTGGTGGATTAGACATTTCAAAATCGAAATCAAAAATTAATGCTGATATTGAAACTCTAAAGAAGCAAATCAAAGAGCTTGAAATATCGGCAAAAATAGATGCAAATGTTTCAAAAAACCTAGAAAAACAATTAAACAACCTAAGTATAAAATTAAGTGATGTTAAGGTAGAACCAAAAGCATTGACTAAAATGGTCGGCGAAATCAACAATGCACTTAGGGGTATACAAATCCCAAATATTAATATTGGAAATGGCTCTAATAATATTGCAAAACAAGCAAAGCAAACCGGTCAACAAGTCGGACAACAATTTCAAACTGGTGTTTCTCAAGGGTTAGGTAATTCGTCTAAGGTTTTAGAGGACTTTAAGAAATCATTGGAAAATGTCGGAATGGGCTCAAAGGAAATTGATACTATTGCCACGAGAATTCAAAACCTTGGAGTTCAAATTGAAACAGTAAGTAGTTCAGTAAATAAACATAAGGATGATAAAAAATTATCCGTTGATATTTCAGGCACTGATAAATTTGGACAAGCCATTAAATTAACGGAACAATATAATATTGTTACTGGCGATTTAATTAAAACTATAGACAGAGTTGCCACCACTCAACAAAAGGCAGGTACAAGCACCGATACTTTTATTGAGAAGCAGAAAAAGGCAGTTAGTCAGGCACAAATTGCTTTAAATTCTGCCCAGTCTGGATATCAAGATAAAAATGCATCCAAGCCAATAAAATCCAATGAACATATTACTGCACTTGAACAGCAATATTCAGTAGTTAAAACAGCAATTAATAATTTAGGTAGTGCTAGTAAATCTACTTTTACTGATATGCAGAACGAAGTTGATAAGCAAATTGCCAAATTACAAGACATGGTGTCTGTGTTCCGTAATGCCGAAACAGTGGCTACATCTCTTAGGTCAAAAGATATTGGAACTGTCAAAGAACAGTACTCGAGTAAATTAGACGTACTTGTTGGTAAAATGAAATCATCTGGCGTTTATACGGATGAGTTTAAATCTGGTGCTGATAATTTAAAAAATGTATTGTCAAACGCAGTTGATGCTTCTGGACTAGTGACATTTTTAAACGGTCTTGACAAATTAGATGCAGGTTTTAAAAGAGCAAAAGCATCGGCTGATGAGTTTAATAAGGCACAAAAAGTAAAAATAAATGTTTCGGGATTGGAGTCTAAGCTTGCAGATTTAGAAAGACTTAATCCGGAAATTAAAAATTTTAAAACTCAAATAGCAGGTGCAGACGTAACAATAAACAGTCTTTTGAGTGATTTGTCAAAAATAAACACTCAAGGCGATTTTTCGGTTATAAACACCAAGTTTAAAGCATTTAGAGATGCCGCACAGGCGGCAGGATATGCTGTTAATGATGTTGTTATAAATAGTAAGACGATTGACAATATCAAAAGTGCAACCGATGGTACGGGTAAGATTAGTTATGCTAATCAGATTCAAGAAATTGAAAAGAAGTTTAGAGACCTTGGGTTTACCGAAAGTGAAGTTGCTAATCAAACTAGTGATTTACGAGCCAAACACCAAGATTTACTTGATGTAATAAAGAGTACAAGTTTTTCATCAGATACAGAACATAATCAAGCAATTATAGCGGCAGATAAACAAAGAGCGAAAGAATTAAATAAGGTCAGTAATGCTTATAAATCACTCAAAACAGATGCAACGCAATTTTATAATTTAGACAAACAAAATAAGTTGTCTAATGATATTCAAAATTGGTTGTCTAAGAACACGGCGGCTTCAAAATCTGCCAGAGCTTCTTTAGAGGCTTATTTTAAAGAACTGTCGGAAGGCAGGGTTACGGCTGAACGATTGAAGTATATCGAAACTGAATTAAAAAAGATCGATACACAACAGCGTGGTATGGGCAAGCTTGGTTTAGCTTTTAAAGACCAGTGGACACAAGCAGTTGATTCGTTTAAAACATGGTTGTCTGCAAGTTCCGCTGTTATGTTAGTAGTTTCTAAAACAAAAGAGGCTGTTACAGAACTTAAAGAAATAGATACTATTTTGACTGAAATCAGCAAAACAAATGATAAATTATCTAAGTCTGATTTAAAGAATATTGGAAACAACGCATTTGAAACAGCTTCAAAATACGGTAAGAAAGCAACTGATTACTTGTCGGGAGTCCAAGAAGCATCTCGTGCCGGCTATGAGAATGCGGAAAATATAGCTGAACTGTCAACTGCCGCACAAGGTGCAGGAGATATGACAGCTGAACTTGCAAACTCATATATTATCGCTACCGATAAAGCTTACGGGATGGAAGGTAGTGTTCAAAAATTAACGCAAACTTTAGACGGTGCAAATGAAATTACTAATCATAATGCAGTAAATATGACTGAACTTGCGGAGGGTATGAAAGTTGTAGGTTCTCAAGCCGCATCTTCTCAAATTAGTGTAGAAGAAACGACCGCTGCGTTAGGAACTCTTATTGCCGTTACACAACAAGGCGGTTCTCAAATGGGTAACGCATTTAAAGGCATCTTGATGAATCTTAGACAAGTTACTGGCGAAGTGGACGGAGAAGAAATTGATCAAGAGTCCTTGACAAAATACGAAAAAGCTTGTGAAGCACTTGGCGTCTCTTTAAGTGAAGTCAAAGACGGTGCGGTTTCATTAAAAGAGCCAATGCAAATTCTTAAAGAATTGTCGGCTGAATATACAAAACTTGATAAAGATGATGCCAAGAGAGCAAATTTGTTAAGTGCTGTTGGTGGTAAAGTTTACCACGTTGTGCAGAAATGTATAACTAGAATGAATTTAAACGCAGGTAATCTCTTAGAGCCTTACACCACAATATAAGAGAAATCATTATATGACGGTTTGAAAACGTAAGGATTGAGTGTTCGTGCGGCGAAGTACCCTAACGTATTCCGTAGACCATACGGTACTTGAGTCGAGGGTAAACGCTCAACGACTAGATTCTTGTCGAGCTATAGACTGGCGAATAAAGGTGGAAATCCTGAATATCTATAGCAATAATCGTAGGGCGCAATCGCAAATGGCGTGGGTGAAATCCCCTTAAATCGAAAAGGTCACTCTTAACACGTAATGGTGAAGATGAAGAAATAGTCTCATCTCCTATTGAAAGATAGGGACGTTATTATATAACGTAAATAGATGTTGCGAATCTATTTAAAGATAAATGAAATACAGAGCCAACGCTTTGAATGCAATTCTTGAGAATTGGTCAACATATGAGAATATGTTACAGCAATATGCCGATGGCGACGGCTCAATGGCTGAAGAGGCAGACTTTTGCCTCGTTATATAGAAATATGTAACAAAAACACATTTAATTGCAGGTAGTGCGTAAAGCCTTGCACCACAATAACGGAGAAATTATGTTATGACGGGACGAAAGTAGAAACAACGCAAGGATGACATATGGTCAAAAGCCTAAGTGTCAAGTTTGCTAATTTTATACAAATTAGTAATCGCTGTTCATGCAACGAAGTACCCTAACGTATTCCGTAGACCATACGGTACTTGAGTCGAGGGTAAACGCTCACAGACTATTCCCATGTAGGGACTTAGAAATACTGTATAAATATAGTTATAAAATAAAGGTGGAAATCCTGAATATCTAAGTCAATAGAAGTAGGACGTAAATCGCAAATTGACGTTGGTTAAGTACCTTTAAACGAAAAGGTGTGACTGCTACTCAAATTTATTAATGAGTGTGGTTAAGAAATAGTCGAATCTCTTATCGAAAGATAAGGAAGTTGTTGATTTTTTAAAGATAAATTCTATTGAACAAATAATCAACAACTAATCGGATGTTGCGAATCTGATTGAATATTAATGAAAGAAAACAGCCAATAGCTTAGAAGGTAGTCTTAATAAGCTATCAAATACTTGGACTGATACTGTACAAAACATTCTTGATTCAGATACACTTAATTCAGGAGTTAAAGTTTTAAATACAGTTTTAGACCTTATAAATAAAATAACAGATAAACTTGGATTGTTTGGTACTGCTGGTTTAACAATCGGTACAATCTTAGGAGTAAAAAATGTCGGTAGAGCGAATCATATTAGTGAGCTCTCATTGTTTTGAATATGCCGACAGCGTATATAATTCTATCGGATACGATAGTTTAGAATATGCTAAATCGTGAAATACACGATGATAAACGCCCGATAACGTCTGAAGGACTTGTATGTCATAAACATGCAACTGGGAAGCACGTCAACCTCACGCTACTCTCCTATTTTGGTAACAAATTAGGCTATAGTGATAATGTGTGAATTCGTGTGGTCAGGTCGGAAGTCTCCTTTATATAAGGAGAAACCGCCACAGTAGTAACATGGGCGAGATTTGGTATATGAAACGCTGCCAATGAGAATAGGTACTCGGCACTATCATAGAAACGTAGCTATGAAATTATGAGTTAGTAACTTATCTACTACTTCTACGTTGTGGAGTTCTTTTGCATTAGGACTATGATAAGAAATGCAAATTTTTCATCTGACAAGATGAATATAATAATAAAAAATAGTATTGACAATATAACTAAATGTGATATAATATTTATAGAAATAAAAAATGTGGAAACCAAAGACGGTTGCCATGATACAATTAGTTACCAAAATACTGAGATTATTTAATCTCAAACTTTAGTGAGCCAATCTGTTCCAGCAGACGGCTCACTTTTTATTGATAATCGCTAAAGTCTATTGACAAATGTACTAAATGTGATATAATAGATATAGAAAAAAGATAGGGAATCCTTAGACGGTTACCCAATTAGTGATTCAAAAAAAGAACTAACTACTTGGAGAGGCGGTTAGTTCTTTTTGTTTATGTTAAAACAAAAGCTAATAACAGCAATGATTAATAGTCCAAATTCAAATAAATCGGAATATGTAACCATATGAACTCCTCCTTTCTTGAGGGAATATCCTCAGATAGAATGGAGGTAACCGCCTAAACGTCTATAAAATGCTGTAAAATTCGACTGTATCCCTATCTTTCAAATCATATTATATCAAATTCAACATTAACTGTCAATATATTCTTGTTTGAGCGTGTCTACGGATGCGTTCTTTTTGTATGTAACAAAATTACAATAACAATTTTACAACTTATTTACAATTAATTATGATGTATTGCTATATAATGCCATATGTTATATAATTGTGGAGAAAAATCATTATGAAAAGAGGACGAAAGAAATGTACGAATTAACAGAACAAAAGAAGAATGATATATCTGTCTACGGCGTTAAATATGGGGATTTACAGATAGATGATATATCTGCCGACAAAGATAAAGTTAGAAAATTTGTCAATGATATCAATAAATATCAACTCTCCCCTATTCATTTGGGTGATGTTGTAGAGGATTTTGTGGAGAGTATGTAAATTAAGGAACACTAAAAAAATAAACTATTTAGTTTTAAATAATCATATACTACATAGTTTATTTTTTTAGCAATATTAAGTATTCGGAATGTACATAATTGCAATAAAGAGATGGAAACAAAATATCACGCAAGGAACACAATATGATATTTTCATTTTGAAAATCTTTGGGAATTCTTTTCGCTTCCCTGAAGGTAAGTCTTTTACCAACTCATATAATTTACTGCCTACTGAATCTAATCGTGCTGCTTCGTTCCATAAATAAAATCCAAATATAGCAGATAAAATTATTCCTACTACTGAAAAAAATATTGAGTTGTTTTGATTGGGTAATTCAATTCCTATATTCGATAAATACGGCATAAATATTATAGCAGTACATAATATCGTATATTTCGTGACCATTTTCCAATAATGCTCATGTCTATACATCCACTCTTTTGAGTAATGTTCCGTCATAAAAAGAATATTGTTTTTGTTATCCAATATAATGACCCCCTTAATATATTTATGATTGCGAGGTGATATAAATGAAACCATATGTAATGTCAGCCGACATAAAACTTAGTGAACCAATTAAGGATTCAAAAAAGTTTATTAAAAACATGGAGAAAATGCTACAACGTCTTCAGCAAAAATCAGCATCTCAGGGCAAATACTCTTCTCCCCATTATTTGTAAATTCCGCATTTTTTAGGCATATAATATAATTTTCTATTATGCAATCATCATCAACATTGTCTTTTAAACTATCTTTAGCATTTTTTATTATGCAAGCAGAATTTATGTGAAATTGTGTTTTGTCTTCATTGAAAGTTATTATTTCAGATTCTGAAATTTCTTCTTCACTGAATATTTTTGGCTCTCCAATGAATATGCCCGCTTTGGTATGCAAACATAGTCGAGGCTTCTTATCAACTTTTATAGATTCTGATTCATCTATTGATGAATTTATAACATTAATTGTATTAATTGCTGCTTGTAACGTAATAATTTTCGAAGAATTTATTTTCTTCATAGTCATCACTCCTTTATTAATATATAACTAGTATAATACAATTTAATACATATTTCAATCTTTTTATGTAAATTTCGTCAAATTGTAGCAAAGTTATTTGTAAATTTATACAATATTACAAATAGAATTGAAAAAATTTTGATTAGAGTATAACTTATAATCATAGTCACCTTTCGAAAGGAGATGTTTTCTTTGAAACTGAATAAACAAGTTGTTGAACTCTTTAAAGAGTTATCCTTAAATTATATTGGTAAGGATATTTTATCTGACGATATTTTTAAATGTTGTACGGAAGCCGAAAGGCAACGTATTTTGAGAGAACTTGGTATGTCTTCATAGATGGTTTATTATAACATGAAAGGATGATAATAATATGTGTAAGATACTTAGAGAAATTGGTGGCTTGTCTGCTCTTGAACTTCTTGAAAAGTATGACATAAGTTTATCGCCGCCGATTGATATAAAAAGATTGATTGACAATATTGGAATTAGATTAATCCGATATGATTTCTCGAATGCTGAAAGGGCTGGAAATTATCCATTAGGTAGCATTATTGGTGCAGCATTATCTGATGGAGACAATCTTGATATTTTATGTGCTAATAACCTAACTTTGAATAGGGTTCGATTTACTATTGCTCATGAAATAGCTCATTGTTGCTTGCACAATGATGCTTTAGAAATAAATCATCTGGAACTTAGAACAAATAATGTTTCGTTAAAAGAACGTGATGCAAATATTTTTGCTGGTGAACTTCTTGTTCCCTATTCGAGTTTAATAACTATTTATAATCAACTATTGAAGCCTTCGTTGTCGGTTTTAGCACAAATTTTTCAAGTTTCAACTAATGTTATGAGAGAACGCTTGAAATATTTAGAATTAAATTTTGTAGACGATTCAAATAGTAGATGAGGAGTGATATTAATGATTTATAACGAAGATATAGGAGAATATTATGAAGCCAATTGAAATTGAGAAATTATATAAAGATTTAGGGATATCCACATCCAATTTAAATGCGGATTATAATCCTGATTTATATGCGAAAAAAATTATGAATCAATTTACAAAGAAGAATAGCAAGTTAACATATTCTGACAAAACAATTTTGACTCATAAATAATATACAAAAACGACTCATTATTGAGCCGTTTTTTTAATGTCTTAAAAATCGCTACCACATCCATTGCAATGCCATTGGTGCTTTCTCTTATTTCCGAATATACCAAACAAGGCAGTATTGATTACTTTTGATGTGGTCGAAATTTTACTTGTGTTTGTGCTATGGCAATATGGACACGTTACGGTTGTCCAGTTATAGTGCCTTTAATAAGTTCTTTCGCCGATTCTACTGCCACATCATGAGCAACATTTTCTACAAATTCTAAGGTATGATTCCCTACTTTATTTATAATAGATTTTGTTTTATTCCATATGGTCGGTTCTTTAACAGAATCTATAAATTTGTGACCCTCGATTGTAACATCGTCAATTGAGCATCTTTTAAGTATTGCTCCATTTTCAGGAAAGCAACTAAATATTGAAATGTAATGACATTCCTTTAATTTTATTACTGAATACATTATATCTATTTGGTCGTATTTTTTTAATTCGTCTGCATTATATAATGTTTCTAAATTTACTTTATCAATTTTCCAATCGTTGCCTACTTTCTTGATTTTAATGTTATTGACACAGTACAAAAGAACGTCCTTTATGCACTCTAAATTCATTTGCATATTATTATACCTCCATAAATATAGAAAGGAATGATTTATTTTGGATTTTAAATATCCCAATTCTAAAAAGTTATATTTAGTTGTTGAGATTTCGCAATTACTATCTAAATATAATTGCACGTTTTCTGAAGCAGAGAGTATTTTATCTCTATCGTTAAGTGAAATACGGCAACAACGTGAAAACCTTGAATATAATACAACATTGGATTATACCAATGGCAATAAAACAAAAATTGTTGATAACGAAGAAATTAAGCCATCACAACATATTGAGCCATATTGTTAATGGTGATTAAATCTGCTTTTAGAAAGGAGTTGTTGTTATGTTTAATTTATCTCCAGACGAATTAAACTTTGTATTATCATATTTTAAGAAACGCAATCATAAGATAGATTTTTTCGCTCCTTCATTTAGAAGACTTTATTATCTTAACTTTGGCAAAGAAGGCGGCGATATTATGCTTTGCTTTATGGATTGTGAATTAAAGTACCCGTTTGATGAAGAAAAAGCATATAATTTGTTCAAACAGATATTGATGGAGAATCGTGACAATGCTGATTATGAATATAAGTGCAAATCCCCCACCGGTCAAATTTGATGTCGTGTCCATTATTGATAAAGTGAAATTTGACTAATCTTTTTTTGAAAATCTAAAAAGTCGTTTATGGAAGATTCGTCAAATGGTAAGGCATTATAAAAAATTTCACCTAATTTTACCAAATCAGAATATGTTAAATCAGTCGGATAATGATTTAATATGTACAACAGTTGATTTTTGACTGAATCTACAAAATTTTGTTCTTTGATTTGACCAAGTGTATCATCACATAGAACATTATGGTTACTGTTGCAGGCATAACCTAAAACAGTGCTTAGACAATATATGTATTTTTGATATTCTGGTATGGCTTCATGCATATTATTATGTGAAGAAACTTCTTTAAATAAATTATAACTATCAGCCAACATATCATATTTGTATTCAGTTTCATAATATTCAAAAGTTTTATAATTTACGAAAAATTCACTCCAATATTTTTTACCACATATATAGTATGATAGTTCAGTACGATTGATATCTGACGGTATCATTGTATATTGAAATAAATTTTCGTTATCGTAAACGTGATAAAATTCATGCCAAATAGTCGAAACAGATTTAATATGATTTTCAAAATTTGAGTGTTCTATGTCTATATATACATTTACAAAGACTTCATATGCTAGTTCTATATGTGAAATCATTTTTCCATCAACTATTTGTGAATTTGTTCGTCCAAGTTTATTTTCAAATAAATTAGGTTCTCTAATCTTAATAGATGCCAAAGATTGTATATTTAATGCGTCTATAATTTGATTTGCTATTTCACATAATATCCTCTTAGCTTTATCTATGTCAATATAGCTTGATTTATCGTTAATAAATGGTGAGTCTTCTATTAATATTTGTTCTTGTTTAAACATAAAACTTCTCCTTATAAGGTGGTGATTAAAAATGGCTTATATGACTTTCCCTCGACTTGATTTTAATGCATATTATCTTCCCTATATAAATCGACCTGATGTATGTCATCAATATGTTGATAACCTTGCATATGAACACGTTATTCATAGTATCTTTTATCCGTCGTTTGGATATTATGTGCAAAAAGACTTCAAATTTTGGACAATGCCGTATGCTCTTGCTACAGTCCAAGAATTGACCAACCCCAACATATTCATGTGTGATGGAGTGGCATATATGGACAACAAATGTCTTTATAAAGAACTTGGTGTTAATTATTTTGAGTTGCTAAGACAATATCAAGAACATATTTGTGTTATGAAATTACAAGAAGGTCGAAAATATGAATTAGATTTAGAGAAAATCAGTTGATGATACATTAGTTTAATGCTCATGTATCATACAACACCCACATTTAGGACAGTAATATCCGTTAGACTGTTTTATTGTTTCGTTTATAAGGTCATCAAAATTCTTTTCTATGCGATTCCTTGGGATTAAAATGTCATCTGCACTTGATTTACTTCTATGTAAATAAAAATTTGAATACCTCTTTTTTAAACTAATTGTGAAGTTCTTCTTATCAATGACTTGTGAAAATTCGTCCCAATAACGTAGTACGGCTATTTCACTATCTTTGAGGTTTTTCATTGCACATAACAAATAAATAAACACAGGAATTTTTTCTTTGTGACATTCTTTGAGAAATTCTTTGTCTTTATCTGAAAAATTATATACCCAACTACGAGAACCAACTTCTTTTTCAAATGCATGTTTGAAGAATATTATGCATTCTTGTTTTACGGTGTTTGTTTGAATGCGATATTTATTTCTCGACTCCTCACTCGGTTGAAGTAAAACTAATGATGTATCTGGATTGTATTCTATAATAGCAGATAAAATTGCTCCATAATAAAAATGTTGTTGTTTTAAACTTGGCATATAGATTTTCCTTTGTATCGAGTATTCGATTCGTCTTTCGTTCAGGTTACTCCTACTTCCCCGGTTTCCACTTATGACCGCACTTTTGGCATACATTTCGTGGACTGCCTGACCCTATGAATCCAGTGAGTAGACTATATCCCCTATTCGTTGTTGCAACTGAATATGAACCGCATTTAGGGCAACGGACGGCATTTGGGTGTTGTTGCGAACCATACTTGCTATCAAGACGTTCCCTGGCTAAGCGTTTGGCACGTTCTTGTTCAAATTGTGTAGGATCGTAGGTGTTATTAGGTTTTATGCCTGAAGCTTTTTCATCCTCACATTGTGACTCGTATTGCATTTCATATAAGTCTTTTAGTTCTGGATCAACATCGTCAATAATTTGAAGTTCAGTTTTATGAATACAATTAGGACAATATTTTTCATTGTCGTTCATGACAATATAATCACATCTTGGGCAAACTTTCATTTATCTCCACTTCTTTCCTTGTTTATTGATATAATAATTATACACTGAATTAGGAAATCCGTCAATATTGCCATTCCACTCATTGAATATCTTTAAAACAGCATTTTTATGCAAACATTCTAAAGCATCAAGTTTGTGCCATGTGAAATTTTGTATAAATAATTCTTCATTTGATCATAAAATTCTTGAAAATAGCGGAATTTCGTGGTATAATAGAACATAATAAATGTATTAACAATGTAATATTGAATAGTATATTATATAATATAGTTTATATAGTACATTGCAACAAATGATGAAATGAAGGACGTGGAATAATATAATGAAAACAAAAAATCTTGTAGCTGAAAGCTTTACATGGATTTTTACTGTAGCTTCCTTTTTTATTTATGCTAAATCCGTTATAGAAAAAGATATCATGTTGTCTTATTTAACAGTATTTATATACATTGTACCTCAATTAATTAGTTGTATAAGTGATTATTCATACAAACATTTAGCACCATTTATGGTTAAGTTAAGTTTGGTTTCTATTATAGCTGGTACACTAGTAGTATGTAGTACTTTAATACTAATGGCATTTAATGCCCCTTTTATGTGGTGGTTAAAATGGATATTAATATTAATGTCATCAGTTTATATAATTCGTACTACTTGTTATCTAAGTACAGAATTACGTCAATATTATAAAATACATAGTCAAAATAATAAAAAAGGAGGGTTTTCTTTATGAATATCATTATTTTTGCTATTATATTGGTTGCGGTAATCGTTGGAGTAATATTGTCCATTTACAATTCGAAAAAATATAATTCTTACAATCCGCAATTAACGAAATTAAACAACTCCGATGTTTCTTGTGGTAAGGCTTTTAAATATTTAAAATTGTCCAATAGTGTTAGAGGTAATACGAATGACCGAACTTGAATTTTCTTTATTATGGGATAACATTATTGTGCCTGAAGCAAATATCATAGCTTATGACTCCAATGTTTTCTTTGCTGAAAATTTAAAAAATGAGATATATTTGGAATGTTCTGAGATGATTAATCATTGCAAATTGCATTATATGGAATCTTCAGATAAGTATATAGATAGACACAAAATTGCGGCTGCAATTATGATTGGGATATTAAAGCATACCCCACTAAAAATAATAGGTGCTATTTATTATAATAGTCCTAATAAGGTTGCATTTAATGAACATTTGGCTATTACTGTTGGCTTATCAATATTGAGAGCATTTATTGAAGCGGATTTGCATGAGAATTATAAGAACAATTCTAAGTATCAAGCTTATTTATCCCAAATAGAAAACGGCATTGTTTTACCAAAAGCAAAACACGGAGATTACCGAAATAATTGGGCAAATGAGTTATATTATACTCGTAAGAACGGTAATTATAATATTTTATCATTGGCACATGAATTATATTTTTTAGAATTAAATACTATCGTATATTAAAAACGACTCATTATTGAGCCGTTTTTTAATGTTAATAACTTATTGATTTGATACTTTGTAAATAATGATATTCTTTTTCAGGGATGGCATTTAATATTTTATTATAGAAAGATATCCCTTCTACATTTAGTAATTTTACATCATCATGGTCTTGATAATAAATATAGCAATGAGTATTATCGTGAGTAGTAGTAATATTCTTAAAATTGTTAGCATCTTTTTTTGCACCAATTATAGCACCCGCTTCACCTCCTAAAATACCCCCCACAATAGCCCCAGAAATAGATATATTTTTGCCTTCATTTATAACTTCGTTGGTATAATTTACATAACCATCTTTATTATAAAATTTAATATTTTGATATCTAATAAATATGATATTGTCAATGTTTTGTTGAATATCTGTTGGATTCTTGTTTGTTCCAACATAAGCAGTTGGAACATTCGGAGGTTGGGGACAAAAAATTATATTTTTGTTATCTATCCATATATAACCATATGTTCCATTAACTTCAGATGGATTTTCTTTTACTATGTTTTCTTTATATGTTACTTCGTTGTTATTGCACCAATTTTTCAGTTTTTCAATTAATTCATTTTCATTTTTGTGAAGTATTGATAGTTCATCATTATTGTGATTGTGATTTTCATTTGAATTTGCATAAAAAATTATAATTAATAATATTACTATCATTATGATTGTCAGTAAAATTGCCACGTATTATCATCTCCTTTTATGATATATATATATATATATATCATATCATTATTTCATATAATTGTCAAATATACCCCACAATGTATTTGACATATTATAAATTAGTGCGATATTTAGAACAATAACCGATGATACTACTGGTGCAATTAAATCAATTGGATTATTCGGAAAATCGATTAATGATATAAAAACTACATTATCAACGATGAAATCAAATGGATTTATAAACAGTATTTTCCATGTTGGAACAATTGATGTGTCAAAAATAAATCAATATAATAACGCCATAGAAAACGGAATAAGTGCTGAAAAAGCCAGAGAGCAAGCAATAGTTGGGACAAATAAAGCAACTGTCAACTTGATTACATCTGCAAATGGTGCTAAAGTTAGTGCGGAAGCATTGGCGGCAGCTCAAAGAAGTTCTTCTATTGCATCAAAAGCAGCTGCATTGGGGTTAAAAGCCGTATCTATTGCAGCTAATGCACTTATAAGTATAGGAATTAGCTTAGCTATCCAAGGTATAATATGGGCTTGGAATCAACTAACAAAAGCAGAAGAAAACAATAGACAAAAGCTTGAAGATTTAAAATCTAAATATGAAGAATTTGAATCAAAAATTAAATCTATTCAAGACGAAATGGCAACAACGGCTCAACGTATTGCTGAACTTAACGCCAAAGATAACTTAACCTTTGTTGAGCAAGAAGAATTAGACAGACTTAAAGAAACAAATGCAGAATTAAAACGTCAACAAGATTTATTGGAGCAAAGTAAAAAGCTTGCACAAAATGATGTAAATAAAGAATTTGTAGCCACAATGAAGAAAGATGTTAATGATAGTAGCGAATATCAATATTTTTCTGCTGAACAAGCCGCACATAAAACTTTGTCTTGGGGGTCATTCTTTAGAAATTTCGCAGCAGGTGGGTTGGCAGCAGGATACAAGGAAGATGAACGCTCATATATTGAACAACAATTCCAACAGTATGAAAGCTTAAAAGACCAATACGCAAATGCCACAACTCAAAAAGACAAAGACAGAATTGACAAGCAAATCAAAGAGATAGAAACATATCTTAATGATAAATCTCAACAATGGCTGACTGATTCGGACGGCATTGACTACATAACAAATCCGCAAAATGATGATGAACGTAAGGTAAATGAATATCTTGATTATATCAATGATTTTCGTGATAGAGTTGCAATCGAAACCGGCAGTACAGACGCAAAGTATAATGCTTTTACTCGTATATTGAACAAGGACGAGTTTTCAGACATAAAGTCACAACTTGAATCTTTAGGTGATGTTGGTGAATTAACCGGCGAGAAGATTAAAGACTTAATTCCAGTTGGCAGTGAATTGTACAATAAGCTTGTAAGCTTAGGTGTCATAGCGGAAGATGATAGTTCATGGTACGGTAATCTTGCTAATACATTTAATAAGGTTACTGAGGCGGCGGATACTAATTCAATCGCTTTAAAAGAACTCAACGATTCATTAGACAAAATCCAATCAGCATATCAAGTAGCATCGACAGCCATTGAAGAATACAATGAGAACGGATATATCTCGGTAGATACATTCCAAAGCTTAATGGAATTAGAGCCTGAATACTTAAATCTGTTGATGGACGAAAACGGTACACTTGCACTTACTTCCGAAAACTTATATAAGCTTACAGAAGCAAGAATAAATGACCTTGCTGCAAAACAAGCATCAACATTAGTAGACAGTGTAACAAAATTAGGTAGTGAAGCCGAGCAACTTCAATATTTGACTCAAGCAACAGACGGAGCAACTGAAAGTACATGGGGTTTGGTATATGCAAAGATAGCAGAGGCTCAAGCAGCAGGTACAATCAGTGATGATGTTGCAGGACGTTTAAAGTCACAAGTAGAAGCATATCAAACTTGGGCGAATGCGGCAATAGACGGAATTAACAAAGGCAGTTTAGGCAAATCTTCAAACAGTTCTAAGTCTGAAAAAGACAAGGCGAAAGCATTAAAGGACTATGAAGATAAAGTCAAAGATATTAACGAAAAACTTGAAGAACTTGATAAAGCAGAACATTTAGCAAACTTAAAATACAGTATTGAAACAATTACTCAAGACCTTAACAAGTTTGAACAATCACTTGATAGATTATCTTCAAAGCTTGATTTGACATTTGAAAAAGATTACAGTGCAAAGCTAAGTATTATCGGTCAACAATTCTTAGGAGCTTCACGTTACGGCGGTGAAATGCGTGTTGAACTTGAGAGGTTATTGGCTATTGAGCCACAAACGGCAGATGAAGCAGAAGAACTTGCTTCAAGACTTGAAAGCTTATCTGACAGTTTCTTTGAAAATGAAAAGAATATCATTGAGTATAGAAATTCATTGTTTGAAACAGCAACAGATTATTTGGGCGAATCTGCAAGTGCTACTGTTGAACAAGTAAACAATGCTAAGAGTATTTTGGATAATACCTTTAATGTTATTAAGAATGGTTCATTGTCAGGTGATGGTTTTTGGTCGGCTACTCTCCTACCGTCTATCTCAAAAGACAAGGTTACTAAGCAGAGAGCAGAAAACAATAAGCTTATCAAGGAAGAAAAACGCTATCAAAACGCTATTGCTAAAATCCGTAAGAAAGCAACAGATATGTCTTATGCGGAAGAAAAAGAGGAACGTGAAAAGCAACGTCAAGAATATCAAGAAGAACTTCAAGAAGCTTATGAGGACTATCAAGATAAGATTAATGACGTTATAGGTCAAAATATTGAGGTTTCAGACAGCGTTAAGAATATTGGCGATGAGTATATGAATACTGCCGATAAGGCGGAAAATGCTGCTCAGAGAATGTCAGACGCAATGAATAACATCAACTGGGAACAGCGTTCATATGCGAATAAATCTTATACTTATGAGGATGGTGCTCCTACAAGTGCACAATATCAATATGCTTACGGTGACTCTAAGTCAACTGTAGTTGTGACTAAGAAAGCTAAAGGTGGTACAACATCACAAGGACTTACAATCACTGGTGACGGTACGGGAGCATATGCAGGACAAGAAGCGTATATAGGACAAGATGGCAAACTTCATCTATTCAATAATGAAGCACAACTATCTGAATTACCTCCGAATACTCGCATTGTCAATGCAAAAGACTTACAGAATATCATTAAATATACTGGTATGAAGTATTTCTATCAGCCTATTGAAAATATTCAATCTGCAACGGTTGATAAGTTTGCACAAGGCAATACAAATGTTTCATTCTCCCCTATTCCATATAATACATTGTCTACTCAAACATTGTATTCAGATGTTAACGTACAAGCAATGGTTGAAGAAACTATTGCGGAAATCAACAATGAGTTTAATTCTTTAAAAGGAAATATAAAATTTAGTGCTGTGCAAAATGCATTCAAAAACAGTCTGACTGATAAGAAGATGTACAAAGACTTATCAAACACTATTGTTAATATGACATCGCAGTCGCTTGACAAAGCTGACAAGAGTACACTTTCAGATTCGGTTGTTGGACTTATTTTGCAAAATTCAGCTTGGAATGATTTACCGAATGAATTGCAGAATAAATTGTCTGAATTGAATGTAAATGCAGATAATTGGACTGATTGGATAAAAGACTCAAATAATTCACTTCAAGCATTTAACCTAATGCAAGATGGTGGAATGAGTAGTTGGGACTTGCTTGACAGCAATGTAACTTCTCTGCTACAACAAGCAGGTATTAATGGCAAAGACGCTTGGGATAAATTTGTACAAGATGACCCACTGCAAGCATTGACTTTGTTATCATCTTCTTGGAATAGTATGAATGATACTATAGGGCAATATATGACAGATGCTCAAACCATTGCTGCCAATGGTGCAAGGGCTATTCAGTCACTACAAATAATTGCACCGTCTATATCGGAGCAATCTTGGAACGCATTGCAAGTATTAATTGCTAATAAGATACAAGAAATCATATCATTAATGAATGAAGTATTTGGTGAAAATACAGTTGACATGAATTTTGCTATCAATGTTAATAATGGTGCTTTGTCTGGTAATTCTCAAACTAACCCTCAAGGTGACAATGAAATAATCAATACTGCAAAATCATTTCTTGGTACACCGTATCAATGGGGCGGTACTTCACCATCTGGCTTTGACTGTTCGGGATTTACACAGTACGTATTGGCACAGAACGGTAAGTCAATACCGAGAACTTCTCAAGAACAATTTGCGTCAGGTCAAGCAGTTGATAAGAGTCAACTTCAAGCAGGCGACTTGGTATTCTATGGAAATGGCGAAGCAACACACGTTGGTATCTATGAAGGCAATAATAAGATTATTCATTCTCCACACACTGGTGATGTTGTAAAAGAGAGTGATTTTAGTACATATTGGACAAGTGCTTATCTTGGTGCAAGACGTTATTATAAAGGTACTGAGGGTGCATTGCCTGGGCTTGCTAAACTCGGTGATGAAGCAGAAGTAAGAGGATTGAACTATCCTACACCTGAAATTCTTATCAGACAAAAGACAGGTAAAGCATATCTTACTGGCTTAGACGGCACACAGATTATTAATCTTGACAGAGGTGATACTGTTATCCCTTATGCTGATACAAAGCGAATTTTGAACGGCAATGTACGTCATGCTTATGCTAATGGTACACCAAATGCAAAAGACGCTATATCAAGGATTTTGGGCATAAACAATGTCAAAAACAGAATTAACAATAGTAAAAGCAACGGGTCTACAAGAAGTAACAATTCAGGTATAACAAACAATACAGTTCAACAATCTTGGGATACAAATGATTTCGGACAAGGTGTAGGTAAGTCACATTCATATACCCCTTTTGACGAAAACGGTTACTTGGGCTCGGCTCTGGGATATTGGGATACAAACTCAAATGCTTGGAAACTATTTAAAAAGTTGTTGGATAGTGGTGATTTATCAACCGATGAAAATGGTATCTATACATATAAAGGTGCTCGTCTTGTGGCTATGACATCGACATTCGGTAAAGCCGGAGATGTTATGAGATATACTCAAGATGACGGCTCTGTATTTTACGGTATCATAATGGATGAGAAGTCCCAAGAATATACATCATATGACCATAATCCTGCTAATAAGTGGGGACACAACAACGGACAAGATATAGTTGAATTTGAAGTTAAGCGTTCAGCTATTGCTCCTGCTTATAAAGCTAACGGTGGTACTCCTCCATATGGTAACTTAAATCATGCCATTACTTTGATTGAGAATTTGGGTTCATTGGAAGGCTTTGATTTTTCTGATATGCCTTCTGTTGGCGGCACTTCTGTATTAACTCAAAAAATGCAAGAGTTTATGTCTCAACTTCAACAAGTTTATGGTACATTTAAGACTAATACTCATACATCGGCTACTAAAGTTGGCAATGTAAAGTCTTTAGGCGACAAAAAGCAAAGTAGTTATAGTTTTGATGTCCCGTTTACTCAAAGAGAAAAAGGTGGTATTGTTTCTGCTGGCACAATCGCACAAGTGAATGAACATAATAAGCCAGAAGCAACTATTGACGAAAAAGGTAATCTTGTTCCGTTAGGTGACGGTACTTCGCAAGTGTTTGTTTCTGATAAGCCATTCCCTGTTATTAATGCCGATGATTATGCTAAGATTAAGAAGTATGGCGGTGATAAAAAGCCAGTACAGTTCTTAAAGAATGGTAATACATCAGTCAGTGTTAATACCGATAATACAGACGAAGAAAAGGAACAAACTGCCGAAGAACGTAAAGCAGAAGAAAATACATCAAAGATAAATCAAACACTCAAGAACATTGAGGGTAAATTAGACAGTGGTGTATTGTCTGATGATATTAAAAAGCTTGACTTGCCAACACTTGAAGCCTTAGATAAGCTGACTGACAGTTGGGGCGATGATGATACAATCACTTCTGATATTCTTATGCAGTTTAAGGATTATGCGAAAGACTTCTTCGATTATGAGAAATGGGCGGAAGATGATTTATCTAATATATTGAATTCTTATAGTGAAGATTTCTATGAAAAATACTATGCTGAAAAGGATAAGTATGATTCTTGGCAATCTGACTTTAAAGAACGTTTTAAGAAATGGGTAGAGCACCCGACTGACGGCAACTATATGAGTGACTACTTTAAGTTTGCTGATGAGGCTTCAAAGAAAGCAACGGAATCTCTTATCACTCAACAAACACTTGTTGCTGATAATATGAAAGATGCTCTTGATGAACTAAAAGATAAATCAGAAGTTCTAAAAAAGCTTATTCAAGACGCACCTACGGCTGAATTAGCTCAAAAAGCAAGATATGAACTTAAAGACATCAATGAGAATATAGACGAGATTGAGTCAAATTATGCCGATACTATGGAGCAAATTACTGAACGTAAACTTCAAGACATTAGTAACAGAGATTCTAAATATACTCGTGAAACCGGTATGTTGCAGTATGACAGAAATATTCTTCAAGACCAATACAATAGGTCAACCGATGATGAAGAAAAAGCCAAACTTGCAAAAGAAATTACCGAGAGTATGAAAAAGGAACGTGACATTGAACAAGAACGTGTAGACGCTGCCCATAAGGCTAATCAAGAAATATACGAAAATGCTACGGGACAACGAAAAACAGTCTTAGAAAATGTTAAGATGAGTGAGCTATATAATGCGGACGGTAGCTTTAATGATGCGGCATATAATGAAACTGTTGAGTTATTGGAGGGTATTGGTGGAAGTGACTTAGTTCAGGTCTTTAAGCAACTTGCTTCTGAAATGCAGAAAAATTCTCAAGTATATCTTGAAGGTACTGAAAACATTCGTAACTTAAATAATGAAATTCAAGACCAAGAGCAAGAAGAAGCAAATCAAAAGATTGAGTTAGAAACCAGTCGTTATGAAAAGCTTAATAAAATCTTAGACGTTCGTTTGAATAAAGAGAAGGCTATTACTTCTGCATTACAAGAACAGTATTCATTCCAGCAATCATTGAGAGATACTGCTTTGGATTATCAAAGTGAACTTATTGCAAATAAAAATCTTTCTCAGTGGTTAGATGATGATACAAGGGCATTGCTCTTTAATGAGAATGACTACTCAGATATGATGAATACTATCAATGGCTTGAATAATGAAATGGCAAGAGCCTATAAGAAGTATAAATCTGACATCAGTACATTAGGTGAAGAAGATTACTATCAAGAACAACAAATTACCAATGCTTATAATCGCCGTATTGAACAGTTAAAAGAACAATTAGAAGTTGCGAAACAGAATCTTGAAGTCACAAAGAAAAATGCTGAATTCCAAAACACTTTAAAAGAACGTGATACTCGTATTCTTGTCGGTGACAGATGGGTTAATGTTGCTGACCCTGAAAAACTGTATAATACTCAATTAGAAGCGACTAAGGCACAAATGTCACTTGATAATATTATGCAAGACAATGCAGAAAATCAAAATGTGCGTGATATGGAGGCACAAAGTGATATAACTCAAAAGATGATTTCAGCGAATGATAAATACATTGAAGTATTGAACGGACTAAGCGACGATGAAAAGAAACGTCATGCTGAAACATTGGAATCTACTGAAGCTCTTATTGCATCAAATATTATGCTTGGCGGTAGTAATATCGGTTGGGCGAATGAATATTCAACTTCTGATGAATCATTCAACGGACAAGTTGCTGGACTTAATAATGTAGAAATAGGCAGACAGTTCTACTATAATAAGGACTATGACTTAAACCAAAGTAGCCTTGATGATCTTTTGAAAGATGGTGTTATATCTGAAGAAATTCACAAAGTCTTTAGTAAGATAAATGAAACACATCGCAACAACAAGCTTACGGCAGACCCTGTTAACAGCAAGTATGCTCCTCAAACTTTTGAACATGGTGGACTTGAATCGACTTCACCTATGGGTGCAAACGGTGATGCAAAAGTCCAAATGAAACAAGCTGAGCAGACTGAGCAGATTACTGATTATGCTGCTGAGTTAGAAAAATACTATGAATTAGCAAAGAAACAGAATGGTTATTTGTCAGCTGAAGACCGTGCAAAAGCTCAAAGACTTGAACTTGCAAGAAATCTAAAGATTTATAGCAGTGGTTTAGATTACGAACAAACAAGTGATTTTGGGGCACAGATGTTTACAAATGATTTTTCACAAGATTACAGTGATATTGAAAACTTCTGCAAAGAGAATGGTGGATTGACTGAACAAGAAGCTATATTCTTTGATAGTTGGCATGCATCTCATGAAGAATATATTGCTTTGGCTGATATGTTGTTATCTACCGGTCAAGACAATACAAAACTTCTTTCCGCATTGAATGAACAGTTGGGTATTAAATTGTCTGAAATGATAACAAATAAGATTGAAGAATATAATGCTAATTTGCCGTCTGTTGGTTCTATTGCTACTGCCCATTATGCAACTGGAACAAAGTCAGCTAAAGGTGGTCTTGCGATTACTGATGAGGATGGTTATGAGGCTAAGTTAAGAAAGTTGTCTGTCGGTCGTTATTCTATGCTTAATGCTGGCGATATGGTCTTTGATAAGGAAGCGACTGATGTCTTATGGGAATTTGCAAAGAATCCTCAAAACTTTATTGACCAAGTTTCTATCTTTAAGCAATCTCCTCAACAAATGCCTGCAACTAACAATTCAACGTCAACTACCGAAAGCATTACGTTTACGGGCGATATAAATGTGACCGACCCTGTTCCGGACGCAAATGCTTTTGTAGATTCTTTGACAGACAAAGTTAAATCACAATATCCAATTATAAAGAACACGAAAATATAAGTTATAAGTTAGATGGTTGCTCCCTTTTTGGGAGTGACTGTCTAATGCTATTTTTTTATTGGTTGAATTAAGGAATTTCGTGGATTGGTATTGATTTTTTGAAAAAAATCGGTTATGATATTCCTAAATATAAAAGGAGGAATTATCATGGGAGCATATGCTATAAAAAGCGAAAAGCCATTAGTTACAGCTAAGCCGTTAATAAGAAATACAGTCAATCAAGATTATATAAATTGGGTAAATTATATGAACATTCATGATTTTACCTTTAATATAGACGAAGATAATAATTTAAAAGTTAAGGTGATAAAGAAATGAACAGCTACGTTATATTGCGTAACTGTTTTTTAGTCCAGCAAGGACACTTGAGAAAACAAGTTAAACCGACAAGGTCAACCAAGTATCACTTGGGTTGTGCCGTAGCTAATCTACGGCACTATAATTGGCATAAATGCTTGTAATTGAAAACATACTATGATATAATAAATATAATTTCAATTTATTGTATCTAAATTTGGAGGATTACTCTATGTATATTAATAAAATTAATATTACAAATTTTAAGAAAATTGAACATATTGAATTAAATTTTAACAAGGGATTTAATTTAATTATAGGTGATAACAGTTCTGGAAAAACATCTGTACTTGAAGCAATCTCTGTTGCATTGGGTGGTTTTTTGGCTGGAATTGATAGTATCTCAACAATACATTTTAACAAAGATGAAATCCGCCGTGTAAATTCATGGATTGGTGATGGTTCGTATAATACTAAATTTCTTACTCCGATTATGGTAGAGTGCGATTTAACATTGGGAGATGAAAGTTATTCTTTTACACGAAAGAAAGTCAGTGTTAAAAGTTCTCGTACAACCATAGAACCTCGTGATATATGCAGAGCGGCAACAATATTAGCAAATGATGACGACTCTCCCCTTCCAATTATAAGTTATCAAAGTGCGGCAAGAATGTGGTCACAAAAACGTGATAAATGGAATAATCCTTTTCAAGATGATTTTTCACGAGTTGTCGGATATACTGATTGTTTAGATGAATCTTCCAACACAAAAATGCTTACAAATTGGTTCAAACGTATGGAGCAAATTTCGTGGCAACTGAATAAGAAGATAGGTGAATATGAAAGTGCTAAATTTGCGGTGGCAAAGTTCATATCATATATGACTAACAGTGATAATGTTTGTGTATTCTATGATAAACGTACCGAAGAATTAATGTGTAGAATTGATGATGAGGTACTTCCATTAAGATTTCTTAGCGCCGGCTATCGTTCAATGATTGGTATGGTTTTAGACATTGCTTGTCGAATGGCTATATTAAATCCAAATATGCGTGACAATGCCTATGAAACAGACGGAGTTGTCTTGATAGATGAATTGGATTTGCATTTACATCCAAAATGGCAATGGCATATAATTTCTGCTTTAAAGCAAACATTTCCCAATGTTCAATTTATCGCCACTACTCATTCTTCTATAATTTTATCATCTTTCAAAGGCGAAAATATTATAGATATAAATGATAACGGTGTTGAATACAAAAATAATGCTTATGGATATAAAATCAATGATATTCTTAATATATTGCAAGGTTCAGATGAACGTGTTCCAGCTATACAATCAGTGTTTGTAGAGTTTTATCATGCAATAGATAAAGGAGATATATCTACTGCCGAGAAACTCTTAACTTCATTAAAAGAAAAACTACACGAAGACGATCCTGATATTGTAGGGGCTGAAACTACTCTTGAGTTAGAAAAAATTGATATATGAGGTTGCTATATGTTCTATATAAATAAAGATAAAGAACCTAAGTCGCTTACGGAATATAAAAAGTCAAAAAATGCATATTTTGATGGTTTCGATAAAAAGGACGATATTCGTCAATCATTACTTGATGAACAAGGATACTTATGTGCTTATTGTATGAGACGAATAAACTCTGTTGATGAAGTAACAATTGAACATTATTATCCGCAATCAAAAGTTAATGACAAAATGGCACTCGACTATAAATACATGCTTGGTGTTTGTAAGATAAATAGAAATTGTGCTTATAAGAATCAAACTTGTGATGCTCATCGTGGAGATACTCCTCTTACAGTTAATCCGTGGTTATATTCATCTATTGCGGAAATTTCATATCATCAAGGAACGGGAGAAATTTATTCAGATAATCCTCAAATAAATACTGATTTGACGATAACTTTAAATTTAAACTGTTTAGATGCTCGGCTTCCACTCAATAGAAAGGCTGCTCTTGATAGCATGAAAAAATATATGATTAACAAGTGTCAAACAGGATTATGGAATGATACGTTATTAAATAAGATACGTCAGGAATATCTATGTAAGGATAGTCAAAGGAAATACAAACCATATATCGGCATTTTACTTTGGTACATAAATAAAAAAGCAAGTGGGAGCAATAAGGAATGAAAACAATTGAATTAAAAGAAATTACTCATTATCGTTTTTTATTAATAACTGAAATGAAAAGTTAGGAACAACAGACAATGAACTTCGTTTAATATCGGACACTATGATTAGAAATGCAATTCAAAATAAGCGAAACCCTGAAACTGTTACATGGGTGATATTGCAGTAGAATCTATAGCGTAAATATTAACAAAAATAAACAACTAAATACATAGAACACGAAGACATCTTTAATTAGATGTCTTTTTTATTGCAAAAATTTAAGGAGGTGAAACATTTGCTTAGAAAACCAGCATTGCAATATCCACATGCAGAGGTTGTAAATCCAAATGAGGAAGTTGATTTTCAATGTGAATTACAATCAAGCGGAAAGATTGCAAAAGCACGATTAATGATAGACGACAATAATTATGAATATTACTTTGATAATTTTGATATACAAAATTTGCAAGAAAATAATTATAGTTCGTTGGTTACATACCCTATTAAAAATAACATTCCAACATATAAGATATACAAATCGGACAACAATAGAACAAGTAATGAAACCACGTTTTCATTCGCCGCCGGTGAAATGTATACTTGGAAGATGAGAATATATGAAGACGATACCAAGTTTAATGAGGACGATACCAAGTCTAATTATGTGCCGTCTTCTTGGATTGGTAAAGGTACTGTTATGGAAATTTTATCAGGGGCTGAGTCCGCAGGATCTAATAAAGGAACATATTACGGTTTGAATAGTTCTGAAATGAATGGGAATCGAATTCTAAAGATAAATCCTCATACGCAAATGTATTTTAAGGATTGTACATTAACCAAAACTTCCGATGATAATCCACACAAAGAATTATGGACACGATATGATGAAAATGCGAACTACTATATTAAGGTTGGGAATACGTTTGCAAAAATCAAAAAATATTATTACTTTTTGCCAAAATATGAGGCATATAAAAAAGACCCTGAGAGAGGCGACAAGACAGTCAAATGGTTCAACTCAACGGATGATTTAGATACATATGGTGAACCTAAATTTGGTTATGCGGTTGTAAGTGGTAAACTTAAGGTTTCTGTCAATGATACATATACAATATATTGTAATTACATAGATACAGACCAATATTATTTCGACACAAACACACCTCCTGAGATTAATTTATATGAAAACTTTACAAGTGTAAATGGTGAAAATGTGACAAGAGAGATAGATTTATCTGAAAACACGCAACTTGCTCCCCTATCCTTATCATATAGCAATTTGCATATCACTGGTGAGTATTTACAATCCGAAGGAATAAGTGTTAGTCATTATAGTTTTCTTTTAGAAAGACGTGAATCGGATACAAAATATTCAACCGTTTCTTATTCAAACAACATATATTCAACCAATATAGATTGGCAATATGATAAATTTATCAGTGGAAATGAGTATAGATTAACATTGTCTTTAACAGATAGTGTTGGCTCTACATTTGAAAAAATAATTTATATTAAAGCAGAGTATAATTCTATCTCCTACCCTATGAACATTAAAATTGAGGAATACAGAAAACATAATTCTTTAATTGTTGATTTCAGTGAATTACATTCTATTACTGCAAATGAAGAAATTGACGGTGGACATCAGTTTCTTGCATATAATGAGGATACTGATAAAATAGATACTACATTGACTGTCTCTAATAATGTATGTCACTTGGATAAAGGTAACTCTTTGACATATGATTTTATAGACGGCGAAAAGGAATTATCGTTTGGCAAGAGTACAATATATACAACATTCAGGATTGACTCTGATTATACCGGTACAATATTTGAAGTTACGGATGATGATGAAACAACAACTGCATTAAAGTGGGATGGTGTGAATTTTTATCTATCAGTAAAAAATCCAAGTACAGGGTATTCTTCATACGGACGAGTGTTTACCCCATATGAAAATTGGGACAATATGACTGTCGGAGATCAGAAAAAAGCAATAAATGAAGCTATGGCAAAAGAAATAGTGGACTATTCTGTTCCTTATTTGTATATGAACGGTAAAATAAAGTATGATGATGACTTATATTATCACACTGAAACACCTTTGAGCGAACAAACATGGCTTGTAATTATAGATACAAAAACTGAAAATGTTTATTTTAAAAATATGTCTCAAAAAGATAATAAGACTGTGGGAGGTGATAGTTAATGGCAAAAGTAAAATTGTTCGGTGGAGTTACATACAATGCTTTTGGCGTTGACGAAGGCTCTCATTCTGATGATTTAAAAGAGACATTAACACAAGCGTATGGGAATTATAGTTGGAATTCTAATACAAAATTGTTGGCAAACTTTAATGATACGTTATCGGGAAGTAACTTTGACGGTTCATATGAAAATATTGACCATTTTCAAGTTTATAAAACGTTAGGCGAACAAGATACGTTACATAAAGTATGTCAAACTGAAAATCCTACTCAACGTGTGATAGAAGATTTCGCTGTTGGAGATTTATGTGATTACCAATATTATATTTTTGGTATTTGTAATAATACAATGGATGTCAATGGTGTGCAAGTAAATATCAAAACAATCTCCCCTCTCGTATCGGATAAAATCCAACTACATAGAGGAACAGTCTCTGTAATCGGACTTGTTCCTACAGAAGAAGATAATATTTATACTATTGACGAAGATAATATATGGCAATTAGATATTAATTTAACTAATGACGGTTACACGTTGAATACGGATAAGACATTTTATCAGACCCAAAATGCTTACGGTAAAGCGACTGGCGGTAATCGTAAACAAAGAACTATGTCTATTACAGGGTTGCTTGGCAAGATAGATTGCTCAGGTGATAGTCAATATATAGATACTTATGACGACATTATAAATTGGGAGAATTTTGTATCAAGTAACAGTTTAAAAATGCTTATAGACTTGAGAGGCTTGATTACTATTGGAGATACAGATGCTAATCCAACATTTCAATATGATACAAATGACAATCACGATGTTTCTGTTACGTTTACATTTAATCAGTTAAATGATATTGATACGGTTGATGTGCTGGGTATGATATTGCCGATTAATCCATTGTATTATGAATATTTGTCGGATAGTGAGGGAGCATTATTGAAAGATACAATTGAGGTTGATGCGGATAATAAATATCATGAATACCTTGCTTCTCCCCTTTTGGACGGTGGTTTAATATGAACATATATAAGAACGGATATGTAGTTGACAGTATCCATAATATTAATATTGCAAATATAACAAAACAGGTATATCTAAATTCGTTCAGCAAACTTGGGTTTGAGAGAATGCTCAAAGTGTTCAAAGCTGATATAGTTATACCTGTTTTTAGATTGTATTTGTTGGACGAAGATGAAAATATATCAATAGACGCAAGCGATGATTTAATGTCAGCGAGTTTAAGTATTACATATCAGACTGGTCAAAGACGTACAATGAATATTACTCTTGCAAATATAGATAATAAGTGGAAGCCTAAGCCGATCAAGGGACTAATATGGACTGGAAGCAAATTCAGATTTGATTCTGGTATTGTTATTGGTGACACAATATATTGGAAACAACAAGGAGTATTTGTTTTTAAAGACCCTACATTATCAAGAGAAAATTCAAGTCAAACAATCTCATTATCATTATGTGATAAGTTTGGTTTATTTGATGGCAGTGTTTATGGAACGACAAGTTTAAAGACAATCATTCCTGTTGGTGTTCCAATGAAGAATGCTTTTACTTCTCTATTGGCAAGTGACAGAGGAAATGGTAAACCATTTGACCTAAAACCAATTATCTTCAATAGTGAATATACGGACGTTAATACATATTACACTATAAAGCAAGATGCCGGTACAAAAGTCAGTGAGATATTTACAAGTATGGGCGAAACAATTTCTTCCGATGTTTACTACAATGAATTTGGCAATATGGTTGTTAGTTCTAATGTTAATGAGTTTATATCATCTAATTTCCCTGTTGTATATCGTTTTGAGGAAAATGACAAAGATATTGTATCGGCAAATGTTGTTTATAATACATCACAAGTCAGAAATAAAGTTGTTGTTAAAGGTGCTATTGCCAACGGTTATCAATTTAGTGCTATTGCCGAAAATAAGAATTTGAAATCAGACTATTGTATTCAATATAATGGCGAAATACCAGAAGTTATAAATGATAGTAAGCTATATGCTGATTCATTGTGTATGTCACGGGCAATGTATGAATTGATTAATTTTAGTCGTGGCACGAAAACATTGAATTTATCTTGCACATATAATCCTATATTCGATGTAAACCAGTCTGTTATGGTCAATTATCCAAGCTTGGGTATTAACAACGAAAACTATGTCATTGACTCTATTTCAATGAATATGGATAGTGGTGCAACTACATCTTTAACAATGACAAATATTAACGAGGTGGTCTTCTAATGAACAAAAAAGAAGAAAAAGAAGAAAAAATAGATTTTAATGATGAAACAGTTATTGCATATGTAAATATGATACGTCAAATTATCCAAAGTGAAGTTTCAACATATTTAAAAAATCAGAATATTGAAACATTTGAGGATTTAAAAGTGCAAAGTGTTTCTGATGATGGATTACACGTAACATTGAAAGATACAACTACAAAAGAAGTATATGAAAATATACCTAATTATACAAATATAAAAATCAAACCGAATGATTTTGTCCGAATGTATATTAGTAATCACGGTTTAAAGAAGTATATTGGACAAACATTTGGTTCAAGAACAGAATATCTATGTCAAACAGAAAAGGACGGTGATAAATAGTGGCATTACATATAGACACAAACAATGTTACGCTGATGAGTGAATTTAAAAGTGCGATTGAAGATTATGTTCAAGAATATGTATCAGTTATTTCTTATGGTGTCCACGAAAACCAACAACTAAAAGCAGAAGCTTCAGAAAGTAGTGGGAATAGCACATTCAAAGAAACCATTGCGGTTTCTATAAATATCAACGCTCCAAATACAATGCATTGGGGCATTTTAAATGTTAAACGCATTAATGAAACAAATTCATTATCTCAAATTATTTTTTGGTGGGACAATAATGAGTTTAAATATAGAATATCATACAATTCTTTACTTGCTCGTTACGGTTATGCAACCTATCCAAATATTATTCAATATATAGATAGTAATACAATAACATTTAAAAATAATGTATTGTCATTTAATATTATAAATGATATATATTCAGATGCTGGCACACATCGAATGGGTGGCAAATTTGAAGTAGATTATCATATTTGGTAGAAAGGACGGTGATTAGATGGCTCATCTAAATTTAAAGAAAGACGCTTTTAATTTAACTCAAACAGGCTCAACAATACAGAATCTGTTAAATGTAGTTCAATCATTTGAAACAAATGAACTTGAAGAGTTAAGAGGCCTTATTAACGTAATCAAAGATATTGACACAAATGATGATAATGCAGATTTTAAGCAACAACTGATTAATGCTATTAACAATGCAGTAATGGAAAATGAAGTTGTAGATACTTTAGATAAAGATAGTACCTATCCTCCACAAGCTACAACTGTAAGAAAAGCACTGAATGGGATAACGGATAAAATTGCTCAAATTGTTAAAAATGTTCAAGATGAAACACAAGAAAGACAAAATAATGATTCATCACTGAACACCTTAATTTCGACCGAAACAAGCGAACGAAAATCTGATGTTCAATCTATTAATGAAACACTTTCTTCTAAAGCAGATAAAACAACCTTGTATGGTACAGGGATAAGCACACACACAATAACCCATAGTCTTGAAAAAGCAGATTTAATTATAAGTATTAATACATCATATGGCAATGGGTATGTGACAATAGATGGTGAAACTGTAAAAAATAAAATTCTTATGGATGGTTTAACTATTCAATCAGAATCAATTTCTGCAACATTTTCGGCGGAAAAAGGTGAAGAAGGAGAAAAATATATAAATCTTCTTTATTCAACCGAAACAGGCAAGCTTGATTTGGAAGTTACAGAACAGCCTGAACCAGGAAATTTTGCAAAGATGGATGTAACATATATGAAAGCAACAATTTCTGAAATGTATGCAAGAAGAATGTATTTTGATGGATTGAATACTTTGACATCATTGGCTACAAAAAATAAAAATTCATTTTTAGAAGCAATCAATGAATTAGTAGCCTCTGATACTTCAATTAACAATTCTATAGGCACAATAAAAAAACAATTAGAAAATACAACAACAACCGGTATATGGCACTATGGTACACTATTAACCCATACAACAAATGTAAATGATGTTGCCAATAATGACATTTCTGCAAATGTAGGCGATTTTTATTTGAATTCTAATACATTCTCAGTGTATTTCTGTGTCGGTGACAATAAAGGTAATCACAACTGGTTATATATCGGCAATTTAGCCGGCAGTTTTGATTATTCAAATTATGCAAGTATTAATTCACCTAATTTTACAGGAACACCGACAGCACCTACTCCGTCTGTATTAAATAATTCACGACAAGTTGCAACCACAGAATATGTGAGAAGTGCTATTGATAAATATGCAAGTGGAAATGGTCTCGAAATGATTGATTTAGTCGAGAGACTTAGAGATGATGTTTATGGTAAGCAAATCGTTTGGACGGCTGGTGGCAATATAATGAATTTAACATTACCTGTTCCAAAAATTGTAGATGTTAATTCTGAAAAAGTCAGTATTACGTTTGACAAGGGTATTATTCCATTTAGCAATAATGATATGGGATTATGGAATTTACCATTATCCGCTACTACAGTCGAATTTATTCCTGTTTCAAGGAACAAAACTTACATTAATTGCGAATTTAATATTGACACACAAGCTTTTACTTTAACTACATCTGATTCTGCAATTTTAGATAACGTATTTGAAAATAGGATTTGGAAGTTTACGATTTGTTATTATACAATTAGTGTCGTTTATAATGATTCTTCTGAAGAACCGCCGAGTCAATTTGTAATTAGTAATTATGATTGTGATTGGATGGGCAATAAATTTTCAATCACATCACCTTATCAAACATTGCGTAATTTATCAACAGATGACAAAACGAGTTTGATATGTGCAACAAACGAAATAAAGAAACAGGCTGTCGAAACAGAAAATAATGTAGGAGAAATTATATATGCACTACACCCTGACATAACAACTATTAAAATTAATGGCAATTCTGTTGTACAGAATTCATACTATGGGGAATTAATAACCACAGACGTGAATGAAATTTTTGTATTAGACAATCAATTTGATGATTTTTATAGTGATTATGATAAATATGATCGAGTTCATAAAGGACATTTTCTTTATACTAATGATGAAGTTGGATATAGACCAACTAAAGACATTTTAGAAAACAAAAAAGCATTTTGTCGTATTTTATCTAAGCCTTCGACAGGAGCAGATAGTATGGACGGTGAAATAGAAGTGTTATTAACATTCTAAGAGGAGGAATTTATTATGACAAACATTAACTGGAAAGTAAGAATTAAAAATCCGATGTTTTGGGTACAAATTGTAGTTGCTATTTTTGTTCCTGTACTTGGGTATATGGGAATTACGGCACAAGACCTAACTACATGGCAAGCAGTAGGCAATGTAATATTGACAGCTTTTTCTAATCCATATGTATTGCTGTTGATGGCAACGAGTGTTTATAATGCTATTATCGACCCAACTACAACAGGCATTACAGATAGTAAAATGGCACTTACATACAACACGCCTAACAGTGATAAATAAGAGAACATTCGTCCTATACGAATGTTCTTTTTTTGTGCAAAAATTAAAGAAAGGAAGATTGCTATGAATATAATTGAAGTTGCTTATAAATGGCACGGTGGCTTTACAAAGCGTTCACGCACAGATTTTATAGCGTTACATCACGCAGAAGCAGTTAAATGTACTCCACAAGATATACACAGTTGGCACGTCTCAAATGGTTGGACAGGCATCGGTTATCATTTCTTTGTAAGAAAAGACGGTACAATTTATCGTGGACGCCCTCTTGATGTGGTTGGTGCTCACGTTCAAGGTATGAACAGTTGTTCTATTGGCATTTGTGCTGAAGGTGATTATCATACAAAAGAAAAGACAATGCCACAAGCACAAAAGAAATCTATTATCGAGTTATGCCAATATCTTAAAAAGAATTATTATCCAAATGCAAAGATAGTTGGACATAGAGAAATCGGTGACAGTAATTGTCCTGGTCGATATTATCCACTTGATGAAATTAAATTTGCTGTTGCCGGAGGAATTACTGTTCAAGCAGAAAATCCTCAAAAGCTTGCTTTAGATAAGTTGGTAATGAAGGGTATTATTACAGATGCATCTCAATGGGTACTTACTGATTTCTTGACAAATGAAAAGGCAGTTAGAGTTCTCGACCTGCTTTCAGGCGGTACTTGGACAAGCGAGAAAACAAATTCAAGTATTCATTGGGCTCAGCCAAATGTCATCTCTTTAGCATCTAAGGATGGTGGTTCTTCGGACGGAACAAAAGTCATTGAAGATATTGACGGAATGGTTAATAAACTAAATGTCTGGATTTCTAAGGCTACACTATTGGCTTTGGTTGATAAGCTCACAGGCGGCACAAAAGAAAAATACAAGAATAGAAAAACAGACCATTGGGGCAGAAATTGTCTTGATAGCCTTTGTGATAAAGGCATAATTACAGATGTTAAGTATTGGGACTCCGATTTCGAAGCTACAGTAGAAAACGGAGTTTTTTTAGTGCTTTGTTGTAATGCATTTGGTCTTTGAAGGAGGTTTTAATGTACACGATTACTCTGTTAAACGATAGAAGATTATATGGAGCTCACAAAGAAGCGATTATGCAATATGACAATATGGTCGGTAAAATTCAATTTTTAATTCCACAAACATATGACGGAAATGATATGAGAAATTTTACGACTGTATCATTGGAATATATCTCCCCTATTTCTCATTTGTATAAGCAAGAATTTTTAACTTTATCTGAGGAATTGGTAGAATATGCTGATGAACAATATTTAGAATATTTGCTTCCTATTGGCTCAAAAATGACTGCTGAAAATGGGGATATTGAATTACAACTATCGTTTTACCAAGTTTATATGGACGAAGATGGTGTAGTTCAAGACCCCGTTCTGAAAACACAATCTTGTAAGGTAAAAATTATTCCTACAAAGAACTGGGCTCAATTTGTACCGTCAGAATCTATGGCGGCACTTGACCAACGTATTGCTCAGTTGATTGCTTTGGAAGAAGAAATTACCGAATTACAAGGACAGATTATTGAACATCATGACAATTTTATAAATGATGATGTTATTTCTGATAAGACAACATATTCGTCAAAGAAGATTGAAGAATTTATAGATAAGAATGAACTTGATGAAACCGTTGAAAATATAACAAATACTGAAAAACAAACAATCTCTGATGAAGAGATAGAAAATCTATTTAAATAATTTAGGATAAATCGCATTATGCCGGCTAACAATGCGTTTTATTAATGAAGGCGAGAACACTCGCCACTTCAGTGGTGAGATGAATCGCCGCTAAAGAGAGAATATACACATGAGGTGATAATTATGGAAGTTACTCATGGCAGAGGATATGTATATTCAATTCAATATCACATTGTTTGGTGTGTGAAATATAGACATAAAATCTTATATTCTAAAATTGAGAAAAGATTAATGGAAATTCTAAATATGGTTGCGACTTATGAATGTTTTCAGGTATTGGTGTGTAATACAGACAAAGACCACGTTCATTTGTTAATCAATTGTTCACCACAACATTATATTCCCAACATAGTCCAAAAAATGAAAGGAATGTCTTCTCGGATACTTATGCGAGAATTTGGAGAAACATTAAAGAAGACACTATGGGGTGGGCACTTATGGAATCCTTCATATTTTGTGGCAACAGTATCAGAAAATACAGAAGAACAAATTAGAAGGTATATTCAAAATCAGAAAAGAAAGTGAGGTGAAGTCGGTGGAAAAAGCTTATAAGTATAGAATTTATCCAAATAAACAACAAGAAGAATTAATTCAAAAGACATTTGGATGTTGTAGATTTGTATATAATACATATTTAGCAAAACGAATTAAGTTATATGAAGAATCGAAAAAATCTTTATCATATGTGCAGTGTGCAAATGATATGAAAAAACTTAAATCTGAATTGGAATGGTTAAAAGAAGTTGATTCCACTGCTCTCCAATCTTCACTTAAAGATTTAGATGCAGCTTATCAGAAATTCTTTAAAGAACATTCCGGTTATCCCAAATTCAAAAGCAAGAAAACACATAAATTTTCTTATAAATCAAAATGCACTAACGGAAATATCCAATATTGTGATAAACATATTAAGTTGCCTAAGCTTGGGATGATTAAAACAAAAAATAAGTTAGTTCCACAAGGAAGAATACTTAATGCAACTGTTTCACAAGAATCGAGTGGTAAATATTATGTGTCACTTTGTTGTACAGATGTTGATATTAAACCATTAAAGCAAACAGGAAATTCTGTAGGTTTAGATTTAGGTATTAAAGAATTTTGTATTACATCTGATGGTGAAATGATAGAAAATCATAAATATCTTAAAAAATCATTAGCTAAACTTGCAAAAGTGCAAAGAGAACTGTCTCGAAAGTCAAAAGGTGGTTCAAATCGTAATAAAGCAAGGATAAAAGTTGCAAGACTTCAAGAACATATTACAAATCAAAGAAAAGATTTTTTACAGAAATTATCTACTGATATTATTAGAAATAATGATGTAATCTGCTTGGAGGATTTACAAGTGTCAAACATGATGAAGAATCATAAACTTGCAAGGTCTATTTCGGACGTTAGTTGGTCAGAATTTGTAAGGCAATTAGAATATAAAGCTAATTGGTATGGACGAGAGATTATTAAAGTAGATAAATTCTATGCAAGTTCTCAAACTTGTAACGTTTGTGGATATGTTAATAAAGAAACAAAGGATTTAAGTGTTAGAGAATGGGACTGTCCTTGTTGCAATTCTCATCACGATAGAGATATAAATGCTGCAATTAATATCTTAAATGAAGGATTAAGATTATTGAAAGTAGCTTAGTAATTATACATATGAACGGTTGGAACAATCGGGATAGCTTGGTAAATATTCTAACGTTGGTTGGAAATTCCCAAGAATCTCGTGGCTTTAACCATGAGAGGTTCAATATATACATAACTTATACACTTTCATTAAATTCAAGGAGGAAATTAGAATGGCAAACGAAACACAAAAGTTTTTAAGTTACGAAGGTCTTGGTACATATGACAGTAAAATCAAAGCTTATATTGTAGATAAGGCTGACGCTGCCAAGACATCTGCTATCGCAGCAGACGCGGTTGTAGTTACTACAGATGTAACAACAGAAGGATATGCAAAGTCTTATACCTTCACTCAGAATGGTGCAACTATTGCTACGGTTGATATTCCAAAGGATATGGTCGTATCAAGTGGTAAAGTGGTTGTCAACCCTGAAGGGCAGGATGAAGGCACATACCTTGAATTGACACTATCTAATGCAACAAGTGACAAAGTTTATATTAATGTTGGTAAGCTTGTAGACATGTACACTGCAAAAGCCAATGCAACTCAGGTTCAGATTGCTATTGATTCTGCAACAAGAGAAGTTAGTGCCACAATTGTTGCTGGTGGTGTAGGTTCAACAGAACTTGCTGACGGTGCTGTTATTACTGCTAAGATTGGCGATGCTCAAGTTACAAAAGCAAAATTAGGCACTGATGTACAAGCTTCTATTGATAAAGCCGATTCTGCAATTCAGTCGGTTGCTACCGGTAAAACAGACGGTACAGTCGCTGTCGATGGCACAGATGTTTTAGTTGCAGGTTTAAAGTCTGCCGCATATGCTGAGACAACGGCTTTTGATGCGGCTGGTGTTGCAGATACAAAAGTAAAAGAACTTGCTGATGGTGCAGTAAAAACAAATACAAGTGATATTTCAACACTAAAAACAAAAGTGGCTGATCTTGAATCTGTTGCTATTGAGGCAATCTCAACAGATGAAATAAATGCTCTATTTACAAAAGTGACTGAATAATTTATTCTCTGATTAATTCAAAGTAATACATATTTCTAAGGGACGGGTGACGACTCTTCCCTTTTTGTATTGCTTGATACTATATGTTTTTGCAAAAATATATAACTCGTTTTGGAGGAAAGAAAATGGAAGAAAAGAAATTTTTAGATTTAAATGGTTTAAAAATAGTTGTAAATAACATCGAGAACAAGATAGATGGAAATAAAGGCGAAATATCTTTTACCGATGATACTACTTATGAACCGTTAGAAGAAACGGAGGCAAGTTCGTAATGGCTATGTCTCTTAAGGAAAGCTTAGAAAGCTTAAAAAATCAAACATCTGCATACACTCCGGCGGTAATGATGCTTGAACCAAATACTGAACCAGAGATAACAGTTGATATGGACAATAGAACGATTACTGTTCCGTCTGAATTGCAGACAATAGGTGTAGCCACTGAAAATAATGCCGAAACAGTTTACATTCGTGTTCCGTCTATTACATTTGACGGAATTGATTTAACTGATAAAACTGCCTATATCTATTTTGTAAACGCAGGCAAAGAAGTGAATATTTACAAAGTCACTGATGTTACTGTTGAAGATAATTCGATTAAGCTTGGCTGGACAATTACGAATGATGTCACTCGTTATGCAGGAACAGTGTCGTTTTCAATTGCATTTGAGTTAGATAATTCATACAAATTGACAACTACTCCTGCTACTTTAACGGTTCTTAAAGGATTGGACATTGACCAAACAATTTCAAAGCAAGACACTGCTATTGTATCAGCTCTATATGACAAGGTTAATGCTCTTAATACAAAGGTAGACAATGCCGTAAATTCAATGGATAATTCAGTTGCAACAATCAACACATTGCAGAGTGCTATACAATCGTTGCAGTCGGAATTAAACTACATAAAAGAACACGTTGTTTACGTGATAGATGATATTGAAAATTAGAAAGGAGGAACTTAATGGCTAAAGCAAAATATTTTACACAAAATAAGGAAAAAATATATCCTATATCACACACCAAAGCAGTATATGATGGCAATGGTAAAGTCTTAGAGGATAGATTGACTGAAGATGAAACTGCAATTTCAAGCCTACAAACGGACGTAAAAGGCAAAGCCGACAAGACTGATGTAGACAATAAGCTAAACTCAAATAGTGCTATTTCTGACACTACTGTGGCTTTCACAGAGGCTTCAGCAAGGGAAAATATCGTTTCAAATGAAAAGAGTTCTACTCTGTTTGGTAAAGTTCAAAAATGGTTCTCTGATTTAAAAAAAGTTGCTTTTACAGGTAGTTATAACGATTTGATTGATACTCCGTCAAATGCTACTACTACCATTAATGGTTTAATGTCTTCATCTGATAAGACTAAATTAAACGGTATTGCAAGTCATGCTAATAACTATACTCATCCTAGCACACATGCTGCATCTATGATTACTCAAGATAGTACTCATAGATTTGTGAGTGATACTGAAAAGACTACATGGAATAACAAAATTAGCCCTGATACAGATGCTGATGGACATGGATATTTATGGTCTGATATTGCAACTAATTTTATAGATCTTGATAATACTTTATCGTCACATGGGTTTGCAGGAGCATCAGAAGTAATGATGTTTTTAGCATATTTGACTTGGAATTACGGTACATGTAGTACATCGGCTGCAACTTCTGCTAAAACAGTTACATTATCCCATTTTTCAGATAATTCTGGTGCAGGTTTATGGAATGGAAATAGAGTATTTATTAAATTTACATATGCTAATACAGCTTCATCTCCTACATTAAATATAAATGGTTTAGGAGCTAAAACTATTAAATGGGGTAATACTACTAGTAGAACTAATAACTATATGTGGCAAGCTGGTGAAGTTGTAGAATTTGTATATGATGGTACTTATTGGGTAGCAATATCTTCAACATCTGCTACTCAAGGTTATTTTACCGATAATGTAACTATTAAGAATAATATTAATTATGGTACAAAACTAAATTTTGGTGATGGCGATTATGTTCATATAGCTGAGGTATATGATGATGCAATGGAACTTAAAGGTTCTAATATACATTTAGGTATTGAGACATCTAAAGCAGTATGGCTTCAATCATCTAATAGTTCAACTACTAAATACAAAGTAGTAGGTACTTCAACTGGTTATAATACAAAAATACATGTAGCAACGTCTCAACCGTCAACAATGTCGGTTGGGGATATTTGGTTTAAAATTCCATCTTAATAAATATAAAGGAGGGATAATAAATGCCATGGAATAGTTCAGGATATCGTGCAAGTCAATATGCTGGTGGTAATGGGACAGAAAGCAATCCATATCAAATTGCAACTGCTGCACAATTAGGATTGATGTCATACAACATGAATACTACAACTAATTATTCAAAAGGGAAATATTTTGAATTAACTAGTGACATATCTCTTTCTGGAAATACAATTGCATCAATGGGATCTAGAAGTTCAAGCTATGCATTTCAGGGTACATTTAATGGAAATAATCATACTATAAGTAATATAACTATATACGTGAATAACTATGATACTGATAGTGCATTAGGATTTTTTGGATATGCTAAAAATTGTATTATTAAAAATATTAGATTTGATAAAATGGTCATTAGAAATGATGAAAATTCTGAATGTCTTGCTAGGTATATAGGATTTTTAATTGGTCATTGTGGGTTAAGTAAAAGAAATAATAATATTATTTCTAATATATGTATTAAAAATTCAAATATAGCTAGTCATTACAAAGTTCAGTATATGGGAACAATTGTAGGGTATTGTGAAAATACAATATCAATAACCAGTGGTAACCATTTAGATTTAGATAATATAGATATAATTAATTCTTATGCTGACGTGTATGATGATGCTACTTTTGATGAATATTGGGTTGGAGGATTAATAGGTACTGGATCAAATGGTTTATATTACCATATTAATAATTGCAATATAAATTTTGATTATTATGATAATAGTAAACAGAATGACAAATATTATGGAGGTATAACAGGAAAAGCATCAATAGGTATTTATTCATCAAGCTATGATTTAACTAATGTAACAATAAAAACCAAAGTCACGGAAAATGATAATATGACTGGTAAATTACATGTGGGTGGTTTAGCTGGAGTGTTAGGAAAAACAACTAGTAGTTCTGTATTTAATATTAATAATGTGACTGTTTCAATATATAGAGTTAGTTTTGCGTCATCAGCTTCAACAGGATATAATGGTTCATTAATAGGTGGTAATTTATGTACATGCAATGTTACTATTACTGATAATTCATTATATTTCAATGACGATAATTCAAATATATCGAAGTATTCTAATGGAATAAAAACTACATTACCCACATATAATTATTCATTTAGAGCTAATAAAGGTTCTGGATATTACAACACTAATAAATCTATGGCTAAATTATATACATCAATAGCTCATGATTGTGGGACAGATTGGTCTGTTTTAAATTCACTTCCTGTAGTATTAACAACTTATATGAAATCTGCATATTCATCATTAAAAAATGTTAAAAGTATACAATTAATTGATAATGATAATCTATTCTCATTTGAATCAACTGATGTTACAACTAAAACTATATATACAACAGAATCAACATACACTATACCAACACCAGATAGTTATACTTATCTTGGAATTACAGCAAAAGTTACAGATACAACTGGAACAGTTTTATATTCGAGTGTAAATTCTGGAAGTACAATATCTGTTCCTAAAGATCTTATAATAACTATTAATTCTGTTGATAAAACTAAGATTATATTTTATAAAAAAGATAGCAGTACTATAATTGATGTTAGTGATATTGTATATAAAAGTAATTCGTCTACAGTTAAAAATATGACTGATTATAAATATAAAAAAGATAGTAGTACTATAGTATAAATATATACTGTGGTATTAACAAATAAATATAATTTTATAAAGGAGGATATATCATGTTAATTATAAATAATACTCAAATTCAAGAAGAAGGCGAGATATATGAAAGATCATATATAACACGTGGTGTAAAAAGAAATTGTATTGAGATAACAATAGGCAAACAAGATAATGTTACATATGATACTCTTATAAATACATTTTCTGATGGTGTAAGTATTATAAGACGTCTTAAAGAAAAAAGAATCGAAAAACAACTTGTATCTGAAGCTACTGAAACAGAAGAAGCAGTGTATCAAGAAGTTGAAGTTGAATATGATCAAGATTATCCATTAACAGATTTTGTTGTAGCAGGTGATATTATTGACAAACGTGATGGTACATTTGTTGTATATATGGGAGTTAAAACAAAATCTGAAATACTTGAGGAACAAAACGCTGAGCTTATGTTAACGCTTGTCGGAGGTGAAGAATAATGTATTACAATATGATACGAAAATATTATCTTGAAGGCTATGGTTATCCAAAGAAGTATTACACCGATGTTGATTTAGATAAGTTTGTAGTAAAAGGTATGATAACTCAACAACAGTCTAATGAGTTAAAAGCAGAAAAAGGAAGTGATGAATAATGGCTGAGACTGTTAAAAAGACAGTAGAGTTCCAAATAGAGGATATGAATACTGTGATAAATTGTTTGAATGATATTAGTGTTCGTGGGATAGATTGTATTAAATTTGCAAATGTCCTACATATTTTACAAAGCAAAGGTACTATTAAGTAAGACACCAAGGAGGGCTAATGGAAGTAATATCAGAATTACAAAATATAGATTTGACTTCGTGGATTATTGTTGGTTTTATGATAATGGCAATCATTGTAACATTCTATGAGGTCATATGTAAAGTATGTGCCATTTTCAATAAGCCAATAGGAGCAATGAAACAACGAAAGGCTGACCATGCATTGCTAGTTGAGACGGTTCAGGATTTAAAGCAATTACACGAAAAGCACGAAGAAGATACTCAGCAGTCAATTAAGCATGATAAGATTATTAAAGAAGAACTTTCGATGCTTACCAATACTGTCAATAGTATTGCTACCAATCTTGAGGATATGGAACGAAAAAATAATGAAACTAAGGTTAAAGAATTGAAAGATACTCTTATCAATTATTATAATAAGTATCGTGTGGTTGGTGAATGGTCTGAGTTGGAAAAAGAAGCTTTTTGGGAATTGTTTGAGGACTACTCCGCAAGAGGCGGCAATAGTTATATACATTCAATTGTTGAGCCTGTTATGAGAGAATTAAAGGTAGTTGATTAAAAACCAATAATCGAATATAGCACAAACAACACTTGAGGTTGTTTTGAACGTGGAAGCAAGATGTCGGTTCGCTTTCGGTGTCTTGTGGAGTTCTATGGAGGGTTGTGTGATAACCACATAGCGAATAGGCTTAGGCTGAAAGAAAACACATTACAATTTTAGGGTAGAGGAATTAAGTTTCCCCTACCCTATTTTTTACGCCTTTCAAGAATAATTTATAGAAATATAGATTTATTTTCCTTTTACTTTTTAGATTATAATAACACCAATTTTGATACCAATTTGATACCAATTAATTGATAAAAGTTGATACATTTTGATACTTTTAAGCCTTTTAGAATTATTTTCCAATCTTTGAGCCCTTAAAAAATGGCTTAAAATAAGGGTTTCTGAGGATTTTAAATTATTTTTGATA